TCCGCTATAACATAGTTCAAGCGGTTGTCCTGCCTCTGCTGCCTTTGCCGCTGCTGATTGCAGGAGTTTGATAGCGCGATTAATTTTGATTTGTAGTTCCTCACTCATAAGGCTACATTAGAATAATTATGTAGCCCAATAACCAATTATCTGAGATACATTATGGAAGTAATGAAACCGTTATCTGAGGTGCATAACTGCGATTGCATGGAGTTTATGCGCTCTCTTCCAGACAAGTTCTTTGACCTCGCCATTGCCGATCCGCCGTATGGGATAAACGCCACTCAAATGAAGATGGGCGAAACCAAAGGCTACGAAAGCACAGCCAACCGATTGCGTAAGGGCAGGCTTAACAGCGGCGCAGGCAAATTGAAGAATCGCGCATTGAATCAAATGAACTGCGATTGGGATTTTGAGCCACCGTCGCAGGAATTTTTCGATGAACTGGAGAGAGTGTCGAAGAATCGCATTATATGGGGTGGAAACTACTTTAACCTGCCTCCTACACGCTGCATCGTGTGTTGGGATAAAGAACAGCCTTGGGAAAATTTCTCGCAAGTCGAACTGGCATGGACTTCTTTCGATAAGCCCGCAAAACTATTCCGCATGGGTAGTAGAGGCGGCTCAGTGCCAGACATGAGGGCTTACAAAAAGATTCACCCTACGGAAAAGCCAGTTGACCTATACGCATATCTGCTGAAAACCTTCGCAAACCCCGGGGATAAAATATTTGATCCGATGATGGGTAGCCAGAGTAGCAGGGTTGCAGCCTACAAAATGAGATATGACTATTGGGGCTGTGAGATAGACAAAAACTATTTCCGTGACGGCTGTGAGCGTTTCGATAAGGTGTGTCTGGAGCGAACTACTTTGCCAGACGGCAGGGTCGTGGAGCAGCTAAACCTTTTTGAGTGACATTACTTCCAGAATGTAACACAAATCCCAATAATTATGAAAATAGAAATTGATTTTTGGATTGCCATAATTTTCCCTATTGTCGCAATCCTCTTACTTCTTTATGTCGATTATCAGCGACGGCGATCTATCAGAGACTTTGAAATCCATCGCAGAATGGTAGAAGACCTAATAGACCGAAAGAACCGTAAACCAAGATTCAAAGTTGGTGACACCGTTATTCCAGTAGCCCCGAAAGAAAACCTTTATCGTGGAAGGTATGGAACGGTGGAAAAGGTTGACGAAAAAGATTTGACTTGCTTAGTCAGTTTTGACGGCTTAACCTACCCGATTTGGGTGGAAGAATATCGTTTACAAAAAGCAGAAAGGAGATAATTATGGCACAGCAATGCGAACACCACTGCCAACACTATGGCAGATGTATGCACCAACGAATTGGTGGTATCTGCGTCGGATGGGAGCCTTATCCCGAAGACGATGATGACGAAGACCCTATTGAACAACAGTTAGAACGCTCAACCTATTAAAATTATGGCAAAGAAAAAGAAAGAAACTACTCCCGTAGATGACATGAAAGCAGCGGTAGACGAAGCCAGAAATGCGCAGACTATCACTACAAAGACAAGTGAGGAACTATTGGAATTGCTGAAGGCTACGAAGGTACGTGACTTCAACGGCATGGATAAGATAGAGCAATTCCAGAAAGACAAAGGACTCACGAAACTTGATTTGGCTGCTGTACTTACCTTGTTGGCTGTCTATGTGCCGGACATGAGGAAAATGGTATTTGCAAAGGATTGCCAGATAACCTTTGGAGAACTCATGGACTATCAAGAGAGAGCAAGGCTTAATTTCCTCATTATCCATCGCGTCAACTACATCACGCATCAGTCAATGATAGATGTCTATGACCTTCTGGAAAAAGCCAACAAACTCCGATTCACCGTCAAGAAGAATTATCTCCGTGCCGAGGAAGCGTATGAGAGGTATGAAGAGCCGCGAAAGAAAAATATTGAGAAAACGGCTTGGTTTACGATGCAGGATCACTTGCGCATCAGCTACGACACCGTACACCCAAGAATAGAAAAACTCTATGAAGCCATACGTGACTACATGATTAGGTTGGGTTGGCGCGATGTCGAAATGAAAGGCAGGATAGAGGTTGCCTTGCTCATGGCGAAAGCAGCACACCATAGCTTCGCCACTTTCTTCAAGGATTTCTACAATGCCTGCAAGGTCGATTTCTCTGGTGTCTATGCCAATGACCGACTTACCGATATGACAAAGCATTTTGTCGCAATGTCTGAGTCGTTAGGCATAAAGGTGGAGAAAGACAAGTACGGCTGCTTTGATGTAGCCGGATTTGATGGCGAAAAGAACCAACGAGTGCAATGGGCTTGGGATGATTTCATTTCCGATTTGCGCGATGACGATTTGATGGATGAAGCAGCTCAGAAAGCCATTGAGCTTAATCCAAAGGCAAGAGAAGAGTACAAATCGGCCTTGGAGGATGAAGAGAGGAAACAGAACGCCAAGACTGCCGAGAAACTTAGCGAGAAATTTAAGGTAACTAAAAATAAATGATTATGAACGTAATTGCAATCACACCGAGAGTTGGCGAAAAAGGCGTAATCCGCTTTTTTGCCGGATATAGAAGAAAGTTTTTCTTCTGGTCAGAACCGATCCTCACTCTGAATGCTGACGAGGCAATCAAGATAGAGGGTGATATGGATGCCATTGATTTGGCTTCTATGCTCAACGTAGGCTTCAAGAAAAAGTGTCAAGCCATCGTGTTAAGCCGTGCCGAACTGGAGAAATTGAGTAGCCAGAAGTTCTATGCCATAGAGTGCAACGGCAAATGTGAGACCGTATATTATTGCGGCGAGGAATTGGTCTATGACAAGAACCATAAAAAGGTCATGCGCCAGATTCCTCAGTACGACGGCAATATCATGCACTGCGAATTCTTCAAGGGCAGGAGCAATGCCGAACTAACCCTCAACCGTATCAGATGCTCCAATACCGAACGTGTGTGCATCCGCGAAGTCTATCTCACTGAGAAAAACGACTTCACCATTCCCTTCGTCCTATTCGCTCTGAAAAACAAGCAGACGAAGCGCACAAGATATTTGAAGGGTTATGATCTCGATGGCAAACCCTCTGACAGACTCTTTTTCGTTGACTCAATGGAAAAGGCATGGAAAGTGGATATTCCCACCATGCAGAAAGTCATTGACGATATTCATGCCAAGCACAAGATATTCTTGGTCATGCCCCATATCTATGACGGCAAAGATATTCCTGCCGACAAATACGTTGACAAGCGTACTGGAGTAGATATTACGTTCAAATTTGACAATTAGGGCTATGGCAGAGTCTAATACAGATGTTTTGGATTTCGCAAAGGCGTATGCCAAACTCACTGACGAAGAGAAAAATATCAGCTATTGCCAGAACTGGCTTGCTATGCTGAGAAACGCAAATAACTTTTCGTACTGGTTTCCTAAGATTGTGGGATTGCGGGAAAAAGGCATATATGTTCCAAAGTCATATATCTCCTTTGTGCCGGAAGAGGTTTATTTGTCGTTTTTCATGGAGCAAGCAGGCGATAGGGAATGTGTCGTTAATTGGGTCAAGCGTCGCCTCATGCCTGCCATTGAGAAATATTTCACTGAGCAGGACATCTTCATAAAGAACGGCTGTTTCAGCAATAAGTTCAACTTCAATAAGAACTGCCATATTTTCCAGAAAGACAACGTATTTGATATTGCGGAGAAAATCATCAATATCATGTACGATGGTCTTTGTCTCGATACCGACGGCTTTACTGAGGTCGTTATGAGGGAGTGGATAGAGCCAGAGCCAGGAACCAAGACCATCTACAACGGTATGCCGTTCCGTCCTGAAATGCGCGTATTCTACGACTTCGACCAAAAGAAGGTGTTATATACCGTCAATTATTGGGATTGGGATTATTGCCATGACCCCATCTGCGAACGCAATGCCGACGATGCCGCCGTCTATGAATCCGAATACAAGCGTGAGAATGAACTTGTTGAGGCTTTGGGTAAGAAATACCTGCCACTGATTCAAGACGCGCTATCCAGTGTTAGGATGCTTGGGAAATGGAGCGTTGACTTCATTCTGGAAAAGGATAGGATTATTCTCATTGACATGGCGGTTGCTCATAGGTCAGCGTACTACGATCCGAAAAAGATTGCCAATGAAGAATGACAAGAAAAAGGAAGAAAAAAGGATAGCGAGGAATGTTTCTTCTGCCTACGCCACAGAGATAAGGCAGAAAAACACCCTTGCTTTCCTTGACAAATTCGGTGAGCATAATAGGATATGGATTCAGCAGCTCGCGGATGCTTTCAGAGCCAGAGGGAAATTCGGCTTGCATCTGTTCAGCCTTGCAGACCACTACGACGATCTGAGGGATAAGGAGGTGGCAATGTTTGTCAGCCTCCTATTTGCCAACAACGACCAACTGCTGATTCAGCAGGGTACTATGCTCGATATTTTGGGTAGTCATCCCTACGACTCTATGATAGCAAAAGGCGGTCTGTCTGACTTGACCATCGGCGAGTTGCAGAATGAAAGACTCCCAGGAGCCTTCACCCGGAACTTCCACATCGCCCATTTATTGAGCAGGGTAAGGGAACTATACGACGAATACGGTGGGATAGAAAACAGCATCCGCGAAGTACTGAAGGAAAACAAGTGCTTTGACCCGTTTATGGCGTTGTCAAACCTGTTAATGGGTATTGACATCAACCAACGCCAGTTCAAGTTTAACCTTCTGCTGATGATAATGGCAGAGACGGATGGCTTGGGAATAGGCGCATGGAATTTCCCCGAAAAACCGCTGTATTGCCCCGAAAACAAGGCTGTCATTGAGTTTCTGGAGATATGGTTTCCAGAGTACCATAGATGTGGGCTTACATTCGATAAAGCCCTAAATTACTTTGGCTTGCGCAGGCAAACCGATTTCTATTATGCTTATTTGGGATTTGAGGTATTGAAAAAAGTCAATACCGACGAAGTGAAGAAATATGTCAGAATGTATCAGCATCGCTTTGACATTCGCAAGGTTGATCGCCTCTACGACCTGAGAAACGCCGTGCCGCGCATCTTCTTTGAGCCAGAACTGGAGTGATGGAAAGAAAGATTGGAGAGACGTTTTACGACAATGGCGTAAGACTAACGTGTATGGGCGTTGACTACATCAACTGCAAAGGCTGTTACTATGCAGCAGAACCGTATGAGGGTAGTAAGCTCTGCACGAAGAAATGGGGATATGTCGGCGACTGTGCCGCGAAAGACCGTTCTGACAAGACAAACGTAATATTCATGGAAACTGGAAATCCAGTTACCCAGACCCTGAATTTTGACTTTTAATCCAAATGCCTTTCATTATGAAGGGGTGCGGAGTCGAATTAACGGCTTCGTACCCTATTTTTTTATTGCAGGCGCATGAACTTATATCCGATGTCGCCGCTTTTCAGTTGCAGGTTGTTGTTGGAAATGAACGTCACCTCAAAGTTGATATTTGCGGAACTATTGTAAAGGCGTAGGGGTTTGGTGGTGTTTGCGCTATTCCATTCCCAATTACTGAATTTCGGGAAATCTATTGAAAACTCCATGACTGCCCCGCTGAAGCTATCAGTATATTTCTCCTTGCTGTCACCGCTTACGCTGCAACTACCACCAGACTTTATTGATAGCGTGAGGTCGCCACTTACCTTTTCCCAATGGTCTTCGTAGGCATAGCCTAATCCCGTCCATACCTTCCACACCTCAGTAACCTGCCAGTTACCGATAACTAACTGCGTCCTCTGATCTGGTGGGGTTGTAACTTCGTCATCGCCGTCGCTTCCACATGAGGCGAAGAGCATTGGCAGTAATGCCAGAAACAATAACTTTCTCATAACCGAAATTTTATAATTTGAAACTTGGGTGCAAAGATACGAAATTAATCGCATCCCTGCAAATTTTATTGATTAAAGAACGCCATGGCCTCACTGCCGATGTTCTGCGTATCGACACAGATATAGCGCGATGTCATGGTTTCGTTGCCGTTGTGGTTCATTAGTTTGGATATGGTGCTCAATGGCACATTCCTCTGAGCCAGTGCTGTGGCAAAACTCCGACGTGCGGTATGAGAGCCAACGAGTTCGTACTTCGGGCGCACCTGCGTCTTACCATGATAATATAGCTTGATGGGGTCGTTGATGCCTACGGCTTGACAGATACGCTTGATAATGCGGTTGTATGAGGGTCTGGAGTATTCCTTTCCTCTTTGCCTGAAATACTTCAAGAAATTCTTGTGCAAAGGCACTGAGGTTTCTACCCTCGTCTTCTGCGACACATAGACGATATAGCCGTCAACGATGTTGGCTTCAGTCATCTGCTGAATATCCGAACTTCTTGCGCCACAATAATATTCACACAAGAATTGAGCCTTGACAGCCTTTTCGTGCTTGTTTTTGGGCTGATACTTCTCAATGAGTTCGATTTCGGCAGGAGTGAGTGCTACGTTCTGGCTCGGCTCCTTTCGTACTGTCAATATCTTAGAGAAATTGGCATTCGGCAACATTTTGTTGTCGCAGTTCTCGTTAAGAAGGGCTTTGAGGATATTCAGATACACCGATGCCGAATTAGCAGATACGGTGTCGCTGATATAATCCCGGATGATTGTTAGGTTGGTGGTGGTGAAATCGCTCCATTGCACCGTTTCCTTATTCAATGCAGCCACCACATACTTCAAGATGTGTATGCGCTCTGGTGTCTTGCAAAGGAACGCTCCGACGAAGCTACTACGCCATTCCCTAAAACTAATACCTCCCCTATGATCAATGAAGGGGGATTCCAAAATCTGAGTCAGTACCTTGTCATCGTACTTGCCGCCCAGATGCTTTCTTAAATCTTCGATTCCCATAACTTGTTGAATTTGATATTTTGGTTACTACTAAAATTGATATTTGGTGAAGCAGCAAGCGATTAGGCTTTAGCTGCTCCTTTGGATTACGCCTGCTTTTCCTTGCGCTTTCTTTCTTCCTCGCGCTCTTCAGCCAACGTCTTCTCGATCTGACGTTGTGTGTCCTCTCCGATTTTCGTGGTAAGGATGCCTTTCATCATCGCCACAGAATCCTGCACTTGGTTCTTCTCTTCATCGGAGAGGTCGAGTTGTCCGAACTTGTCTTCCAATTCATTGACCTCGATAAGAGTCTGAAGGAGGCCATCGTTTCTGTCAATTTGCCAACTGTTCATAAATAATTGATTTTAGAGGGTTTAATAAATACTGATAACACTAATAATGTGCAAATATACGAATAACATTCGATATTTTATGCGATTTTGGTAGAAAATCATTAGAGTCGCCTCGAATATTTCCGAATGTTTTACAAAATATAGAGAGTAAGCTCTAAAATTGATAGAACCTACTCGAATTTGCCACGAAATTGTGGCGGTCTAACCAAAATTCAAATTATGTATGATTTGCGAGTTATGGCAAAGATTAATGGCCATAACCCAATAGAATTACAATTCGCCGTACAACTTCTTGTATTCGTCGAGTTCTCGGCGCAATAGTGATATTTGAGCGCGTTGAGACGTAAGGAGGTCTCGCTTTTCATTGAGTAAGCCCTGCATAGCCGTAACCATGCCCTCATTGGGCTGCTTGACTTTCTTCCAGTTCTCGTTCTCACGTTTTAGGCGGTCATTCTCGCCACGCAGTCGCTCATTCTCTTTCTCCAGTTGTTTGGCGTAGGTTTCAAGGGTTTCATTCGCAGAGGTTAGTCGGCGATAATCCTTGATAATGTAGAGCATCCTACGCTCGTAGGGCAAATCGTCCTGCGGGCGACGTGTCCTACCCTCGTTCTGTTCTTCGTTCTTTAACATAATCTATACTATTTTAGTCAGACAAATCAGAGTTGTGTCACATAGATTTCTTCGGCCATGGTGTCATGTTTGAATATGGTCATCTTTCTTCCAGTCCATTCGCAGGCATTGGGATGATCACGCCATTCCTGCAACTTATCCAGACACTCCAAGAAAGATAATCGGTCAAAGTCAATCATCTTTCCCATATTCATTTGCTTTTCTTCATCGTTCAATACTCTGCCAATGCCGTAGCTGTCATTGAGGTTGGAAATGAGGAATGGACTCGGCTCTTCAGCCATGTCGCAGAAAGCCGCCGTAATCGTCTCATATTCTCCGATGTGGGTAGTATATCCACAACGCATAGAAGACGGCATTGTGAGGCTTTTACGCGCCCAATCGCACATCACTTCAAACGGATAGTCGAGTTCGCCGGAATGGTCGTACAAAAGAATAAGTGTTACGCCACGCCTAACGCCCACCAAGCAATACCAGACATCGCGGTCTTCGATATTCCCAGGAACCGTGCGCCATACCCTTAAATCGGATAGGTGATAGCGGTTGGAATAGGTGTCGAACCACTGCTGACATTTGCTCTCAAATTCTGGAAACGTCATAATTGGTTTCTTCATAATCTCTTTACTTTAATAAATTCAGCACTATTGCTTTGCGCTTCCACCCTCAGTTAAGACGGTGAAAGCAATAGAGATTACATCATGGATATGCAAGGCACTCCGTATTCGTCAATGTTGTTAATCATTCTATCAGCAGTGGCAAATGCTTTTTCCAATGTGTCTTTATCGTACTTCCCTCTCAGGCGATTTTCCGTGAGTTCGCCTTGCTCATGGGAAATTCTGCCAAGCATAGCCATCTTATAATAGAAGCAGTCCTCAACAACCTCGGTAACGGTGATGTCGAGTTCGGGGATTTCGATGGCATCTAATACGGTCATTTCTTTGCTTCTTTTTTCATTTCCTTGTCAATAAGGCTCTTGATGTAGCCGCTGAGAGTTCCGTGCCTGCGACAGAATGCGTCCTGTTCCCTCGTCAACTTGATAGTGGTCTGAATGTTGTCGGGATCATAAGGCAATGCCTTTGAAGAATTGAAGAATAGGTCGGGATAGGCTTTTGCAGCCTTTGACTGCGACAGCACGATACATTCCTTATAGTCCGGCTCGGCTTTGCAGAATATGTCGCTTGCCTTTAACCTAATCTCTTGGGTCTTGGGAAAATACATAATGCGTTGGTTGCGCTGCATATCCGCAACATCAACACGCTCACCCTTTTTGAGTTTTGTCGTTTTGTTCAATTCCATAATCGGTGCAAATTTAGTGATTATTATTTAATGTGCAAAATATTTAATTGCATATTTAAGATATATTTGCAGGGAATGAGGAATTAACCTCATTTCCCCCATAGTTCAGGCTGCTACGCAAACCTCTTTCTCCACAACCTCCGGCTCTGGATTGAGCACGAATCCGCGTCTCTCGTCGGCAGTCTCTTCGTCGATGGAATATCCTTGGCCTTCGCTGTCAATGCAGGGCATGACCAGAGTGATGTCGAATTCCTTTGAATCTAAGAGGATGGCTTGGTTGGAGTTGTCGATCCACATTCCTTCGGTCTGGAATTTGAGCATCTGGTGTTTAGCTGCTCCGAAGCACACATCTTTCGTTGCAGGCTCAACCAGTTCAAACTTAGCCTCGATATTCTTTCCAAAGTCCACGTCGGTTTCGTCGATATAGAGGTATTTGCATCCCTCATAGGCACTGAGGATGACATGGTAAGCCTGCGATTTCGCCGCCTTGAAATAGTTGGCGAATTCCTTCTGAGCTTCCTTTGTCAGTCTGAGGTGCTGATAGTCGTACTCGAATGGTATGACACGATGCCAGTTGGGATAACCGCTACCGCTATCCTCGAAACTCTGCAACACGCTCTTGATCTTCATGTCGCCACAGCAGGCAATGGCGGTGTCATGCACCTGCATTTCCTTGCGGCAGTAGAATTCAAATTCTACGGAGTTACCATTCTTCTTAGCATAGTCGCAGATTCTTTCCCAATCCTTTGCCGTGAACAATGCCCTGAGAACATGGTCGTAGGGATTGTTACGATGCACACCAATGACATCGGTTGTGATTACGGAAATGATATGTCCGTCTGAAGCTACGAAACTGACTAACTCGGTGTCGAGATTCACTTCTGCCAACACGCAGTTCAAAGCGGGTCTGAATTCCTCCTTTGACGTACACTTAGCGAGTTTTTTGGCGAGGGCAGCGTTGTCGAAGGCAAAACCGATGGTAGTTACCAACGTCATATCCACCTGCTCTTCGTAGGCGAACATAATCTCACCCTTAACCTTTGCCAATGACTTCCAGTATTTCAGCAGGTCGAATACCTGGTTGATCTGGAACTGGCACTCAAAGCCGTCGATTTCGATGTGACAGACATCGCCCGCGATTGTTACTATGGTATCGTTGAATGCGATATTGAGGTCTGAGCCGTTTTTCGTTAGCTGCTCCACGCTCACGGCATTACCGCACTTTCTGATTTCCTCACGCAGTTTTGGACTGGCATTGCAGGCATCAAAGAACAACTCGTTAGCGAATCCGTACATAGCCTTGAAGATGGCTAAATCTTTCTGTAAATTTTCCATAATTGTGATTTTTAAATGTTGTGACAATAGCGTCGTACTTTGCAGCCAACTTAATGACTGCAAGGTAAATCAGTTGTTCATCCAGTCCTCAAAGACTTCAAGGTTTGCGGTGTCGGTGTCGAGGTTGTTCCAATACATCGTCACGAAATCGCATACATGGCAATCCTCTGCGTCTGGATATTTCTTCTTGATTTCATGGGTGGCGTGTTCCTTCCAATCCCATCCGTCCTCAATCTCCTGCGTCTTGATGGCTTCGTAGATTTGCTTGACTGAATCATCTGACATATCCTGCATATCAAAGACAGTCGCATCGTCATTCCCTAATTCGTAGTCGGCACAGAAAATATCTGCGTAGTCGATGTCGCGGCTGAAATACTTTGCAAGTAAATCATGTCCGTCCTCAGTCTTAGCCATTACTGGATTTCTGAGCACGAAACTGCGATCACCATGCGTTACGAATTCGTGGAGTTCGACAATCATCTGCTCTTTGGCAGAACGATTTACTTTCATAATCTCGTCAAACTGAGTCTGTGCCTGCTCCGTTACGTCTGGAATGATACCGCAACTTGCGAGGTCTTGGAGGAATTCAATGATTTTCTCCACTGCTTCCACACCTTCATAACTGAGACTGCCATCGCCATTGAATGCTTTGTGGCATCCCATGTCATTCTCTAAGATTTCTCTTAATGTAACCATAATACTGAATTTTAATTGTTCTGACAAAATCGTCGCAGTGTGGGAGAAAATTAATTCTCCGCACACCTTTCACCTAAAATTCAATTATGGACTAATTGATGTCGATAGAGAGGGTGTTGTACCACGCATACCTGCCAAACAATTTAGCAATGATATTGCAGGATGCTTCGTAGTAGAACAAAAACCTTGTGTACTCGCCGTTTGTCATGGCGAAATTATGGTTCACTATATTCCGCATTTCAGCCCAATATTCTCGCAATAGGCAGTTGGGCTTTGTGTGTGCGGCATAGCAGCCAACGAGATAAATGAAAGCCTGTTTTTTGCCAGACTTCTTGCGTAGGTTCTGAGCATGGTCGAAAACCTCAACGATTCTTTCTTCGTTCATAATTTATAATGTTTGGTTAGACATAGCGGATGCAGCGGCAGTTAAGCCAGAGCATCCATAGCGTTACTCCACAACGCGCTCAACGACGCGGCTGTTGGGGTAGACTTTCTCTCCAGTTCTTTCGTCGCGGCTTTCGGCAATTTCCTGCGCCTTTTCCGGCGAACTGAACACTCGCGCCAAAGTCTTCGTTGAAGACGGCACATCTTGAACAATCAGATAAACTTTCTTTTCTTCCATAGCAATTACTCTCTATAAAGTTCAACATAGAAAAAGAATCCACCGATTTCTACCTGCATCGTGCCTCTGATGGGCTTCCTGCGGGTTTTGGGGTCACGGATGAACAATTTGTAGGCATAGTCGTTGTTGTCGCAGAATCTACGCATATTCGTGAATGTGCGCATGGCATCGCGTTTCCTGCTGAAACTCTGCTTGCGATATTCATCCTTGATAGTTGGGATATTGGTCTTTACTACATACATAGCCGTAAGTTTTAATTGATTTCCACTTCCTGCTCAATATCCATGAGATAACCTTCTTCGCCACAACACGGGCAAACATCTACGTCATAGTCAACGTACATTTCCTTCCCACATTTATTGCATACAACGTGGTCGGGTCTGGAATTTACTTTTGAAAAGTCCTGAATCATAATTAACTGAATTAATAAGTGAATAAAATAGAGGTAGGGGAGATAGTTAAATCTCTCCCTGCCAGATTTCTGGGTAGGCATCCCAATACCAATTCGCATCTTCATAGCGTTTGCCAAACCTGCGAATGAGGTAGTCACGTTTTGCACCTAATGGCAACCTCTGAGCTTTGGTCATAAGGTCATCGCAATCTTGCAGGCATTGAACGTACTCCCTGCGATGCTTGTAAAACTCTGGAATATTGTCGATGCAAAGAATCTCGATGTATCTGCCTTTTTCATCATCCTGCTTGCGCGTCCATTCCTCACAATCTTCAAACGAACTGACTTTCTGACCAATCATTTCAGAAATCCATTGGAACATTCTGTCTTCGTTGTCGAAATGGTGGAAGCATTCGGTGGCAAAGTGTCCAATGTTTACGCGGTAGTGGTCGCGTAGTGGGAATTCATCATGCCAGACTAATCTCTCACCTTCGTCAATAAGAATATCCACGCATCCTTCATCATTGTCAAAGAATCGTGTTGCACAATCTTTGTCGCAGAACGCATCTGTTCCGTCAAAGAGATAGCCAGAGGAAATGAGTTTGCCACAAACGCTGCATCTGCGAATGTTTCTGGTAGAAACCACGTCGTAGTCAAGTTCCCACATTTCTGCCACGAAGTCAACTGCCTTTCCTATTTCTGTCTTTCTGAGGAAAGAAATGGTGTCTGCATCTTCGACTTCATTTAAGTGGTCGATGTAATCCCTTACCAACTGTTGTGCGCTGATGATTATGTTTTTGGGATAACCATACTCGCCGTCTGGGTCGAATTTAATTTTTACTCTCATAATTCTTGAATTTTAGGGTTAATAGTGCCAGGAGCCGAAGTTAATCGGCTCAATGGCTTACTGATAGAGGTTGTTTGATTTAAGAAACCACTCCGCATTCTTTTTGAGCGCAATGTCAAAGCCAATTCCTATTGACTGAGGGCATTCGTATGCACCCTTTGACATTATCATTCGGATATGAGTGATCGTTTCTTCCTTAACCTTTTCTCCGTCATAACCAAGAGAGGAAAGACGTTCTCTGATGTATGTCGGATTCAGGTATTTGTTTTCGTCCATTATTACATAACGTATTCGGCATTCGTGTGCGGCTTGGGATATGTCTTTGCATGGTTCAATGCTGAATTCTCTGAAATCCTCAACATAGCAGCCGTTGTCAATGCCGATGTCGTAACCATCATCATCGTTGTCATTCTCGGTAAGCGTAATCTTGAAGCCAGTATATTTTATCCATTCGTTATACTCTTCAACTTTACGCTCTGGAATCTCTTCTACGATGCAGTGTTTGAGCGAGTAGGTTTTACTACTACTCATAGAATAGTTGTTCTCTTCATCGTTAAATTCAACGTGAGGTCTTGCGTATTTTCTTTCAAGCATAAACTGAATACCTCTCGCCAATCCCAACAATTCTTGTTTGTTGCCGTAAATGAGGGTAGAATGCCCTAAACATTTCTCTGGGCTTTCCCACAACCCGAAATCGGTGTGCTTTATATTTTTCTTTGCCATAATAAATGAATTTTGGTGAATAAATAATAGGGCTATATGCGGATATTATTCCGCACATAGTCAGGCAACGCGGACAATGATATTCGCTTTGTCGTAGTGCCAATAGCCATAGGTTGAGGTGTCGCCAACCTCCATTTCGTCGATGGGCATACTCCACTCCTTTTCATCTGGAATTTCTTCCTTAACTTCTTTCTCGGTCATAAGGCGAACGAATCTGTCACCATCGCCATACTTCGTGCCGATGACACTGAAAATCTTTTCATCATCTGAATCCTCAGTAAAGGAGAGGATTCCGTTTTCATACTTTGTCTTCATAATCTTCTGAATTTTGGTGAATAAATCGTGACCATTTCGAGGATTAGCGCGAAATGGTCTGGAGGAATCAGAAAGCAACCACTTTTACTTGGTTGTCGGCGATACATTCTTCATAGGTGTCGTAGAATTTCCTCGGCTCACGCTCGTAGGATTTCTTGTAAACCTCGTAGTGCCATCCGTCGGCATCGTTTACGAGGTGGAATTCACTCAATGCAACGTGAACCCTCTTAGGCATGAATCCATCCCACTCGAATTTCCATACACCATCGTAGCCATATCCGATAGAGCTGTACTCATGCGTCAATTCCATGCCGCATTTTTCTGCCAACTCTTTTGCATCCACGACATACTTCTCAATGGGTTTGTCGTTGATGCAGTCTTCAATGGTACGATAATATTTCTCGGTATTGTGTTTTCCGATGTACTTCTGCTGAGGATTGTCACCCTGCCCTGCAATAAGCAGCCAGACATAGGATGAATCACTTGAAGAGGCACCGATGCTACCGCAAATAAACTTCACGATTTTAACTGCAATGACAGTTTTGTTCATTCTTACATAAAGAACGTCGCCAACATTGGCATCCAATAACATAATTTTTTCCATAACTTTTTGAATTTAGAGTGAAACATTAATGTGGGAGTGCGGAAATTGATCCGCATTTCCCTTAGTCAACAATGCCGTTGCCGTAGTAGAGGTCGAAATGCCGTGCATCGGGCATAAGTTTCAGCCAGAGATAATACATATCACTAACCTTATCGTCTTTGAAATGATAACGATGTCCGTTGCAATAGCGCATGGTATTGTTTGACTTGAAGCAAGTGACAAAAACTTCGTCCATTGTTCCCTCAATTTCGTTCTCGGTCTCGCGTACAACTGTCTTGGGATAGACGTGATGGCAGGGAATACCACCTTCAACGTCTGGATAATTCCAAGTCTGCTCTTCCACTCTATATACCAGAATGGCTTTGAATGGTTTTCTCACGTTCTCTTTGAGAGCGATAACGTCTTTGATTTGCTCATAAGCAAGTTCAAAGCCAAGATACTCGAAGCCCGAATTGTATCTCCAATGCCCGGGTTCGTACTTCATTTCTCGCGTGATTTTTCCCATATCCTTTTTGCCGTCATGTATTGGCACGAAAGGAATGTTGTAGAAATCCATCACATACTTCAATTCCTGCTTGGTTTCAATTTTCAGTTCCATAATTTTTCTTTTTTGGTTAGACAATGGAAGAGAAAGCAGAAATTGATCCGCTTCCTCCTAATTTTCCGTCTGCCTTTTGTAGCCGCTTGGTGGCGGCTTTGTCGGCAGACGGGTTTCGCGGTTGAATAATTACTGAACCGGGCGCACAGAAAAACCGTAGAACCGATCGTAGCTGCTCTGCGGATTGACATCAGACGCAAGGAAGTACAAGAGGCGACCACTCGAAGAGGAATACAACGTAGCGGCCCAATAGAGGCCGTACGACCCACGATAGTACAACGTCGTACCATTGTAGAAGCCGGACGCGGGGAAGAAAACTGAATTGCCATTAATCTTAGATGTAAACATCTGACCATAGACACCATCAATTTCCTTCCATTCGTGTTCGCAGTTGTCGCAGAGTTCTACGAAGTCATCGTCAGTCGGCATTTTCCATCCGTCTTCAAACTTGAAGTTGCAGGCATCTTCGTGGGTGAGGTATAAACCTGTTTCGTTGGGCTTGGTAGCACCAAGGTTCATATTCGCCCATTTTCTGCCAGAGGGCAATCCCAAGTCAACAACCTCGAATGGTTGGTCTTGAAGTTTTACGGAGTTGATGTCGCCGATTCTCTTGCGGAGGTTTCGGAGATAGGTGTAGAGGCCGTCAGCCTGCGTGTCAAGGAGTTCATCTTCCACGTCTTTTTTAATGAGGTGGTTGTTGATGACTAAGAATCTGGCTTTGATTTCATAGAATTCCTTCAGCATAACTTCTGGATTCTTGAAGTCATAGACCTCGATAGTTCCTGCATTAGCATTTGCTTGTGCATTTGCTTGTGGTCTGAGGATTGAGCCGCCATCGTTAGCGATAACGAAATCCAATGCGTTCTGCGCCTTGTCACCGAATTCTCGGTAGAGTTCAAGGAGAAAATTTTGTCTCTCTGTCATAATTGAATGTTTTTAAATTAATAAATAGGGTTAAAAAACTCTCGAAATAGGCAGAGAATACGAAGTTAATCGTACTCTCTGGAGTAGATTTAACATGGGATTCCGTTCTCACGAAATTCGCGGATAAGACCGAATCGTTTTCCGATTTTGTAGAAGTGGTCGCCTGCTTCAGCAAGTTCGCCATAGGATAGATTCTGCTCACTTGCTTCTAACTGCCAATCAATAGCTTCTTGACGTGCAGATTCTTTTCTTTGTGCGTAGGTCATAACTGAAAATATTAGGTGAATGAATAAATTTAGCGGCCATGGTGAGATATTTCGCTCACCATAACCAATCAGAAGTTGCGTAGCTTTTCCATGAAATCCTCTTCGCAGTCAAGTTCTATCTCTGCATATCCGATGTAGGAATGCACCAAATTCGTGCGCTTGTTTCTGACCTCGTAGAGATACTTGTATTTCCAGTTCGTAGCAATGGTGGATTCAAATAGCTTGTCTGGCTCCTGGCATTTCTTGTCAATGTATGCCTTTGCCTTTTCCTCAGTGGAATACACACGTTTCAATTCCCTCATTGTTCCATAGTCAACGAAAACGGCATAAACCATCCGCTTTTCTGGAATCATAACGCACCACCAACCACCATCTAATTCTTCATCGTTGTAGTCTTCAACGAATTCGCAGAGATTGAGGGTTCTGGATTTGAAACTGTCAGAGCTGATGTCGTATAGATGCCATTCTTCATCTGGCAATTTCCTCAACTTTTCAAGGATTTCTTCGGGCTTGTCAGATATGGTGTCAAATTCATGGCGACCATATTCAAGCGAGTTGTCAACTTTGTAAAATGCTAATTTCATAATTTGAATTTTATTGGTGAATAATTTGCGCCCATGCCCTCAGTTAAGAGGGCGCAGGCATTGTCATAGATTTGGATCATCCATGTCGTAGAAGAAACTCACGTACATTCCGCTTTCATAATCAATGAATTCAACGCGCAAGCCCAAATTCTGCTCGTTTTCCCATGACTTGAACTGCTTTTTGTAGTAGTCGCAGATGTCTTTCTTCGTATCTTCATAGTCTTCCATGAAGGGATTGTTGGCAAGGATTTCGATTTCTACCTTGTTGTCGCCAAAACTCCATTTCGCCCTGACGTAACCCTCTGCATTTACGCACTGCGGATATTCTTTGTCGAATACCCGAACAAAGCCAACCAAATGTCTTAGCCCTTTCTCACGATGTCCTTTGCCCTCGTAGAAGTTGCCGAATATTTCATTGGCATCCTCAAAGGCATCCTCGACCAAATTCTTGTTGTCGATGGGTGCAGGGATAAAATTTCTCTTTTCCATAACTCAATCTTTTTAGGTGAATAATTTTTGTGGCTATTGGTAGAATTAACTACCGAATAGCCTTTTGAGATTTGGACGTGATCGCAATCCCCTGCTAATTGATACGCACATTTTGGGGTAAACCTGCTGCCCGATACGATAGTTGAAATAGACGTAGCCGTATTCCCAAAGTTTTACGAAATGCGGTTTGTCTGCATACTGAGATATATAATACAATGTACCATTTATCTCATACTCTTTGTAGAAGTAACCGATAGTCATAATTTCCAAATTTTAAGTGAATAGTGGAATCCGTGATTATTCGTCAGCAGATTCCTTGATTTTGCCGTCGCAGAATAGTTTCTGCTTGTAATGGCGATGCTCTTTCATCGTCTCAGCCCATTCCTCTTTCGTTGGCTTGTAACGACCCTCTGCTTTGTATTTCTTGAATCGTTCACGCGCCTTTTGCTGAATTTCTGGCTTGCAGATGAAAATAATCAGCCTCTTAGAAACATCGAACATATCTGCAAGTTTCTGGTAGCTGATTTTCTCTTCCTCACGAAGCCATCGGATATATTGTTTTTGGTCTTCAGTGAGTTTGCGCCTGCGGTCATGCTTAGTTCCGGCAATCTTAATTTTCTCTGATTTGTACGGCATAATTGAATAGAATTTATTGGTTGGGTTAGGTAGGCGAAATTAATCGCCCATCTAACTTAGTCGTAGAGGTGAGAAATAATGTGCTCACGCAGGGTAGGATATTCTCGCAGGTGTTCAAGCATCCGCTTTCTTTCCTCCTTTCTGAGCCGCTTGAAATCGTTCACACATTGGCGGTCATTGCTATTGCAAGAAAGCCAGTAGTTCCAAACCTGAGCAAGTCCGAATTCGTTCTGCTCTTCGCAATCGTTGGCTTTTGCCAAGCCTTTAATCGTATATGCCATAGTCGCACAAAATTAGAGTTAAATCATAGCGTAAATATTGTTTGCTTCTTTCTCCTGCTTTTTCGGATCACGAATAGGCTTGAATTGGAAAGTCGCTTCTTTCAAGAGTGCCATGAGAATAATTCTCGGTAGTTCATAATCATCGTCATAATTGTCAAAGTTGATTGCTCCGCAAATCAGAGCTTTTTCCAACTTTTTCCGCATTAAATCCGATGCGTCACGGATAAGCCTGCGGGTTTTCTGTCTCGCTTGTTTCTTTGTCATAATCAAATCTATTAGGTGAATAATTCTATGGCGGTTCTGAGGCAAATTAATGCCTCAAAACCTTAGTTGAGGTCTGCGAGCTTGAAAGAGCCGTCTTTTATGTGTTTCATAATCTCGGCTTTGTTCATTCCCAGGAACCGACCCAAATACTTTGTCGTAGTCGCTGAGAAATTCCATTTGTCTGCGTCAAGGGTGATATTTTTTCCGTCTTTTACGCAGATAATTGATGAATAACTCTGGAAGATTTGCTTCTCACCATCCTTGATGATTAACTGATTGTTTGCAAGCATTGAAACTCTTGCGGTAGTTGGATAAGCCATAATTTCTTTAATTTAGGGGTTAATGGCGACTGTGCGGAAAATTAATCCCGCACAATCTGAAGAGATTACTCTGGCTTTACGTTGTCGATGTGGAACGTCACAAACTCTGGAATTATCGAACAATCCAAATTGTTGATGAAATCCACGAATTCTTCCTGCGTAATCAGATCGTCGTATGACTTCCAATTAAAGTGTACCTCGTTGCTGTGGTCGTAGTAGATGACGTTTTTCAGAGAAATTCCTTGGTCAAGAATGTAGCGCAAAGTCTTACGCTTTGCATCCGCGCTTCCCGTCCGCTTTTTGTATTCGGCTTCAATTTCCTCGATATACTTCGCTTTTTCAGCCTCAAATTCTTTCTGGCGACGTTCTGCCAGAGATTCGGGAGTAAAACCGCCCTCGCTGAGCTGCTTTTCAATCGTAGCCCTTTCTTCGTCCGTTAAAACCAAGCGGAAACGCTCTTGCTCTGGAGTGTAGGGATTTACCCATTTATATCCGCATTTCTCTTCAAGGAAAGCAATGAATTCATCTGCTTCCTTTTTCCAACGCTCAACAATACCAAGGTCGAAAAGCAGATACTTGAAATACAACTTTTCTTTCGTGAATTTTGAGAGCGTTTCATACTCTTCCTCAGTGCAACGCAGATTTCTCATAGCGCACTCTTTGGTATCATGCTCTATGAAATAAATGCCGTTGGCTTCGGGGTACATTGGAGTTCCTTCGTGGGCGCAAATGTGAAGAGGAAAAAACTTCTGCAATTCTGGAAAGTGTTTTCCAATCTCTTCGTGGTTGCAACCACCGCCAGCGTCAATTAAATGGCCATTTCCTGCCACCCGATAAATACTGCAAGTGATACTGAAATCACAATGCTTGTTTTTACATTCATCGTCAAGACTTACGTGAACAACGATTTTCATCTTGTCTTTTCCCTCGCGGTAGAACTTTGAAGGATTCCACTTTAGATAATTTCTTGTTTCCATAATCAAATATTTTTAGGGGTTAATAATTTTGTGGAATCGGAGAAATTAATCTCCTAATTCCTTTAGCATCTGCAACACGCAATGTTTGAAGGTTTCCAAATCATTGATGAAAAAGTTGAAATGCTTGCTCTGGAAATCGTGGACGTTGGAAATGTTGATTCTGCTCTTGATTTCCGTCCAAGTTCCGTAGATGTCAGTGCCGCCCTCTGAGGTGTAGTAAAAACTGCCATCGCTGATTTCGGCAACAAATCCCCACATCAATCGTGTGTCGTTTGGTCTGGAATAATCCTTTGTTTCTTCCAAGCCGATTCTCTCTGCTCTTACGATCTCTAACATAGTCCATTAAATTTTAGTGAAACAATAGGCAGCAGGAACCAGATTAGTGATTCCTGCATTATTCTCCAGTCAAATAATGCTTGCAGTTGACGGCTTGAAAATTGATTGCGTCAACTACACCAAATATTTGCCCTTGATGTTGAAACTCGATGTGACGTTTCCGCAAGCACTTTTTATCGTGCCGAAAATTCCGCGCCCATCGTGATCCTTAAATTCTACGTCTTTTTCAAACTCAAAGATTTGGGCGCAAACCTTGTTAAAATGTTCCTCGCCCTCTTTTCTGTCCTGCGTAGTGCCGAAATAGAGAGGAATATGGCGGTAAATTCCGTCCTCTTCCTGCATCATAATATGCGTCTGATAGTAAGCCATAATTTATTGAATTAATTGGTGAATAATAGAAAGCGATGCCGAAATTAATCGACACCGCCCAAACACTAAAACTTTATAAACTACGAATAAATTCGCTCCAGATTCTCACGCTTTTTCGATACCTTGAATCTATACACCCAACGCTTATCAGAATATTCGTTGTAGAATTCTATGCCTTTCTGCTGCATGATTTTCGTAACGTTTTCTATATGGGTGTCGGCATGGAAATTATAGAACAACCAAACACCGATGCCGTAGGTCGTGGGATAAACCGTCAAACTTGTGGTATATCCCATTTCCTTGCAAATCCGCTGCATTTCCATAGCGAATTTTCCGTATGTTCCAGCGTAGGTTTTTCTGTCTTTCTCAACCAACTTCAAAACATAGTCAACTGTAATCTCCTTAGATTTCACGTTTTCTTTCTTGACCAAAATCTGACCATTATCGTGCTCGACAAATAACGTGTCGTATTCGTAGGGGCTGCAATGCCTGTCAATAATTTGGTCGCAGAATTTCTTGATAGATTCCTCGTACTCTGCAAGAGTGTCGTAATTCCAACTCTCATACGAGCCGTCATTTTTCGGTGGGTTAAGTTCCTTGCACGATGACTTTGAATAATCAAACCATTTTTTGTACTGCTTTTCCCACTGATTTTTCTTGAACTCTTCGTAGGTGGATTCACCATACCAACGAATGCTGATACCTTGCGCCTGCAAAATATCAATGGTTTCTTGCCTGATTCTCATACTAATTGAATTTTAGTTAATACTATTCGTACTTTGGAGAGCAATTAAGCCCTCCAAAATTTTAGGCTGCATCCTCGTAGATTCCTTTGAACTCAGTTCCGTCCTCAAAATAGAGCGTGTCTTCGTAAGCACTCGATTCCGTCAATTCTTGGATGCAATATTCATCGCTTCCGCAATAGAGCATTTCCTGCTCCCACGAATTGAAGAAACTTTCAAGGCATTCATCTACCAGATTTTCCAGAGATAAATTCCAATTCGGTTTCTTGTGCCAATCCCAGATCGGTTTCAAGATTTCGTTGTCGTAGCAAACTCCAGTGAGAGGGCAATTAAATTCTTCCCACAGAATTTTTGAATGCTTGCAGGAGTAGTGAAATTTGCCGTTCTCGTCGTAACGCTGACCGCAACTGAAATATTTGCCGCTGCGTACATCGTAATAAATGGAGTTGAGGAAACGGAGCAAATATTTGCCCGTGATTTCGCTTGCATCCATGCCGTAGAAATCATTGTTGAAAGTGAACTGATAATTATGAGAATAATCATTCACTTCCCAATGCTTGACGTTTACATCGAAAATTGCTTCAAACTTTTCCAGAGTGGCACGATGCTCGGAATCCCAAGCGTCGATTCCCCACTGCTGAATTTGTTCACGCTCACGCTCAATAACTTTCGCCTTAGATTCTGAGGATAATTCCTCGAACTTGTAAAGCCTAATCGTAACTTGTTTCATAGTCCATAAATTTTAGTGTGAATAAATAAATTGTGCGGTTGCTGAGCTTTATCCCAGGAACCGCAAAGAGAATTTTAGGAGTTGATGCAATCCCAAAGAAATTTCTCGTTATAAACCTTTGCAGCCAGATAATTCTCATGGCTGTCTTCTACAAAGAAATTTATGTACTGAATTTCATCGACTCCGCGCCTGCACAGAAAACTAAATGATTTCTTCCTCAGTTTTCTATCCAACTTTTTCATGTCAAATGTGAACATCGTTCCTTTTGGCGTGTGTTCCTGCTGACGTTTCACGAATCTTTCTCCGTTAGAAAATATCCGTATCAATCCGAACTTATCCATGGCCTAATCAAAGCATGAGTTTTTTTCGCTGAATTTCGTGTTTGCTACTTTGTGGTAGAAATAATCCAGAGAATTGTACGCAGTATTATCCTGCGCATTCATCATCTTCACGGCTTGCAGTAAATTCTCGCACTCTTTTTCATCAAGTTCAAAGAATTCGACGAATTTCTCCCAAGTCAGCCAATTATTCACATACTCTAAGTATGCGTCACAATAGCTTCGGAAAACCTTCAGAATTTTCTTTCGTCTAATGCCCTTGAATTTCTTCAAGGACTTTTCGCTAATCTTAATAGTTTCCATAATTTACTCATTTTAGTGTTAGAAAATAATTTCGTACTCTCCACCACAATTAAGCGGTGGAAAATCAGAAGCACAAGCCAATTCTTTGCCGTGACGTGAAAAACCTTTCCGATTTCTCGATCATTTTCTTCGTACCACAACCCCAACGATAATAAAGGGTGTAAATGCGCTCAATCTGAGCCGCAATTTCTTTGAATGACTTTTCCATAACTTTTTCCTTTCATTAAATTCATCGTACTTCCCACGATAATTAAATCATGGGAAATTCTTCGTACTTTCAACTGCGCATAAACTGATCCAGATAATACCTGCGTTTATGACACACGAAATAAGGTCGTGATTCTCGGCGCGAATATTTAACCTCCTGCCACCTTGAAACTTTTTGGTCGTGGGTGAAGCGATAACGCACACCATCACCACAGCTATTTATTTCTACCTCAATTCCTCCAGAATTTGATAGGCATAAATAACCGCTTGCTTTGAACTCTGAATTTGCCATAACTAAATACTATTAGAATTACATCGTACTTTCCGTTGAAAAATTAATCAAGGGAAAGTAATAGTCCTCACGGATGCAACAAATTAGGGAGATAAAATAACTAAAGCAAATAACTAAAAACCTTTCGTACTTTCAGCAGAAATTAATCGTACTGAAAGCCATCGTACTTCGTATCGTACTCTTTCGTACTTGTTTCGTACTTAATTCCAAACCAAATTATTTGCCCTCTAAAATGTTGACGTAATACATATTAATTCGCCACCACTTTTTCCAGAACCTCGGAAACCACTGCGTTGTGCCGTAGATTCCAATCACCCAAAAACTGGCTATAACGAAGCCTAAAAAACTACCGCTTAAACCAAACACAACAATCGGACTCAAAAACAAAGTGCCGATTAGGAAGATAAAAAAGTCTTTCATTTTCATTGAATTTTAATTACCATAATTTAATTTGGCTCTCCGCAGATCGCTTAGGTGCTGCGGAGAAATAGAGATTTTTATAGGCTTCGTAATCACAGCCCAATTCCATGAGTTTCTGCTTGGAAAGATTCAGCTCTTTCATCCTCAGTTTTAAATACTGAAAACCTGCGATGATTTCCCCGGCAGTCCACTCACTCATTCCGCGCTTGCTTATTATGCGCTGAAATTCCTCCAAATCCAAGGCAGCGATTCTCGCTATCCTTTTCTCTGGACTATAATTCAAAAAAGGATTCTTCATAAATATTCGGGATAAATTCCTGCATAGTTTCCAATAGCAGAACTACAAATAATCTTAATGCCTTTTTCCATGCCGTATTTCTTGAAGATTTTCTCGGCATACTTAGCCAGATCAATTTTCATACGATTTATTTTATCTCATAATTGATCTGATTCTCGTCATAAACATCTGCAATCATTTTGCAGTCCTCAAACGTGCCGATAAAAATCACGGCATTGTCAACAACTAAATTCTTCATAATTTCTATCTTTAATTTGATTCTGGCAAAATCGCCATTGCTCTGCGGAGAAAATTCGATTTTCAATTCTCAGCTCTATTTTCAAGCCGATTATCCACAGAATTTTGTAGGCAGTGGAAAGTCTTTCATTTCCACCGCCCGAAATTATTCAGGCTAAACTACATCAAAAATTGCTCATATTTTCATGCTATACTTTCACGTTCTTATGTTTTGCTTAGTTAGTGACGAAAATATTCTGCACCATAGCCAGCCCAAACCAAATAGAGTAAAATTCAATTATGGACTTTTTCAGATTTCTACAAGGATTTTTCACGAAATTCCTTGCAATCGTTTCGGGTCCTGGGATTTCTCCCCCAAAACCTTAACCGCAACGATCTGCCACAGCCTAACGAAAAAATTCGTCGGTTCTGCTCTATCACACGGCGCATCAAAACTTGCCCCGAAATTCGTCTGGCTTGCGCCAAACTAATTCGATCGGCTTTTTCTTTTGCCGTTTTGCCCTCCAGTTTTTCAGGCTGGAGTTGAGGCAGGAAACCAACCGCCACAATTTTACGCGAAAATTCACGCGGTTTTTTGTAGGGCTAAAATCAATTAAGACAAAAGCCCCGAAAATTAAGCCCTTTTTCTTTGCCCTAAATAAAAGCGCAATATTAAAGCCCTTATATTTGCACCTTTGCCAGAAACACACAAAAGCCCGAAAAAGCCCTTTTATTTTCCTTTGTATGGGCTTTTCTTTGTCTTGTTGTATCTTTATAAGGTACGAAATAAAAAAGCTATTAAAGCGGCTTAAATTAAGCCAAATTAAAAGCGTAATTTTGTGCCCGTTGAAATATCCGATATTTGCACCCTACAAAAGCCGAAATAAAACCTTTTAGAGTTACAAAGGGCAAAATATAAGGGCTAAAGAATAAAAGCCCTATAAAACAAGAAAAAGGGCTAAAAAAGCCCTTTTCCTTTGTCTTGTGTGGTCTTGTTACTTTGCCAAATTTGCGGCAAGTATAGAATTAAGTTGTTCAACCGATACACCGTATTTTTCGGCAAGCAATTCGACTGCGCTCTTTTCGGCTTTAGCGGCTTTTCTTGCGGTTGCTTTTTTGGCGGCTACTTTAGCGGCTAAAGAGTCAACGATATTGCGACGATACTCAAGCCAATAATTAACAAGTCTTGCGGCTTTTGCTGCGCTTTCGGGGCTGAAAACGTAGCCATAAAAATTGCGGTTTTCAGTTGCAAAAGTAGTGCATGAATTTTCGCCAAATTTTTCGGGGCTTTCGCTTGCAATTAAAATTGTGCAATTTGCAGTATCATTAATAAACTGCGAAATTTCGGCTTTAATTTCGTCTGCGTCTGCGTCTGCAAAATATTCGCTCAAATAATTGGCGCAATAAGGGGCGTAAACTTTAGCGTACAAAGTAGCTTGTAATTTTCTGAGCTCTGCGTCTGCGCTCTTTTTAGCGGCTTTAAAATCGTCTGAATTTTCAGCGGCTGAAATAAACGCTTTAATTTTGTCTGTTTCTGAAAGCGTAGAATTTTCGACTTTTTTCTCGCTTTGCTTTTCCATAATTGCTACTGCGTCTTTTCTTGTGTCGATAGTAGCTAAATTCTTTTTGTTCATAATTTAAATTGTTTAGTGTTTCTTGCTTCGTGCAAGTCCGATATTATATCTTTTCAGTGGCAAAGGTACAAACAATATTTGAAATATGCAAATATTTATATGATTATTTTTGCAAAAGGTGCAAAGTTTTCCGAATTCTTTACAAAAGTATGCACAAAAGCGGCAAATCGTGCAATATATAAGCGTATTTTTGTAGGTTATGCGTATTGATCATAACATAAGCAAAGGGGCAAAAGCGAAGCCAGACAAAGCCCAAAAGCGGCAAAGCCTACATTATATATATAATATGTATAGAGCGAATAAGGGGCTTTTATATGGTCTTGTATGGTCTTTTGTGGTCTTGTCTTTAATGTAGGCAATAAGGGCAAAGGGGCAAAGAATAAGGGGCTAAAGGGGCAAATATAGGCAATGAACAAAGCAAGAAAACGAGCTTAAAAAGTAAAAATAACATACAAAAAGTTAAGTTAAAATTAACTTTTTCATAATTGCAAATAACCAATTAAAACGTATTAATAAAAGTACGAAATTAACATAAAATAAGTACGAAAAATTTGCGAAAAGTACGATAAATAGGGCTTTAGTGGCGACTTTCGGCAAATGTTAAAAAATCATCGTAAAATCTTAAAATTGAGAAAGTTACATTATATTTATAATGTATCATTATTAAATCATTAATTTTGACACAAAAAGGCAGGGGAAGCCCCCCTCCAGATCAGATAAACCGCCGTTTTCACCTCTCACAAAAATTTTTTATTTTAATTTTTTATTATTTTTCTGATTTAACACAGTTTTAACACTTTGGTTTTGCATGGTGTCGATGTGGCTTGAAGTCCGATGTATAGGGCATAATGTAGGCAAATGTCTTAAAATCGACAAAAATCGAAAAATCGGCATTTTTTGGGTAAATTTTGTGTTTAATTTCTGTTAAAACTATGTATTTTCGATGTTTTTTCCCTACATAATGTAGGCAAAATAGATATTTTTCTACTGTTTTCTTGATTTTTCCCTACATATCGCATTCCCTTTTAAATAAAGGGTTTATCTTTGCATCATGTAGGCAAAATGTAGGCAATGTAGGCATTTTTGAGTGTTAAGAAATAAAATATTTATATTATAGGGTTAAATACGCGCATGAAGGGTTCCTTACATACATTGGACTTGCGTGAGAAGTTGAAGCAGGATTTCGTTGCGAGTATTGATCGCAAGGAACTCACTGAGGCTTATCATCAGCAGAGGTATGGTCACAGGCTGTTAGACTATTCCAACATTGTTTTCAAGGTTGGCAAGCAGTGTTTGCGCAGTTGGAACGGTGACATCTATCATTTCGATGGTAGGATATGGAATTGTCTCTCTGACTCTGAGCTTCGCGTCATGCAGTATAGTTTGAGTGATGCTCTTGTTGCGTGTAAGGTTGACAAGGATGACGTTGTTAAGTCCATTCAGAAGCTCTATAACAGTCTTTGCGATGGTGCAAAGAGTAGTGTATTGGAGTTATCGCCTTCCATTGTCGGTTTCAGAAATGGTATCTGGGATTTCTCTGACATTGATAATCCCGTGAAGTATGGCTTTGGTGAGAAGATGCCAGTCATTAGGTTGTTGGACTATGACTATGATCCCAATGCCACCTGCCCCAAATGGATTTCCTTTTTGAAGGGCATTTTGCCCGATGACCATATTCTGACTTTGCAGAAGTACATGGGTCTGGCTTGTGTTTATAGGCGTAGGATGACTCACAGAGTCGAAGAAAGTCTGTGGCTCGTAGGTACTGGAGCCAACGGTAAGTCAACCATTACCAATGTCATTACCGATGTCGTTGGTGGTTGGAACGTATGCAATGTCGCATTGGCTGACTTGGTAAGTGGCAATATGGATAGCAGAGCCAGGTTAATCGGTGAGCAGGTTGTGGGAAAGATATTCAATATCTGCGACGAGGTGCAGGCTTATGACATTACCAGATACGAGGATGCCTTTAAGAGTCTGTGCAGTGGCAGTCCTCAGACCACACGCACTATCAAAGGCAAGTTCGAGACCAAGGCCGATATTCCATTTCTAATCTTTTCCATGAACAACAAGCCCACGAATAGCAATATGGATAGGGCTATGCTTAGACGATTGATATTCATTCCGTTTAGGGCTGCTGTCACGGCGAAGGATATGGATAGGGAGTTAGGCAGTAACTTGCGCAATGAGTATTCCGGCATTAGGAATTGGCTCATTGAGGGCTATAAGAAGTTGGTGAAGGATGACTTTAGGTTCACCAAGGCCAAAATGAGCGATGACGAAAAGCGAAAGTATATGGTAGAGAACCGTCAGACCATAAGGCTTTTTATGAATGAGAAGGGTCTGAGGGAAAACTACCACATCAACCAGTTAGACGAGAAGCCCAAGCGCGTGTTGGCGAATGTCTTCTATGCCGAGTATGCGAAGTGGTGCAGGGAAAACGATTATGTTGCTGAAGAGGCGAATGCCTTTTATAAGTGGATGAACAGAACGCTCAGTGAGAGCCAGATACATAGGGTTAGCCTTGGCGTTGTCTATTCCATTTTCAGTGATCACGACTTAGAATATCAAATATAAAACCATTGTGCTATGAGTAGATTTGTAGAAATCCAGTGTATCATTGGTTCGGCAAAGCCAAAGCGAGTAATCAATTTGGATATGGTGTCTGAACTGAATGAAGAAAAGAAGATGCTTTACTTAGTTTGCGGCGGCGTTGTCAAGACCTACTGCCTCAGTGATGATAGCGTTGCCGTTGTCAAGCAGGCTATGACTGCAAGCAATAACACTTCAGTCGATGCCATGCTTCAGATGCAGCGTGACCTCGACGCATATAAGACCTGCTTCATCAATGCCATCGGCTATGCCAAAGACAAGTTCGGTGAGGGTAAGGTCATTCCTGCCATCGGCTTGTTCCCCGATGTCAGTGGTGAGGTCAACGATCAGATTTCGGAGGTTTGGGAGAGCCTGCGCACTCTCAACGAGAAATACCACGATGCTTTGGAGCAGCTAAAGAAGAATGGCATTGACTTCGTAGATAGCCATGCCCTTGACCCCGATAAACAATAAATGTCTATGGAATACGATGAATTTCTGAAAACGAGAAGAGAACTCAACGACACCCTTGAAAAGTTGTCGCAGGCACTCTTGACAATGGAAGTTGACGGTACTGACAAAATGGAATTCGTCATCTTGCATGAGCAATATCTGGAAACGGAACTGCAACTGCATCGTGTCGAAAGCCAGTTCTGGATGCAGATGTACTACAATAGCTTCTGGTTTATGAAGCGGAAGATTGCGAAGCAGTTCAACATCGTATCGGAGTTGCACGGACGCACATTGCATCGCCTTTATAGCGTGAGGATATACAAGAAGATGCTCCAGTCACAAATTAATGAGCAGTAGTTATGACAGGATTTCAATTATCGGATAAGACCGTTCTGTTTCTGGACTTTGATGACACCATCATCAAGACCATTAGCGGCGAGACCTTTGCCAAAGACGTTACGGACTTCCAGATCAAGAAGGATTTTCTTGACAAGGTGAGGGTTTCCATGCCAAACCTCCACATGGTCTGCATCGTCAGCAATCAAGGCGGCATTCCCCGCTATTGCAGTGAGCATGACTTCAACGCCAAACTTGCTGCCGTGAGAACGTTCATGGAATACTATCTCAATGACAATCCCAACGACATTTTCATTGATGTATTCTCCTACTATTGTGCGAGTGAGGACAAAACCAACCCCATGCGCAAGCCCAATCCCGGTATGCTCGAAAAGTTCTATGCCGAGAAGCTATGCTATGCCGCGCCCATCATCAAAAACAAAGCCAATATGCTTATGGTTGGTGATGCCAGTGGCAAGGAGGGTCAATTCTCCAACTCTGACAAGGAATGTGCCGAGAACTTTGGCATTGACTATCTGGACGTGGAAGATTTCTTAAACGCATAAGTCATGGAAAAAGCAAAGGATAAGTTCAAAATTGGTCAACTCGTCGTGATATTAGTCAATAACAGTCATCACGGCGACATCGGTAAGATTGTCGGATTTGATGATTACAACGAGTACAATGTCAAAGTTGCCTTTGAAGGAAACGAGGTTCAAGGCTATATGACAGCAGAGTTGAAGCCGATTCCGAGGTTAGGGCAGAAAATTTCTGTTTTTGGAAGGATAAAGAGAGCCTATTACCGTTGGCTCAATAGCGATCCCGTCAGCAAATGCCCCGTATATAGGAAAAAGGGTTGCTCCCATGTCGATGGTATGCTCTGCAACTTCCCCGACTGCCATATCTATCACGATTACATGGGTCACACCTTCTGTTCGTGTGCGAGTTGTCTGCTTAATAGTAATTGTTCGCGCCGTAACTACGGTCTTGGTTGCTATGAAGGAAAGCTCGAAGATTGTTGATAATTCTTTCAAATGTTGCAAGAATTGGAAAGAACTGGAATGTTTCACATAAATAAAAGTGTTATGAAGAAAATCGTTTTGTTTCTGGCTATTGCTCTAATGAGCATTGTCATGTGCTCTTGCTCTGAGAACTATTCTGAGGGTGAGAAGGTTGGTGTCTTGACGGAGTTTGCGAAGTCAGGACTACTCTGGGATTCATGGGATGGCAATCTCAACATCACGCAGACTGGCATGAATACGAGTGGCGACCCCTTTACCTTTTCCTTCGACAATGACCGCGATGACCAGTCGCAGTTGATTGACTTGATGAAGGAGGCGCAGGTTAAGGGTTGGAAAATCAAGATCAAGTACCATCGCGTTAGGGGATGGAATTGGTTCCATAATCGTGGCCGCTCACAATATTTCGTCAATGACGTGGAGGTGTTGGATAGTGCATTTGCCACTCCTTTACTGCGTAATATGCCTAATGCCGTTGATGCCAGTCCTGCCGGACACGTCATCGACACCATTTACTTAGTTATCGACAAATCACAATTTAATCACTAAAAAATTACAGCTATGGGAATTGTAGTAGGAAACAACAACCCCAAGACTATCAAGTCTGAGGAAATCGGCAACGCATATCGTCAGGGTATGAACAATGCCGCTGAAGCCGCAAAGAACCGTCTTGAAGAAGACCGTCTGTTTGAGAATGCTTCAAAACAGAGTGTGAATCGTCTCGACAAACCCGAAGAGACTGGTGGTACTATCGCCGAGCACAAGGCAGAGATTGAGGCTGAGAAGGCCGCAAAGGAAGCCGAGCGCAAAGCCCTTCTTGAAAAAATCATGGCTATGCCGGAGGAAGAGCGTGTAGGCGCACTCATTGACGCAGGCTTCAACCAAGAGGCTGCTGCTGAGAACCAGAGAATCGCCGATGCAAAGAACTGGAGTGCCTTGATTATCGTTCTGAACAAATACGGTGTCATCAATATTGCCGACGAGAACACACATGACATTCTCGAAAAGGCAAGTGATCCCGCAGGCACGAATGAAGACCGCATCGCCTTTGTGCGTGAGAACGGTATTGAAACTCTCGCCTCTCTCTTTGAGAAGGTCGTTAGTGGTGAAACCACCGTTGCCGACATCGAGAATGAGTTTGAGGAAAAGGCAAAGGCTGAAGCCGAGGCTGCTGCAAAGGCAGAGGAAGATGCAAAGGCTAAGGCCGCTGCTGAGAATGCAGGTGCAGGTGAGTCAGCCCCCACAGACGAAGCCCCTGCCAACGGTGAAGGTGGCGAAGGTGAAGGAACTGAGGCTCCTGGCACTGGTGATGCCGACGGTAAAGGTGAGGGTGAAGGTGGTGACAACGCTGACTCCCAAGAGAAGAGAAAGCCCGGTCGCCCCGCAGGTTCAACCAATAAAAAGTAATCTGTTATGTCGAAGATACTGAAACTCGAAGACCTGACGCCCGAACAACTTCGGGCGCAGGTTAAACTTTGCTTCAAGATGTTCAAGCAATGTCTGGACTTGCTGAATGGTGAGGATATTCCCGACCAAGCCGCCATCAAACTCGTTGATCCGTTTGGTGACAGCGATGACATGGAACTGTTCTATACCTGCAAAAGAATCGGTGGCGGTGGCGACCTCTCTGATGCCCTTGAAACCATCGACAAACTGAATAAGAAGGTTGAGAAGTTGCAGAAGCGTTTGGCAAAGAAGCACGATGAACTGGAGCAGCTACAAAATAATTGTGGCGGCATTCGCTTCAAATTGGAGTTTGACGTTGACCGCTTTGTTGAAATGACAAAGGAGGTTGCAAAAATCCTGCGAAAAGTCGGCGATCTCTCAGCGATGGAAGTTCATGGTATGCCAGAAGCCGCAAAGCAGGCATATCAGAAGTTGTGGCGTGATTTCGTTGAAATCGTACCCAAGGCCATGGCAAAGGCTGTCGCTGATAAATCCTTTGACGTTGGAAAGGAAAATATTCCCAACAATTCTGTCAAAGGTGTAAGCGAGAAAACTGCGAAGGAACTTGAAGACCGAATCAAGGCTTTCCGTCTTGACACATTTAACCTTCGTAAGCATCTGGCACAAATGCCTCTTCATCTTGATGCCATTGATGTTTTCGCCATGCCAATCATAATGAATCCAAACCAGATTTACCAATTCAATAATCCGAAGCCCGGGTTTAGTGTTGGTGACAAGGTTTTCTTCATGAATGGAAATATCGTGAAGTCTGGTATCGTGAAAAAGATTGGCAAGTTTGATGGAGGTTTCTCCTATCTCGTTGTCAACAAAGATGGCGATGTCCGCTATAAAGAGGAAGAAATCTTCCCCTCTGTCGAAAAATTGCTTGAAAATCTAAAGAAGAAATTCAATGGATAAAAAAGAGAATGCTGCCGCTGCTGAAAAAAAGGAGCAGCTACAACGAACCTTGGGTGAGGAATATGTCGCCATCAAAGGCTTCAAGTTGAAGCGTGTGAAATTGCTCGTTGATGTCAACGGGCATTCCCGCGAACTACTCCCAGGAGCCAAGATGACCGAGAAATTCCTTCAGAAGCAGGAAGCCGCAATTATCGGTGCTGTAAAGATTGCCGACGCGCAGGAATGTTGGTGCATAAGATTGCCAGAGACTTTTGCCATCGCAAATATCATCGTCAATCTCTATGAAAGCGGAACGCCCGAAGACGAAGCAATCCTTTCCACGCTTTTCTGCAACTATGCCAATGTCTCAACCGTATCAGACGGACTTTTCCACAACCTCGTACTGAGCTGCTGTACGCTCTATATGCTGAAGCAGGATAGGTCAAAGACGGCCAAGGAGAAAAAATCTGAGTATTACGGCGTGTTGAAAGACATGATGAAAAACGTCTTGAATGATCTCGAAACCTATGAGCAGGTTAGCCGTGAACAAATGGAAAAGGACAACGAAGCCTTTGAAAAACTGATTCAGGCGGGAGAAATGAGAGAAGAATTAAATCAGCCTTCCTAACGGGAGGCTTTTTTTATGCAGAAAAAATGGAGGTCTGACCCCTTCCACGGGCGACCTCCATCTGCGACTTGAAAGATATATGCTACGAAGATGCGCAGAATCTCCGCTTTTTTTTATTCCCCACTTAATTTCTCCTTTACCTTTTCCACATAATCGAGATATAGGGAGCAGTTGCAGCACTTCAGCGGCAGATAGATATTTATGGTGTCGCCATTCTGCCCCTGTTCCGTGAGTTTCGCATATTGCTCGTTATAGCGAAGAAAAGCCTCGCCACGTTCCTTACTTCCCTCCGGCAGTTTTCTGGCACTGCGTAAAACCTCCTTCAAAGCCTCTTCCTTTGAGATAAGTTCAATCTCAGAGAGTTTTTCTGGAATTGTAACGCCTGATTTTACGCGCTGGATTCTGGCTTCAAGCATCACCTTGAATTTTTTGTCTTCAAGAATTCCGTCACGGTGGCTCATATTTTTCTGAATGTCAAAAATCTCGCGTTCGGTATAGGCGATATTATAGGCATCTGGCTTTGAATATCCCAAAGCAATCAAATCAGCCATTAGTAGCTGCTCCGGCGTTACGTCAAATTTCTTCGCCTCTTTTTTTATCTTTTCTGAGAAATTCATAATTCTACGTTTTTATTCTTCGATAATTTTGTTAATGGGAACGGCGATGCAGCAGCAATGAGGATGGATCGGAGGAAAATGCTCCTTATCGTCAATGTTATGGAAGCCGACATTGCTATCACACATCTTACAATCGTAGCTGCTCCCGCGCATCACATAATATCCGGCAACACCCTCTGCTTCCATGGCCATGAGGTTTTCACGTCGCCATGCCATCAACAACGTTATCTTTGCCATGTTGGTGACGTTTACAGCACCGTTGTTGCTGAGTCCGACGGACGGGTGCTGAGTACCGGGGTCGTAGTGGATGCCTTTTGATTTGAGGTACATCGCGGCAATGCCAGGAACCGACATCGCAGACCTTACCTCTGGCGTAGTATATACGCTCTGCAATGCCCCGACAATCTTTGTGGTGGCGGTTGCAACGTCATGTCCTGCGATTTGCATGGATGCAATAAGGGCTTCGAGGTCGTAGAGATAACGCCATAGATAATCTTCAAGGGTATCTGTGAGGTTGCGGTTCTGCCTACCCAATGACATGATATAGGATATAATGCTGTCACGGTCATCACCTGCGTTAATGGCAGAGTATTGCTGAATGAGTTGCATAATCTCTTCCTCCACTCTTTCCATAACCTCCACTATCTCGCCATACATCGAGTCGTTGGACTGGAGGGTAAAGGCTACGGGGTCGATATTGTATTTGTAGCAGATGATAGTTATCTCCCTTGCGGCATTCCTCAGTATTTCCATGATAAGGCTTTCGAGAAGCGAAGCATAGTTGTTCCTTTCGCGGACGAATGCTTTCGCTTCATCGAAATCCTCTTGTGTAGGCTCTTCATACACACTGGTATCAAGCCTCATTATTGCTTTTCCACTCATACCTGATTAGTTTAGTGAGTACGATTCCATTTTTCCCAACCGTTCTTACCATCCTTGTTGCCCCAACGGTCATAGCCTGCCTTTTCGTAAGTGCCGTCGGCGGTTTTGCCGTGACCTTTGGCAATAGAACCCTTATGTCCTCTTACCTTGCGGGCTGACTTAGTGGTGGTGGTAGTGCCGTTGGTGGTTGTGGTTTCGTTAGAGTACGAGGCATCAATCTCTGCCATCTTTTCGGCTTCATCAACTGCTATCTCGCTCTGGATAATCAGTTTTTGCTCCTGCATCAGAAGCTCTTGCTCCTGCTCCTGCTTCTTTTCCTGCAAGATTCTGTTCCATTCCTGCGGTGTGGCATAAGGAGATTTCTCCGATGCCGTCTGCTTTGACAAGAAGCCGTTCTGCACCTGCGTAGCCAGATTGGTTGTCAATTCAGTTTCGTTGAGGTGGATATATGGCTTGATGTAGTGGCTGATCTTCGTATTCATGAAGTCAAGGCGGCGTTCTGCCTCCACGCCATAGCCGAACTTGAAGATATAGACGATGTGGTTGATAGATACCGCATATTCGTTGCTGTCACTCATGGCCTTGTTGTAGGCAGGGGTATAGAGCAACTTAATGGCAGCAGCGGGGAGGTCGCCGGACTTCAACTCTGGTGTCTTTACGACGTGACTCTGACAATAGATTTGGTTTTCCAAAATGTCAAGTTCTGTCTTATAGGCATTGGAGGCATCCTGACGGTTCAAGAATCCAATCTCTCCGTCTGAGGGGAGAATGAATATCTTACTGGCATGGCTCATATCCTTCTTAGTAACCTCTTGCGAACCCTCACCCTTTACATACATGATAGGCAGGCCGAAGTCATGGTTGTTCTGAGCCAGTCTGCTGAATGCCATTTCGTAGTTGTCGATGGTTTCCTGCGAGAACGTCCAACACGCACCGTTATCGTCACGTTGGTAGGCAACGGGTATGGTGTCGAAGCCATGCTCTTCTGGCGGGCAGTCGAGGTGGTAGCCATTGACATTGAACAATGACATAATGGCGTTTTTCCATTTCTCCAACACACCTTCTGGATCACCTTCGGCGGCAAAGCGGTAGTAGTAGGTGTTATCCCACACATCTACATAACGCCTTGTTGTCCTGCCACTCTCATCATAATTACTATATGTACGTGCAAATGCGTTGAGCTTTCCAGTTTTGAGGTCGTAGTGTGGATAGAGCTTATCGCCATTGAGGAAAGACAACACCTTCCAACCAAACTCTCCGTTGTCGAGATAGCCGACAAAGGCGGCATCGCCAGTAGCCTTAACGGATTTGGCGAACTGATACCAAGCCACCTCCATATTCTTGTCAGCCCACCCGGATTTGAATGCGTTGTAGATTTCGCGTGAGTTTTCATCCTCCTTCTTATCCGCGAGTTCAAACTGAATGTCGTTTCCAGTGAGGTGTGTGAGTTGGTTATGCAATATCACCTGCTGAAAGGCAAAGGCATATCGAGGCACTTCCTCCAGATACCATAGTCCATCGACGGTGTTCTGTCGCCAGACATCGGGATAGTATTCTCTGTCGTTGATAAGGTGTCCGCATGGGTCGAGTTCGCGGGCGAAATCCTCCTGCGTGACAATCTTTCTGCGGAGATAGTCTTGAACGGGGGATTCTTCCGTAATCTCATTCCATCTTTCACCGTGATCGTAATGACCGTCTGGCATTACACGGGTAAAGGGCTTCTTTGTCAAGATTTCCCTTAATGGCATGATTTTTTGTTTTGCTTCCATAATAAATCAATTTTAGAAATTACGAATCCATGAAGGGATGGCTATTGTCCTTTGGCTAACCTCAAAGTCCTGCCGCATCATCAGCGACTCCCAGAAGTCGGGCGACCACCCAACCAACTGTTTCATCTGCTCTTTCTTTATGATACACCAACCCTTATCGGCTTTGCTTTCATCCTGCCTCACGCATTTGCGCTCCAGTTGCAGAATGTCGGCGAGGTACATCACCTGCCCTTTTCTACCATTTTTCTTTCCCACCTCAAACTTCCGTCTGAGAATGTCTTCGTTGAAACTGATCTCTCCGGCAATGATTTTCTTTGCGAAGAGATACATACACTGAGATTTCTTGTTGTCGTAAATATTCTTGAATCTTTGCGCCACTGCCTCCACGTTGTTGAATGGGCGGGCTTCCTTGAAAAATCCTTTGAATGTTTGACCAAGGCCGTTGAGGTCGTAGGTGAAGTTCTTTTCCAACACACCCCATTCCTCCAGTTTGGCTTTTATAGCACGGCAAGTATCTACGCTATCCAACTTACATACAAACACATCTTCGACGTGCCAACCAATCCAATGCCACAACACGCAGTTGTCACCTCCAGTAAACGCCACGTCGCAAGTTGCTCTGTGTACGCCGTCGCCTCGCATCTGAGGATTCTGGAAGCAACGCTGCAAATGCACCATTTTGATAAGGTCATCGCCCATCGACATGAAGTTCCAGTTGCCTTGAAGGTCACGGGCTTGCTGTTCCTCTCCCTGCTGTGCCAGACCACCTACATAGTTGGGGTCGGTCTGAAGCAGTTTCTTGTTATATTTCAGTTCAGCACGGATGAAGGTAACGGATTTGGTGAACATGGTCTCTTTCCTAAAGCCCATTTCACCGTATTCGGGTTGCCACAGCTTATCAATCTCGTCTTTGCATTGCTCATAGACCTCTTCGGGAGTGTCACCCCAAACAATGGTATCTACGCTATCGCCCTTCATATAGCAGTAGCGTATCACGCCATTGCGCTCTGGAATGGCGAAACCATCCTCTCCAATCCACCAGTCAATGAACTTTCTAACCCATGACAAGGGATCGGGGTTGCAAGTGCCGATGATACGGTTTTTGATGTTGGCGGCATTACGGTTACAGGTAATGAGATACTTGAATTTCTCGTATTCTATCTGCGTAATCTCGTCAATGCCGATATAGCTGTATTGTCGGCCTTGGAATCTGTCTTTGAAGTCATCGTAGGCATCGGCGTAGTAGGTCAGAGACAATTCGGCTTGGCTGTCGAAGTACCATGTCAAATCGTCTTTGGACTTATTGAAGTGTCCGAATGGCGAATATAGGAGTCGGCTGTCACGGATGATATTCGTGAGGTCATCTTTCTCCTTACGGAATATAATGCCGTTGAAGCGGGGGTTGTCGATGTCGTACATCGGCTCCATGAGCAAGGTGAAGGTATTGTGATTTATCGTGAAGTCATCACTGAGGTACAAATGGTGGTTTCCGCTAACGGTTATGCACCTGCAATTTTTCTTCGTCTTGTTTTTGGTGACGTACAGCACTTTTTTCGTGAGGCAACCGCGACTGCTTGGGTCTTTGGGTTTTGCGGCATTTTCGTGGGCACGTTCCTTGTATGTGGTTTTTACCCAAATATCCTTGTCATTAGGCGCAATAATCTGAACCTGCCATTGTCCTATGCGTTCGGGGTCATCCAAAACCTCAGATACTTTCGCCCACATTCCCAGAGACCTTGCTAACGTAGCCACGTCTTCGATGAATTTCTTGTTGGTATTTGCGAGATACGGATGCTTGCTTTTTGACCTGCCGTTTTCAACGAATATTCCTCGCAGCAAATCCCAACGCGCCTGAACGGAGGCGGTAAGGTATTCTTTTGGAATGCGCGATGGCTGTTCGTTACGGCAACACGTAATTTTCCGTCGGTTATCGTCGGTTACTCCACGCAGATAATAAATGCCGTTAATGATCTTGACCTTATATCCGTACTTGAAAGCAGCCCTTACAATCGTCGGGCTATTCTTCAGATAAACGCCCTGCTTTGAGAAATCCCAGGAACCAGAGCCACAGATATGTCCGAAAATGAAGGGATGAATTGGAAGGTCAAGCGGTGTCATTTCCTCGTTAATATCCACCTCTCCGCAAATCGGGATTTCTACGAGTTCTTTTCCGCGACGCAGTGACATCGGAAATTTCGCGTCGATTTTATAGTTATCCATCAACTCCCGCGCCGTATATTCCTTAAAATCGCCGGAACATACTTTCTTCGCCCAGAATCGGTGTTCATCCATACACTGCAACGTCGTACCGTCATCGAAATGGAAGGTGTAGATGGTGTTCATTCCTTTCTCGAAAATATTCGTCACTCTCTGAACACCCTCGTATGGCGTACAAATTCTGTCGCCGATTTTCAGATCGCCCATTAACTTTGTGCCGTCGGGCGTAATTATGGGCGTGTCGTATGGGTTGGCTTTGCCGCCGCCACGATTTCCTCCAGTAATGAGAATGTCAACGCTTGCGTGTAAATCGTCTTCCTGTGGGCCGAGTTGAGCGATGAAATTATTCGACTGGATTTTGTCTTTTTCTCGCTCCCGCAATTCGTTTATGAATTCATTCGTCAGCACTGGTTTTCCATCTTTTGTCAAAAAACCCGTAAAATTATTCATCTGCATATATCTTTGAAATTCATGCGCAAATTTAGAAATTTCTCTATCAAAATAGATATTTATCATCAAAAATGTAAAGATTTCAGAATATTTATATCTATTTACGTGAAATAAAATCTAAATTTGTCACGAATTTTTACCCAATTAAAAAATTAAGTATGGAGAAGACAAACTTAGTTCAAGAGTTCAAAACCCGTGTTGGAGAAGACAATCACGAGTTCATTAGCGACCAGACATTTGAGTCTATGGCCGAGGTGTATCTGCCACGTTTTGCCGAGGATGACAAGATCAACGATGATACGTGGAATGAGCCAATCACTGCGTTAAAGAATTTCGCAGGTCAGGCAAAGGCTTCACGCATGAAGTTTGCGCAGGACTATGAGGCTCAGAACAAAACCAAGGTACAGAAAGCCATTGATGATGCCGTCGCAGCGGCCAAAGTCGAATGGGAGAAAACCAACGGCAAAGGTGGTAAAGGCGAAGGTGATGGTGATGGAAACGGCGATGGTAATGGCAACAAGGGTGGAGAAAACACTGATGTTGCAAAGGCTGTTGAAAAGGCACTCGCAGACTACAACAAGAAACTTTTCGGTGAAGACGGAAAGAGTGGCTTGATTGGTGGTCAGCTCAACCAGACCGCAGAATTCATCAAGACCCAGAACCACAACCAAGAGCAAGCCCAACTCGCCAAAATCGGGCAGGAGCTGAAGGATTTCCTCAAAGGTGAGAAAGCCAACAAGGATTTCGCCATCAATCTCGCCGTCAAGAATATTGTCGGTGGCATTGAGAAGGTTGCGGAGGCAGACGTTGACAAGCTCAAACTCTCTGTCAAAAAGGAGTACGAGTCTGTCTATAAGGAAGCCTATGGTGACGGTGGAAAGCCCTTTGGCGGTGTCTCAGCAGGTGGTGAGGATGGTGATGGAGTTGACGAAGAGGTTAAGAAATACCTCGAAGACAAGTTCAAGAAAGACCAAGCCAACGCTGAGAGACAGAAGACTATCAAGGAGGGTCTGGTTTAGCAGATTCTAATGTTTAACAACAAACTCGTTTTATTATGCCAATTCAAGGTACTTTCAATCAGCAAGTCCAGTTCTCTGGAAAGATTGGTGGATTCCGCAAGGTGTTTGAGGGTGAGGTGAAACTGCTTGTCGGTGGTTTCAACTACGACATCAAAGACCTTCCCGCCGCTGGCAACGTACTCCCGGCAGGCACTCCCGTGTATTGTGACGAGCAGGCTCGTACCATCGTGCCTCTTATCACTTTCCGCGTCAAGGCAGTTGCCGAAGGTGAGATTCGCGTTGAGAAGTTCAACGAGGGCACCCGCGCAAAGGTAGGTGACTCTCTGATTGTCATCCCCAACAACCTTACTACTGCTGCCGCCGCTGCTGCAACGGTTACGGAGATCGACAACTCTAATGCAGACTTCGACATTCTGACGGTGAACGCTGTTCCCGAAGGAATGGTTGAGGGTTCGATTCTGTGTATCGCCAACGCTCAGTTGAAGCCCAAGTGCGTACCCAATGCCCTTACCCCCTACGACACCTGCCTTGCAAAAGAGGCTGTTGCCGCCGATGGTGATGGTGCTTGGAACTGCCTCGACTTCCCTGTACTGGAACGTCGTATGCCGCCTATCACCGATGCCATCAAGAAGGCTCTGGCTGATGCAGGCTGCTTCTTCCGTTGGTCTAACCGTAAGTAAAAGTTAAGGAGGAACTGAATTATGAGAGACGTTAGTCAATATAACATTAATGACCTGCGCCGCTATGTCAGTGCGCAGAATTTCGGTATGATCCTTGACCGTACCAACGAGAAGTACAATACTGCAATCTGGCGCAAATATGCGGATTGGGGTCGCCCATCCAACTCTAAGGAGTGGATTCAGGGTCAGAAGGAAGTTCCCATCCTCGTTCGTGCTTCGCTGCTTGGCACTCACTCGCAGAAGCCACAGCGTAACGGAGAGGGTTGGAAATACTACGGTGGTTCTATCTTGAAGATGGGTCACGGCTTCAGCATTGATGAAGACGACCTCTTCAAGATGCGCGACGAGCGTGACAAGACCCAGGTACCGTTCCCCATCCTCATGACCGAGAAAGTAGAGACTCGCAGCAACGCCATGATTGGCGGTGTTCATGCCGAGTTGAACTACGTGACCTTGCAGGCTCTCTCCACTGGTGAGATTAAGGAGTTCAGCATTGACGGTACGAAGTACGACTTCAAGTTCCCGATTGCTGACAACCACTTCATCAAGACCGAGGCCGGTAAGGAGTGGTGGACTGTTGTGGGTGGCAAGATTGTCGCCAACGAGAATGCTGATCCTATTCAGGATATGCTTGACGCACAGCAGTACCTCACCCGTGACCTCTTCCTCGCCGTTGACCACTGGAAGATGGCTAAGGAATTGTTTGACCGCCTGCTGAAGCACCCCGCCGTGATTCACGCTTGTCTCGCCCGCGCCAACTACTTCAATCCCAGTGATGTGAAGCTGAAGCCCAGTGAGATTCTGTCGTATATGCACGACATGGGTGTGTGGATGTTCGACGTGATTGACTTCAAGAGCCGTCACGAAGAGGATGGTCTGGCAATCCCCGATGCTCCTGCTTTCGACGAGCACAACCTTGTTGCTTGCAACTCTGGTATCGTGCCGTTTGAAATGAAGTGTACCAACTCCATCTACATCGACCGTCAGCAATTCACCTCTCAGATCGGTGCAAACCACAAGTATCACCTTGTGGAAGACCGTATCATGGTTCTGAGTTCTACGGAAGAGCGTCCGTTCAAGAACGTTGTAGACTGCGAGTTGTACGCCGCTCCCGTGTTCAACAACATTCGTGAGATTGGTTTCTTCACCGTATGGAAGGAATCATAAACTGATGTGATATGCCGATGGAAACTTTCACAATCGAGCAATACCTAAAAGGCAAAGTCCGTAATGTAAAAGTTACGGACGATGCCTTACCTACCATCCTCGTAGATGCAGGCAAGAAAGCGGGGGCTAAGATTGAGGCAGGAGCCGATGTCGAAACCCTCAGTGAGAAGCAGCTTGACTTAGCGACTGCCTATCTCTATGTCTGGATTGCGGGATCACCCACGATGTCTGAGAAAGTGAGTGATAAAGATGGTGACTGGTCACACTCTGAGGGTGGTGAGCAGATGTCGGCAAACGTGTTGAACCGTTTTCTGCGTATGGCCAATGAGATATTCGAGAAGTATGAACTGCCGAAGGTAGGGAGTAATTCTTGGGATATGATTGGCAATGGTTTTCATAATATCCGCTATTCTGGAGGTCGTAAAACCCGATAACTGCTATGGCTGTAAGCAATCCCAGATTCCCGCATCACTGCACGATAACGCGCCCAGGAGCCTCTGATCCGTCAAAGGACGAAGGTGAGAGCATCGTGATATATGATGGGATTTGCCGTAGTTATGATGTTCAAACAACGTCGGACAAAGGTGATGTGGTCGTATCGAACCGCAAGCTCGCTTTGCCTCAAAAACAGGACGAATGGACTGAAGAGACTATCCCGCAGGAAGGGGATGAAGTAGTTGTCGATAAGTTTGGATTCAAGGAAGAGGGAATAGTGATTGACCGTATGCCCGGAAACCTTGGCACACATATATTGTGGAAGTATGGACGCAATTAACAGAAGCAAGGTCAAGAATGCAGTAGATAATTACTGGAATGACATTCTCAACGAGGTTGAGGGTCAATGTAAGACCTATTGCATGAAACTCTGCACTGAGGCTGTTAAGGCGAGACAAACCAACCCCAAAGCCCACAACTTTACGGGTAATTTGCTCAACTCAATAGTCGTTTGCCTCTATCGCAAGGGTGAACCCGTCATAGCCTATTACGCAGCTCAGTATGCGGCTGAAGCCATTCAGATGAAGATGAAGCAGCGCAAGCGCAGACGTTATTTCTTCAATCCCGATTACGACGGAGAAAACTCAGCGTATTTGCCTACGATTCAAACTAATGGTGGATGGGGTGTAGATGATGCCAGAGAATATTTCTACGAGCACAAGCCCAACGGCAATAACCTATTCGACATAGTAGTTGCCTATCCCGTAGAATATGCACAATGGATCGAAGACCATAGAGCAAGCACTGGTATCGTTCAAACCTATCAATATGCGGAGAATGTTGGTATCAACTTCCTTAAAATTGCAGCATAATGGCAGATCAAGAGAGAAACCCACTGGAGATTATCTATGATGAATTGATAGACTTCGCGGCTAACTATGTTGACCGCAAGACCGAGATTTTCTTAGGCAACCGTCCAGACAAGACCGCCGATACGATGAAGCGATTCATTACCATCGAGCTGCCTGCCGAGGTCAAAGACTACGCAGCGGGAAACATGGATTTTGCATTGCATACTCGCGGCATTCTCTACGTCTATTGCAAGGCTAAGAGCAACACCACGCTCAACTTGCAGGCTCAGACTGGTCTCGCCTATTCTGTAAAGAAGGGATTTCCGTATAACGCAGAGCATATCAGTGCCACGAAGCCCTCTATTCTGCATGGGGGTTATGACAAAAACGGATTCCACGTCACATCTATCACGTTTGTTCTTAAAACTAAAGCAAACGCATTTATAAATTCTTAAAAAGTTTAGCGATATGAAAACGAAAAGTCAACTTCAAGCCCATGTGCTTACTGGTATTTCCTCGCTGTTTGCGATGAAAGGTGGTTTCGCCACTACCGAGAGTGAAGGTGCTTATGCCGCAACTCTTGACGAGAGCAAGATGTGTGAGTTCCCCTGTTCTGAGGACTCTGGCTTCAGCTACAATGAGGGTACTCCTACCACTGACGGCTTCAAGATTCACGGTCTTGGCGTGTTCTGGACTTCTAAGATGACTCCCGGCGATACCGAGATCACCATTGAAATCCCCTGCCACGACACCGACATTCTTGATTACTGTGGCTTCACCGCTTCCGACCTCACCGTTTCTGGTTCTGGTACGGTATTCAATGGCAAGACCTTCAAGGGTAAGACCTTCAGCGGACTCCGCAAGGCCGTTATTCTTGGTCTCTTCGCCCTCGACGATACCGAGACCAACGCTTTCTTCGTAAAGAAGGCAAAGCTCATGGCAAGCGTTGTATTCGACGGCTCAAACAAGCCTCTGTGCGTTACTCTCACTGGTTCTATCCAAGAGGGTGCTGCTGTCGATGCTCTGGCAGTCGTAGAATTGCAGAGTGCATAATCTGGTTTTTGGAGAAAATTTCTTTTCCACAAAATACCTACTTTCTGAGGGGCGGTGACGGTTATATGCCGCTGCCGCCCTTTTTCCAATTAAAAACAGAGAATTAAACAAAAGGTAGAATATGGAAAAAATTGATGAAGAGCCTAAACTGAATCAGCCGAGCGAAGACGCACAGCGGGAATATTTGTCGATGATAAACGACGATCCTACTGAGGTCGGCATTTTACGCACGAAAAAGAAGTATAAGATGTATTGGCTGAAAAACGGTCAGTTGGTGAAGCTGTCACGCCTGCTTCTGAGGAAAAAGGACGTTGACAAGCCCGAAGACTCGAAGACTACTGGCAGTGACGTACTTGACGAAATTCTGGATGATAACAAGTTGGCTTGCAAGGCAGCAGCGATTTACCTGCTGAACGGGTATTGGAAATTGAAGTTCAAATACTGGTTTCTCTGGCGTTGGTTCTACTATGTCAGACAATACGACAATATGCAGTTGCTTGAAATCCTCACCACAGGTAAAAAAAAAGTTCCGCTGGTACAATTCTTCAACAGTACCACATTGCTGATAGGGGCAAAGGGTACGCTGATACAGATGACAGCGAAGGAAGCCGAAGCTACCCTTCAAGAACTCGCTACGGAGCGGCTTTCTCAGACCGAAAACAAAGACAATGGCTCGTAATGCCGCGCTATTTTTTCTTCGGTTTGATAAGGGTTCAGATGTACGAATATTATTGGGGTCATACAGCAGCGCAAATCGAACTGATAGAAATTGATGCGCCGTTTACCTGCTATAAAAAGCGTGACAAGAATGATGGTAAAAAGCCAGGTGAATCCGGCTACATTCCAGACGAAGAAAAACTGAAGAGGTCGGTAGAGAAGTGGAAAGAGCGTAAAAAGCGCAGGAAATTCGACATGAAGCATTTCCTCGCCACTGGAGAGAAAATTCCAGTGAATCAAGAAGAAACTGAATAAAAAATTAAGGATATGGCACTAAACGCATTAGCTTTTGAGATAGGAATTAAGGAGGCGAAAAACTCTGAATTAAATTCCATTGTTAGTAGGCTCAATCAGTTGTCGGGTAAAACCGTGACGATTGACGTTAAGGGTGTTCCAGAACTGAATCAGCTCTTGAATCGGTTAGGGCATGATAATAACGGCTTCACGTTCAAGTTGCCAGACCTATCCACTTTTATGGAGCAGGTGAAAAGCGTGAAAAATGTTACCGAAAGTCTGTTCTCGAAACAGAACGCAGGTGACATTCCCGCTTTTCAGTCGGCTTTACAGCAGATGCGTGAGCTGTCTGCGGCCATCGAGAAATTAAAGAACGAGAATCTGTCTCTGCAAACGGGGCATAGTTCCGACATCTTTAATCGCATCCAGAAAATGGGCACCGCGCTCAACTCTGCTTTCTCCGAAGTTCCAAACGTAAATATTCAGTCCATGACTGGATATATGAAGGAACTGACTGCCGAAATGCTGAAATTCCAGTCGGCCATGGAGAAAAAAGGCGGCATGAAGAATTTCAGCGCAGAGGCTCAGACGGAGATTTCGCGTGTCATGCGAATGTTTGACCAATTATACAATGTCGGCAATGACAGTTCGACATTGAAGATTTTTCAGCAGCAGGTCAGAGCCGTTGCATCCATCGTCATGGAGAGCATCGGCAATGTCGTTTCAGAAATCAACGCCGTAAAGAAAGCCATCCAACACGATAATTTCAGCGCATTTTCTGAGAGAATAAAAAAGGCTGCTGATGCAATGGAAATTCTTGACGCGAATTTCAAGAAATTCCACCTCACAATTTCCCAAGACGAGGGAATGCGGAATTTTATGACGGGATTAGGCGAGGTCATCCGCAATGTCCGCGCAACCATGTCCTCGTTGAACCTTACTGGAGGCGATACTGGTGTCAATGCCCTTACCAATACCATCAAGAGCGTAGAACGTGCGAAATATGCCGTCTATGAACTTGACAAAATTCTCCACAATGCCAACGCCGCTATGAAGGTCGGCAACGAATTCGGAGGTGACACCACCAAATTGCGTGAGCAGATTGAGTTGATGAAGCGGTTCAAGGCTGAGTTGGATATTATCTCCACTACTGGCAGTTTTAAGGGTATGAGCGCAAGCGACTACCTCAATACTGCTGACTTCAAGATTGCGAAGGATATTCTTGTCAATCTCATTAAGGAGCAGGAGCGTTGGAACGCTGAAATGCAGAAGACGCAGGGTACTGCCTCTTCCACTGCATCGGCAGTACGTCAGCTCTCCAATGAGGAAGAGCGTTTGGCACAAGCCATCCGTCAAAGCATCAATGCCGGACAGCACCAATCCCAAGTCCTAAGTGATCTGAGGGGTATGATGATGCAGTACCTCAGTGTCTATGGCGCACAGCAATTCGTGAAGGAAATGGCTAACATCACTGGTGAACTTGAACTTCAACAGAAATCGTTGGAGGTTATCATCGGTAGTGCAGCCACAGCCCAACAGCTCTACGGACAGATCAGAGATTTGTCGCAGATGTCGCCTTATACCTTCCAAGACCTTATCAAGTCAACCAGACAGTTGGCTGCATTCAACATCGACACGCCTCAGTTGTACGACACCATGAAAGCCCTTACCGATATTGGTGCAGGACTTAGCGTTGACGTTCAACGCCTTATTCTTGCATTCGGTCACGTCAAGGCTTACGGCTATCTCTCTGGTATTCAGAACCGCCAGTTTGAGACAGCAGGTATCGACCTCATGGGCGAACTTGTCAAGTATTACAACAACCAAGCCGATGAAGCCGCAAAGCAGGGTAAGGTCATGGAGCGCGTCACACGTAAGAGCCTATATGGTCGTATGCGTAAGCGCGACATTCCTTTTGAGGACGTGCAGAACGTGATATTGGGATTGGATAAGGAAGGTGGTCAGTTCTACAATATGCAGATACGCCAGTTTGAAACCCTTGGTGGTAAACTGCGTAACCTCCGCAACAACTACAACATTATGATGTCGGAAATGGGTAAGGCAAATCACGGTTTCCTTACCACAAGCGTAGATGTCATAAATGATGTTACCGAGAATTGGCGCACCTATTATAATATTATAATGGATGTCGTATGGGGCTTAGGAGCAGCTAAGGTTGCTATGCTCGCATACAATGGCATTATGGGTAAGCAGGCATTGGCAACATACGGTGCTTTGATGGCGCAGGTTCAGAAAGAATCGTTCCAGAGAAGCCAAGTCGGTGCTGTCAATAATATGTGGAGATACCAATCTCCCATCAACGGCAAGACCCGCTATGAGTTGGGTAGCAGCAGCTATGGCGCAAAGGGTTTGTTGGCATCGCAGGTTAAGGAAATTGCATCGAGCAAGGAACTTACCGCCACACAAAAGATGCAGATAGCCCTCAGAAATAATCTCTCCAAGGCCGCGAGAGCACAGATTCTTGCAAGTGCAGGCGTTAATGCCGCCACTATCAAGGAAATCAACTCTATGTCTGCCTACAACCGCACCATGCTTCGTGTTCAGCTCAGTCTTCGTATGCTTGCAGCAGAAATGAAAGCCACGATGATTGCCATGGCCACCAATCCTATGACGTGGATATTTGCCGCCGTCACTGGTATCATGGCATTGGTATCGCATTCGCAGGAGGCAAGGCAGAAGATTGACGATCTGGCTACGTCCACTGGTGAAGCCGCAAGGCAAGACGCATCGGCACTCACGGATTTCCTCGACAACTATAAAGACATCTACAAACAGAGCGCAGGCGGTAGTGTCAGCAGAGGTGGTGTACTCTTCGACATCGACAAAGCGGCTATTGAGGCTCACGGTGTGAACCAAGTGCTTGATGCCTTTATGGAAAAGATTCAGGATATGTCACCTATGTATAAAGGCGACCTCTTTGACATAGAGAAATTCGATAAGCAAGCCGATCAAGCCGTAGAAGCAGCAAAGAAGGTTGCTGCTATGGAAACCGCTAAGAATATCGTTGGCAGTCACCAGAGTTTCCTTGCAGACCTCAACGCAAAGACTGGTGGTTGGGGAACGGCATTTACCGATGCCAGTGGCGAGAGACATGGCGAAGGATTCTGGACTGGAGCATTGCATAGCCAAGAATTCGGCACTAATGCCAAAGACTATGCCGATGCCCTAAGTGAGAATATGACAGCCCTTACCAATGTCAACAAGGAAGAGCTGCGTAATTTCTTCCAAGAGAATGAAGCCATTTTCAAGGAAATGGCAGAGAAATACGGACTTGACATCGTAAAAGACCGCGATGCCATATTCAGACGTTGGCTGAAGAGCCTGCCTAATACTGGAGGCGATGACAACAGCTTTATGCCTAAACTCACGTTCAAGAATGGCTCAGTTGCAGGTGAGAACACCCTGCCAAAGACCATTTGGGCTGCTTTCACCTCAGAGAAAGCACTTCGTGAGGCAAAGCAGGATATGGAAGACCAAGTTCCGATTATCGTTCAGGGCTTGCAAAACAAGTTCAATCAAGAGATTGCGAAACTGCCGAAGGATATGCAGTCAGATGTCTTCGGCTATGCCCTCAATGACTGGATGAATAAGTTGTTTGAGCAGGAGAAAATGACTGATCCCGCCGCTCAATCCCAAGTCATCAACAGCATATTGTTGAATAGTCTGGGTCAGAGCAGCGAGTTCGATGCCGTCATCAATCAGCTTATCCTAAAGAACTTGGGCGCAAAAGCCAAAGAAGCCCTTGGTGCAGTCGTTGACGAAAACTCTCAGTTTACCGACGAGAAGGTGCAGGATGCACTTCGCGCCCTTACCTCCGATTTGTCTTCACAGAACTGGCTCTGGAATCAAGCCCTGCAAAACCTCATTAAAGACACGCCGAGGATTTTCGAGTCTGCTTTCAATGAGGCTTTGAAGTCAAAGAGTCCGTATCAGGAATTGTGGCAGGAACTTGCAGGAAACAAGCATAAGTTAGGTGATACCACCTTTAACTCCCTTATCAAGAGTTGTGAGACCTTCACGGATTGGGTTGACAAGTCAAAGAAGAAATATAAGGAGTTGAAGGATGAAATCGCCACCAATGCCCTGCATATTAAGGTAAAGGCAGATTTCCAAGGCGGTAGTGCCGAGTCCTTTGCCAAATATATGAAGGAAAAGTTTGGCGTTGACGTAACCAAAGACAACCACATCTTTGATTTCTCCGGCTTTGAGAAGAGCGCAGGAATCAGTTTCGATGAAGCCAGGAGCCACTATAAGAATATGGTGGCTATGGAAGGTTATGAAGCCTACGCCAAAGCCGAGGGTATTGACCTCTCCGACAAAAACAAGAATAAGGGAGGCTCAAAATCCTATCACGATGAATTTGCTAAGAGGTGGGATGAAAGAATCCGCATCCTCAAAGAAGCCTACGACTGGTATGATAAGTGGGAGAAAAAGGTTGGTCACGAAGCCGCTATCAATGAGGTCGTAGAGAAATACGGTGATATTTTCGACGAATGGCGCAAAGACCCCAATATCAAGTTGAGAATGGATATTGATGTCAACAACATTGCCGAGTACGCCCAATACATCGACCAGATACGCCGCGATGCCCTTGCACGTTATAAGGAGCAGAGGGGGCAGAAAAAGTTCAATAACGGTGAGCAGGCACTTAGGGTTTTGCGTCAAGCCGAATCCCTCCTTACCGACATCAACTACGATTCTCTCACTCGCGCCTCAGAACGTTGGGCTTCGCAGATGGCAAAGCAACTCGACGATCTGACAAAGCGTTGGGATATATACAAGTCCGTTGTCGAAACCACTGGTGATAGGATGCTTGCTGCAAGCCTCGCAGATATTGGCGGTGAACACGTCTTCCGTACACAAGCCGATGCCGTTCGTAGCGAGATAGAGGACGTTCTGAAGCAATCCAATATTCTGGATAAGATAACCTTCGACACCTCCATGTCTAATACGCAGATAAAGGATATGGTTACGGCTGCTATGCCAACCCTTAACCGTATAGACTTTGCCGACGAGGATTCATATCGTAAGGCATTGCAAGGCTATCAGCAGCAGATAGAGGGTATCGTCAACGCTATGGAGAAATGGCGTGAGATACAGATTACCGTAAAGAATGATGCTATCACTGCCTATGCAAAGATGGTTGTGGACTCTCGCTCATTGAAAGACAAGATAGCCAAAATCAATAGCGAGTATCTGGCTACCATTACGCATTTGAATACGTTGAAGAGAATCGGTAAGATTGGTCAACCCGAATATAACACCCGCAAGACTCAGGCTGAGAACCAGAGGAAAGTGGAGAATATGGAAGCTATTGTCAACAGCACTCAGATTGATCAGGCTTTCGGCATTGTCGGAAATGTGCTCAAAGGCACGGCAAGGGAACTTGACCGTCAGTTATCCGCTATCATCAATGGTGAGGACTTCAAGAAGCTAACCCCAAGTCAGCAACAGCAGTATATTGACTTGCAGAATAAGGTTAGTGGTGCTTCTCAGACCGCAACAAGCCCGTTTAATGTAGGGGCTTGGGGTGATGTGATGACGGCCAAGGAAATCTTTGTAAAGAACGTAGCCGCACTTGTTGATAGCATGAAGCGGTTGCAGCAAGCCACTGCCGAGGAAACTAAGGCCGAGGAAGATTATCTCAATGCTAAGACAAAGGCTGAGAAAGACGATGCCAAAAAGCGTAAGGAGGAAGCCACTAAGAAGAAAAAGCAGGCTGATAAAGAAGTAAGCGAGAATCAGTCCAATGTAAACCAAAGCGGTCAAAATCTCAAAAAGAAGAGTGATGATATTGCCGATGGTCTGGATAATTTCTCTACCGCACTTGGTCAATTTACACAAGGCTCTTTGTCAGGGCTTGTGCTTGGTATCGGCAATATCGTAAAAGTCATCAAGGGTGATGGCGAACTCGCTAAGAATGTCGGTCAACTGTTCGGTGAGGCAGGAAAGAGTATCGGAGGCGTTGTCGGCGCGATATTACAGATTATAGATACGCTTGGTGATGATCCAGTGGGCTTTATCGACGGACTTCTTAACAAGATTGCCTCCGTCATCGAAGCCGTTATCTCCAATATCCCGCAAATCATCGGCTCAGTGGTGAAGGGTGCGGGTAACATTGTTGCAAGTGCCATTGACGGTATCGGTGGACTCTTCGGACTCGACTTCGGACTCTCTGACTTGTTTAATCCAGACAAAGGACTGCAAGAGAAGATTGAGGAACTGAAAGCCGAGGTTACGAAAATCGAGAATAACACGGCATTGATCCTCAAAGCAAGAGAAAGAACCCTTGGTTACGATACTGGTAATAACCGCCAGTCGTATTCTTCCCAATACTACCATCAAGAAAATGTAGATTTTGCAAATAAGCAAACTGGTCTTTTGGGTGCAATATTGAAGGGCAGTAGATATGGTAGAGGATTCAATTCCCCTGCCGAGGAAGCCATGTATCACTACTACCAAGAGAATGGTGATGGTACTGGCTATAAGCAGCAACTTGCAAATCTCCGTTCCGAGAGAGAGAGGTACATGGAAATGTATAATGCCGAATATGATAAGAAGGATAGTTCGGATTCTGCATTGGAGGAATACAAAGGTAAGATTGCCGAATTAGACGATCAGATTCATTACTTCGCCTTAGACCTTGCAAACGAGTTGTGGGGTATTGACCTCAAAGGATGGGCGCAACAGCTTACCGATGCCCTCGCTACTGCTTTCGAGAATGGTACGGATATGGCGAAAGCCTATAAGAATGCCGTTGAGGATATTCTTCGCAGCCTTGCAAGTAAGATGATGCAACTTGCTATAATTGAGCCTATCATGGATAGGTTGCAGGCAAAGATATTCGGCGTAAAGAATGCCGATGGCACATGGACTGGAGGCATATTCGACATTGACAACCCCGAAAAGAGCGCAAAGCAAGTAACTAATGTTATTTCTCAGTTCTTTGGTAAGGGTGGTGAAGGTGAGCAGGCTATCAAGGCAGGTCAGCAATTCCTCCAAGCCTTTGAAGAGGGTGTCAATCAAGCCGGACTTTCCATCAAGAATAAAGAAACAAGTTCGCTCAGTGGCTCTATCAAGAGCATTACCGAGGAAACAGCAGACCTATTGGCAAGCTATATCAATGCCATCAGAGCTGACGTTGCTGTTAATAGAATGCTTCTGACTCAGTTCGTGTCTGAGTATTGGGGAGCGTATATGCAGCAGGTTACTTCTGTTAATACAACCTTGCGCAGTATTGATAAGAATGTGGCTGCTTTGGCGGTGATGTTTAGCGAGACTGGAAAAATCTACGGCATGATAGAGAATATCAGCAACAGACTTGATAGGTTCGCTAACGGTGTTGACGGAATAAAGGTGCAATAACACGTTCTGGAATAATTGTAAAAAAGAAGCGGTAGTTCTCACGAATTTCCGCTTCCTTTTTTTTTCTGTAACATTAAAATTATAATGTTGCTGAAAAAACCTAAAACTATAAATATTACTACTAACCTAAAACAATTATTTATTACTATGAAAAAACCTTATTTCTTCAGCCAGTCCAATTCTTCCCTTACCTTAACATCAGAATCTGCTATGATTACTGAGTCTTGGGAATGATTGATAATTACCACCTTCGCCTTATCCTTCTGTTCGACGCGAACGCAGGCATCGTCTAATACATGAACCAGAACAAAGGCGTTTCCACTGGCTAATATTTTTATGTCTGAGCTGTCACGCACATATATCAAGCCTTGGTTCCTGGCATTGAAGCGCATGGTAGATGTGGAATTTCCACAGACCAAAGCCCGGGCAGGATTCAATAGAGAATATTTGTCATCGACGAGGACGTTGCTTTCGCGTCTGAATTCCAAGTCGAAATTATCCTTGATGAATTGGTTGGTTGGATAGCGGTATTTCAGGCAGAAATCCATGCCCTCAAAAAACTTATCCACCATTTTCTCTTTATTCCAGTCGTTTTTCCAATCGCCCTGCCACTGCTGACACAGACCGAAGGAAATCGCGTCGTTACGCAAAGCATTATTCAGTTTTTCTATTTCCATACCCTCTTATTTTTGCTGCAAACTTACGAAAAAATCTTTAACATTGGTATTAAAAATAGATATTAATAATATTTTTTGATTATAATATAGATTTTTCTCTATTAATTGTAAAGATGTTTTACTAAATTTGCCGCAAAGTTTATGCGATGGAACCAAAGAAGATTCTTATACAGAAGCAAACGTATGACGGAACCGACTACGAGAATGTAGGCGAGATTGTTGACGTATATGAAACTTATCACATTCTTTGTCAGGAACTACCATTCAAGCACCTCCCCAAGTCAAAAGAACTGCCATCACGCGACTGGCATGACGAAGACGGTGAGGACGTATTCATGTCAAAGGATGGATTGAGGTTTCAGGCATACGATCTGAAAGTGACCTTCTTGTATGATGGAATTGAAGAGAATATGTCTTCAGACCTCCGCAATTTCATCAACTATATCTCTGATTGTCGTGGCACTGAAACTGGTGTATTTCTTGCTGTTTACGACGAATATACGAAAATCGGGCGCAGGGGCTTATATGTCAAGGAAATTGATGACGGACTTTTCTTCTATGATGACATCAATCCCAATTCCATTGCTGACTTTTCCTCGACTTTCCGCGTTACCGACCCCGTGACTTGTCTTGATGAAGACTTCAATGTTGTATCGTAAACTCTGGATGCTATGGAAAAGTGGACGATATTTGACAAGTCAGGCGTTGAGAAGTATATCGCCAGTGATCTGGAGTATCACGATATATGGATGGGTGAGGAATATGTCATGGTTAAGATTACCTCTCCCAATCCCATTGAACTGGAGATAGGTGATTTCCTTATCTACCGCGACGAAATCTATTGCATATACAACCTTCCCTCTGCATTGAAACAGGCGAGAAAGGGTAGTTATGGTGAGGCATTCAAGTACGAGAATGTCAAGTTATCCGCACGTTCAGCCGAATTGTCTGAGGTCAGATTCCTTGACGTTGTGTTGTATGACAACAATATCCACTACACCAACCTCCCTACATTCTCTTTCTACTGCGAGACCGTTGATGACCTCGTAGATAGGTTGCAGGCAAATATTGACCGCTATAACGGTGAGTGGCTGTTGGTTACTCCCAACTACAATAGAACCTTGCAGCGTTATAACACCAATCCCACGAAAAAGGCTGCTGCAAGCTCGTTGTGGGAGCAGATTTTCGGCACAGACCATAGCAATCCTACTGCTGCCGTAGAAAACGAGAAATTTAACGTCAATATCGCCGTTGACAAAATCAATGTAAGCACAGCCCTTGAATTCATCAAGAATAATTTCGGACTGAATTTCATCACAAAAGGACGCGCTTTAATCGTTGGCGGCGAGGGCATACCTGTTGACCACGTTTTCAGATACGGAAAAAACAAAGGACTCTATGCCATTGAACGCAAGGCAGAAAACGACCAACAAGTAGTAACGAAATTGTTTGCTTATGGTTCTGACAAGAATCTTCCTCTTCGTTACTATGCAGAACTTGGTAAGACCTGCATACTGAATTCTACGATTACGGTTACAACAAGTGTGTCGCCGACTATTTCAATGCACTTCATCCCCGACATCACTGACTACGAGTATTATACTCGACGCTCGAAGTCATCGCCCGGAACGGACGAAAACCCAAGATATGTGTTGAAGTTGACGTGCGGAGGCGTAACCGTTACTGGATTCTTTGAACTTTTTGAAACCACTACCCTCAAAGAGTATAGGGTGCAGGTATGGTATGGCACACGCGACTTTGAAGAGCCAGACCGTGACAAAGCCATCGCATTCCTCAATGCCATCAATGGCAAAAACAGCGTTATTGTCAGCGAGGGCATCAGTTTCCAGAGGTGGCCAGTAGATCATACAGACTATTCGACGGTGTTTGTTCCCAATAACATGGCTGTTAATATGCTAATGCTACCGGGATTTCCAAAGTATTCGTTAGCTGAGTTGTGTAAGACCGTTATTGCGGAGGGTATCACCTATGTCTATATCAGAAAGACACCATCCGACGCATGGGGTGATGCCTTTATGAGCATAGAGGGTGAGCATATTATCCGTTTCTCCAATGAACGCCTCAAACCCTATATCGTCAGTGGCAATGCCGATTTGATAGGCATCAAAGAAGGTAATATCCAATTCAATGAGGAAAACGACGATAACGGCTTGCAGGAGGTGTACCCAAGCATCGAAGGTATGACCGTTGGCGATGTCTATGGCACATCGTCTGAGGAACGTATTGATGAAGTTCGCGGTGCAGATGTCATTCAGGACAATGGCGTTTTTGTCGGAGAGGACGAAATTGAGCCGTTCAAGATCAAACTCAAAGACATAGGCTTTGACCTTGAATCAGCGGTTGATAACAGCGGTAGCCTTACTATCTCAATGAAAGACGGCTATTGCGGTGCAAGGAATTTCAATGTAAAGAGCGTTGTGGCAGATGGTACGGGATGGATTCTCAATGTTGACCGTTGCCATGATGAAGCCCTTGACCTCTGGTTCCCATATTCAAGCCATGCCGCAAGAGGTGAGGCTGCAAGAGCCAATGAAGCATACCAGATTCGCACTGGCGACCATTTTGTGCTTCTGGATATTGACATTTCTGACAGCAGCTATATATGGGCTGCAAGCGTTAAGATGCTTCGCAAGTCAATATACTGGCTATTGAATAATAACTACACCCGCTTCACCTATCTGCCAAAGATAGATGAAATATTTATGGCGCGTCAGCATGAGAGAGCGATGAATTCACCTGCAACGGTTATCAGTCTGCATGACACGTTGAAAGCTGGTATGCTCATGCTCTTCAATGACGAGGACTTGAATGTTGACGGTAGCGTATTCATTGATAATATTACTATTAAGGAGAATGGCAATAAGGGCATACCGACCTATGAAATCGTTCTGAGGAATGACAAGCAGGTGGGTATGTTGCAGCGTGTTCAGCAGCAGGTGAATAGTCTTTCTTCCTATGTGTTTGGTGGAGGTGGTGGATATAGCGTAGCACAAATAAAGGGGTTCATCAGACAATATGGCTCTGAATACTTTATTTCGAGACTAACAGACGATATTGCAGCAGGACGTATCACTTTTGAAAAGGGATTGAAGTCTTTGTATGCAGCATGGTTTGGTGAATTCTACCGTGAGCACCCATTGGAAGGAAGCGATAAAGACAAAGGAGCTTCTGTTGCCCCAGACGGTACAGCGGACTTCATTGATCTCATTGTTAGAGGATTGGTAAAGGGTACTCTGAATGTAGAGGACTTGCTGAAAGTAAAGAATCTGATTTTCTCCAATGAGCTGAAGAGTGAAGGTGCGCGTTCTGGTTTCTTGGACGGAACTGGTATCTACATGAATGCCAAAGAAGGACTCATTGAGGCCGATGGCATGAATGTTCGTGGATTCCTTCGCGTCATGGAACTTATCATCAACCGCTTGCAGTTGATGGAAAGTGATTATTCCTTTACTGAGGGTGACACCACAGAGCGCGTTGATTTCTCAGATGGAGGTCAGCGTTTGGTTTTGACAATGCACAAAGAGCATGATAACGACCATACGCCTTTCTATCCCGGTGATATTCTCTATGCAAAGATAAACGACTTACTTGATCATGGCACATACTTTACTTGCTATGTGAAAGTCATAAGCGTAGACCTTGAAAACAACACTATAAAGGTTGCTCCTTATAATGGTGTTAAGCTGAATGGCGACCCAATAGTGCCAGGAGCCAAAAACTTCACATTCCTCGGTACTGAGATTGACGAGGATTACACGGCTGCATTGCTTGAAGACTATGAACTATTCCCAGATGGCTATGAGAAAATTGTCACTCTGACAAGGCACGGCAATGTCGCCGATGGTTTGGAGAATGGCGATGATCCGACTTCTTATAGCGATTCCGTTAAGCAGAGCCAGTTGGGTAGGCAGCAGTCATGGGTATTATCTACAACCGATAAGAGACTGAGTTTCTTCTGGAACGTAGACAAGCCCATTATCGACGATAACAACTATGCTCTTTGTCTTGGTATATTGCCAGACTTAGCCAACCTTCCACACGATGCGCAAGGTAAACCGATTTGGAATGTCAATATGCCGTCGCTGTACGTCAACACCGTATTCTACGACCATCAGCACAATGCAAATTATCCTGCGAAGGTTGTCAAAGAGGATAGAGGTCAGTGGGTTGCTCCTGATAGTACCGTTCCACAGCCAACTACTGATTACAATGGTCAGCAAATCTTTGACCCATATCACTTCAAAACCTACACGAAAGCTACGTGGAGGCAATATCGTGACGATCCCGCATATTCTTCTTTGTCTGACGCGGATTTGCATAAGAAGATGATGTTGGAGTTTAAGGTGGATTTGGAGATTAGCCGTGTCTGGAACTATGGCATTTTATGGGAATGTCTTGTTGACGGAACAACCCAGGAGCCGACATTCGGTTGTACGGACTGGCAAATCATAAGTGGAAACACTACATTCAGTCTGAAATTCTATCGCCCAGATGGAACGCCATACGGTGAATACATCACTACCCGAAAGACAAATATCAATATCCCCATTGTTCCAAAGGTTATTTGGGGCATGGAAGACATTTCGAGCAAAGTGACTTCATGGCAGTGGAAGCGATACCTTGCTGACGGTACTGAAGACAAGGCATGGGGTCAGACGCATAAGCAACGCAATATCACCATTACGGCTGCTGATATGCCTACTGGTTGGAGTGCTCAAAATCCTGCTAAATTTGAATGTTTGGCTTATGCTGCCAACATAGATACGGAAATAAGTGCAGAAATAACATTTTAACGAGATATGAAGAAAGTAAAATCACAAGGACTTGGGGTAAGCACCCTCTTCACGCCGTTAAACGCGACGATTAGTCTCGTTGACGTAGGAAATATCGGTTTGCGCCAATTCTATTACAGAACGGAGCAAGCCTATGAACCCGATCACGAGATTACTCCCCTTATCTTACGTCCTGACGTATCTGTTTACGACCCAGACAGCAAGCAGACGTATAAGCCCACCTATTCCTCAGTGACTTGGTATGTCACGGATAAGAACGGCACTACTACGGCTTATACTGCCGACGATACCTCTGCCGATTTCTCTGTTGGTGCAGACGGCTCATTGATAATGCGTAAGAACGTTCCCTATGGCAATGGTCTTACCCTTCGTTGCTCAGTGACTTACATAGACAGCCGCAAAGGATCACCCGAAACCATAGAAGAATCAGTGACCGTCACAACCGATGACGTGGCAGAATCCGCATACTCAATCAAGATAAGCGGCTTGTATAACGGCAATGCAACTGGTGATCGCATTTACTGGCGACCACTTTCCAACATATCGCCTATTGTGTCGTTTACGGCAAAAGCCATGCAAGGCGGTGACGATGTATCAAGTACCTGCAAATTCTTCTGGTACTATCTCTATAATGGCAGTCTCGTTGCCGTTGATGACAGTAACAACCCGCTTTTGGCTTTGGTGAGTCTTAGCAGCAACGGTAGTACCATCACGCTCAATGCCGACTATGAATCGGATGGCATTGAACTATATGTTAAGATGGCAGACTCTACTACTGCCACAGCACCCAATGTTCCATTCGTAAAGGCAAGGGCAAACGTTTCTTGGGATACGCGCCGACTTCGCGGACGCGCTTATAGCATTAATGGCGACACAGCCCGCGCAGACATGGTGAGTCACACTTATAAAGTTCTTTATCGTCAAAACGGCTTTGACATTCCAGAAGAAATTGCCAACGAGAGAATTGTCACGGAATGGACTCTGGAGAAAATCAATCCAGATACTGGAGTAAAAATTAGCCGATACCTTGGCACTGGTGCTTCTATCACAATTCCAGAAAGCGAGGTTATAGGCAACCAATATCCAGTAAACGTTGTGCCAGAGGGAAAGATTCTCGGTGCTATGGTTGCCGTAACTCATGGCGGTAAGGTTGTGACGCATAGCGGTAAAATCGTAACTGGACGTAAATTCTAATTGGTGAGATATGAGAACGAATAAACACTATTCAGTCAGTGCGGAAATCGCAGGCAAATGCAGCCTCACACAATGCCGCTATAAAATCGAGGGCGAAAGATACGTGTTGTCTGAGTCCGACATCAGAAGTGCTATCAATAGCGGTCAGCTCAAACAAATTGACGTGCGTGAGCCAGATGTTGTAGAAATCGCTGCTGCCACAGCCAAAGAACTTATTGCCAGAAACGGACATGAGATTGGCGGTAGTGGCGGTATCAAGAAAGAAAATAACCCCGAAAGTGTAACAGAAAATAATACGGAGGAATAAGCTATGGGATATGTAAGTAATCAAATATTCATGTCGTCTATCGACGATGGTACGACTATTCACGGCTCACTGGTAGCCAATAAGTCTTTATCGCAAGGCTACAACAAGGAGAATGGAACTTTTTCTCCAGATTGGTCAGCAGGCGCAGGCCCAACTATCTACCTTACCCTTCTTGATGGTGCAACTCCTATTGCACCTACTGGATGGAGTGCTGAGACACAAAATGCCGTCAAATGGTACTGGAATAATACGGAAATTACATTTGACAGCGAAGGTTATTCCACCAATGCCAAATCTGGAACACACTCATTGTTCCAACGCACAACGGCGACATGGAATGGAATTTCGATGCCTGCATTGAAGATAGTGTATAACCTGGCTTTGGCAGGTGCATTGAACAATGACGTTATCCGCATTGATGGAAATGTCGAAATGTCTGGCGATCCTATTCCTTTCTCAGCAGGTGTTACCGTTCAGTTGGGCGAGGTTTCGAGCAATGGATATTTCGGAGGCATTGACTTCCCAGATGGCAGTGTCATCCTTTCCGATGACCAAAGCATACGTTGTGTTGCCAACCTATATTCAGCAGGTGTCGGAGTCAGCGAATACAAGTGCGTGTGGAAGTTCAACGGCACTACCGTTACCTCCACCAATCCCAATGACCCAATCTATATGTCATCGTCTGGCACTGGTAAGACCAACGACATTCTCCATGTCAGCGGCGACGACGAAAGCGGTGTGTTGGATATTGCCACCGTTACCTGTACCTTCCAAGTCAAGGATGAAAACGATGCGACGCAGTGGAATGACGTGTTGACGATTACTGAGACTATTGATGACCAAGGCGACGAGCAGGTAATGTATGTCTACTACACGCTCGGAGGCACATCGGCAAAAATCAATGGTGCTCCAGTCTCGCTTCACAAAGGTCAGAAGGTGACGTGGGATATATTCATTGCCACCAACACCGATGCCGAAGACATCAAGACTGTCAAGAAATTTGAGTTCATGCCAAAGAAAGCCAACGGTTCGGCTATGACATCAAGCGACTTCACTTCTGAGTCTGGTTCGCCTTTGAACGTAGCGGGAAAGTGGAGTGATGGATGGTGTGACATTAGCAAGACTGGTAGCGGTCAGGCATGGACGCGAGGCGGTTTTACCTGCTGCTTTGCCGACATTCACAATGCAGGAAAGAATATCAGTGGTATCGTAAGAGCAACTATTTAAAGAGAATATATGGGTATCATTTGCGCACCGATAAGCATGACCACCGTCAATGACGGAGAGGACGGCAACAATGGGGTTGACGGCTACAACACTTGCGTAGTTCCCCTTTATCGCCGTTCTGCTACGCCGTTGACGAATAGTGACCGTCCGAATGGAACGTTGACTTATTCATTTGCAACGAATAATCTCACTGGCACTGGCTTCAATGAATGGAGCCAGACCATGCCTGCCGTTTCTTCTGGAACGAAACTATATGTCACTATGGCCACGGCACGTAGTAAGGACTTATACGACGAAATCTCTGCTAACGAGTGGTCAACTCCAGTGGAGTACGTTGCCGATGGTATGAATAGTGCTACCGTACTTATCTATAAGCGTAGTGCCACACAGCCGAATAATAGTGACAGACCCGCTAATGGCGTTGTCTATACATTTGCCGACGGCTCACTTTCTGGTACGCTTAACGGATGGTCAAAGACGATCCCTGCAACCGACGGCAATCCGCTTTGGGTACGTCAAGCTACCGCTGTTAGTAACACAACCACCGATACTATTAATAGTTCTGAGTGGAGTGGAGATAGTAGCGGCAATGCCGTTAAGATGATTGAGGATGGTGTCAACTCTGCCGTTGTACCTCTTTATAGACGTTCTGCCACAGCCCTTACAGACTCAGACCGTCCTACTGACAAACTTACCTACACATTCTCTACTGGTGCGCTTAGTGGTTCTGGATTCAATAGTTGGAGTCAGACGATACCCGCAGCAGAAGCAGGAACTAAGTTGTATGTGATAATGGCTACTGCAAGGAGTACCACCGATACCGACGAAATCTCTGCTAACGAGTGGTCAACTCCAGTGGAGTACGTTGCCGATGGTATGAATAGTGCTCCAGTTGTCATCTATAAGAGGGATGATGGTATTGGTAGCAACGACAAACCCTCAAATGGTTGCACATATACATTCTCTACTGGTGCGCTTAGTGGCACTTTGAATGGTTGGAGTACACAGATTCCTAATAGTAATGGTAAGCCGTGTTGGGTTCGCCATGCAACTGCCGTTAGCAATACCAACACCGACACCATCAATGCGTCTGAATGGAGTTCGGCAACCAAACTCGTAGAGAATGGTGATAAAGGCGACGATGCACAATACATCTATCTAAAAGGCTCTGCTTTTAACAAAGATAGTGCGGGTACTAATGTTGTCAATAGCGAGATAAGAGTTAATGGGGGCAACAACCTTGCAACTCAGAGCAGAGGATTATGCCTTGTAACGCTTAACCGCCAAACTCTTGCGGTTGTAGATAGTGCTGTTGTGTATGACACGTATGATGGAAGTACTGGTATTAGCAACTTAATAACCAAACTTAATAGTCTTGGTGATAATGTTTTTGTCTGCCTTGTTTCTTATGATGCTATTGGTTGGAACAACTCACTCATATATAAGCTACAAACCTTCGGAATGGGAGAAATCCCTTATACTGGTTCAAATCGTTATCCATTCCTCTTCATCGGATATAAGAATCTCGGTAAGGGCAATGGCATTACCAGAATGAATAATATGGCAGAGCCAGCCGTTCCAGTTGAACTTGGAGTCTACGTTGCCAACGGAGCATTAAGTGTAAAGGATGGTGAAGTTGCCATTACTTATCAGATTTCACTTGCAGGAAGCACTTTCTATCGAGACCCCAATACAGATACAATCTATGTAAATATAAAGGGTAAGGTTACAAAGACTTTTGGCAGTACAACAAGTGCTTACACTGAATTAAGTCGCAGTGAACTTTCGATGTACTTCCTTGATATAAATAGTTCTGGAATTGAGAGTCAAGACAATGTACCAGATGTTAATAGTATTAGCGAAGGATTTATTGTTAGTGGTAACACGTTTGCCACCAAGTACTACAATGGTACTGGTTTCTCAGATGAATCAGCCTTTGTCGTGAATCTTACTATTGGTGGCAAAGTCGTTGCCAGTGAAAGCATACAGATTACTACCAATGGAAAGAATGGTTCGAGTATCAAGGGTGATCCGGGGCGTATGTATTATATCGCAGGAGAGTTCCCCGCAAAAGCACCTTATAGTCGCACTACTACATTATGTCCTGTTGTCTATTATGGTACTGAATGGTGGTATCTCAATGCCGATTCTGCAACAAGTAGTGATATTCCTTCTGATAGCACATCTTCTAAGTGGAGAAAGATAGAAAACTTCGGAATGGTTCTCACTGAGGCTATCTTTGTAAAGAACTTTGCACGTTTCGGTTCTGCTATCATTTCGGGCGACTGGTTGTTGTCAGTTCATGGTTATATTGATGGTACTTACTATGGTGGTACGGTGGAAAGTCCTGACGAATATGATGGACGTGCTGCATATACATACTTCGATCCTGCATATCCTTGGGGCTATGACCCATTCAACCTTACCGTTATTGCGCCTGATGTTGATAAGGCTTACACAACAGCATGGACTAAGATAACAGACAATTTCCGTCTGACAGCAGGAACTTATACATTTAAGATTACTGCCTATGTAAATGCCAGTGATACGGTACACGTCCGTCTATTCAATGGAGATAATACGCAGGATGAATACTATATTGCAGGAACAACGAGTGAGGAAGCCGTTGTACTTACCAAAACTATAACTCTTGGTAGTACAAGCAATAATTGGAACTTACGTGCTGCAACAAATGAAGATGGAGAGGAAGGTCACATAGTTTCAGTAGAAATAGAACCTGCCGATGCCCGATTCATTCCTAATTATGCAGTTGACCTTCGTACAGGTCAGACATATCAGAGTGACGCACATATCAGAGGGGCTATTATGAGCCTTGGTTCAAATTCTAAAATTATTATTGATAATGGAATTATTAGCTTCTATGGTGCATTTAGTTTTCCGAACATTGTTATGGGTGTAAATTCTGATGGGTTAGCAATATTGAACTATTACGATAAAGACGGAAAGTTTTTGTATAACCTTGGCCCGGAGGGAATTAAGTACACCCAATCTCAGGCAGAATCAATGACGTTGAAGTTCTATAACGTAGATGCTGGTTCTGAGGATTGCACATCACTAACTGATTCTGAAATTGTAATGCTGTATCTCTATATGTTTAAGAATCAGCTTACAAATGACCTTGTTAATGGTAGTCTTTATAAATACTTGGCAAAAATTGTTGCAGGAGCATATTTTGAGGGTAGTTATTGCGCAAGTATAGCTGATGCTCAAAAGTATAATGAAAAGATTATCAAGACAGGTTATAGTGCAAGTACAAAACTTAGAGATTCTGATGTGTATTCTGGTGGCGGTATTGTTGTAACAACTGGTCGTACTACATCTGGTATTATTACTAAGCTATCAAATATGCTTAATGGCGAAACGGTAGATGAACTTGACTATCGCGGATATAATGTAATGCAGGATAGTGATTTCAATAGGTCGAAAGATGGAACTACTTATAGTTACTACACAAAAAACGCATACAATCCTGTACGTGCGTTCTATTGGGATTCATCTTATCCTTCAACAAGTGTCGGTGGTATTGGCTATGAAAATGGCTATGGCAATGTTTGGTATCTGAACCTATGCACGAATCCTGCTGACGATGATACGTTGATTGATCCAATTTACTACTTCAATCTGCAATGTATTGATTCAAATGGAACTAATAAAGGATTTAAGACATTGTATATCAACAGAAAGAAACTCAGTGCGATTCTTCAAGCCGCAGGAAAATCATTGTAGAACAATAAAAAAATAAGAATTATGGCTAAAGAAAAAATCTACATCAACGGTGGCGTAAAATACCACTTTGAGGAAAGGGATGGAAAACTCCATCTTCTGAGCCTTGAAATTTGGGATAAGCTCTTTGTCTTCCCGAATGGTGGAATCCCAGAGCATGACAGCATCGACTCCGACGCAATCAAAGACGGAAGCATCGAAATCGAGGACATAAATCCCGATTCATTTGCATCGCAGTCCGACATCGCTGAAATGTTCCCGGATCAACAACCCTAAAATGGACGTGGAGAAATCCACAACCAATATTTCACTTTTTTATTAACAACTTAAAATTTTAGTAGATTATGGCAAACATTAATCTGACAAATCCAGAGCGCATTATTCGCGCTGCCGAACTTCTGGAGTTCAAAGGCTATTTGGAGGCTATTCTCCAGAGCAAGGCCATTGAGGCTATCCAAGGTCTGAACGCTTCTACCGTAGAAGATGCTCTCGCTGAGCTGCTGACCAAGATCAGTAGCGAAATCTCTGCCGTTTACAAGCCCGGTGGCAACAAAGCCGCTAATGAGCTGACATCGGCACTGCTCGTTGAAGGTAATCTCGGCAAGGTCTACAACCTTACCTCCGATGCCACAACCACAAGCGATTGGGTTGAGGGCGCAGGTGAGACGGTTAAGGCCGGAACTGACGTTGGTGTTGTCGCTATTGACGTTTACGTTGCAACAGTGGACGAAACGGCTGTGGAGGGTAAGACCTACTATGCCGATGCCAACGGTACTGCTCTCGACAATCAGCCGGAGGCAGGTGCTGACATCAGCAGCGCAGGCTACTACGAGAAGACCGTTGCCTATAAGTTCAACGCCTACTCGGTGAAGATTGATCTGAGTGGTTACAAGACCGTTCAGAGTGCCGTTCAAGACCCAACAGCCGACGGTAGCGGTCTGACCTTCATCGACAGCATCACCCAGAACGCGCAGGGTGTCATCACTCCGCACAAGAAGACCGTGCAAAGCGCGACTCCTTCTACATCTGGCGTTGGCGGTCAGGCAGGTCTGCTTTCTGCTGCTGACAAAGAGAAGCTGGACGGTGTTGCCTATGCCACCTCTGAGGACATTGCAGAAATGTTCCCTTCTGAGTAATCGCTTTCTACAAGGCGTGAGGGCAAGTAAAAAAGCCCTCATGCCTTTACCAAAGAAACTGATTAGAAAAAACAACTTAAAAGAAGATAAGAGATTATGGCAGAGATACAACTTACAAACCCAGAGAGAATCATCAGAGCGCAGGAACTTCTTGAGTTCAAGGAGAGTTTTTCGACTGAACTTTCGATGGAATTTCTGCACCCTGTAAATGTCAACTCGCTTACACCGTCGAGTACGTTTGTCAAGAATGCTGTCATTGGCATTAACGGTGTGCTGTATCGTTCAAAGAAGGCTACGAGCAATTTCCCCGTAACGCTGACAACGAATAATGGTGCTTTCGTCGTGCATACGATAAACGGCAAGATTGCCTTTGTTGTTTCAGATTCTACGCTCAACTCCGATTGGGAGGTGTTCACAGATGCCTCAATAGAATATTGGGTAGCACAGATTAATGCCTCTCTCGGTAACAAGCAGGACACTATTGCAGACCTCTCGACAATCCGCTCAAATGCGTCCGATGCCGTAAAGAAATCAGATCAGTACATGGTTGGGAATGTCGCCTATTCGGTTACAGACCTCTTGCAAGCCGTTGCAAATCTGATGAATAAGACGGTGGTCGTTCGCGGATAAGATACAATTCAATTAACAACTTAAAATATTGTAATTATGACTTCGGAAGATATTCTGGTAACTCTGAAAGCGGTATTAGCCTCATTGCCATCAGCAGCCCCAAGCGCAACGCAGAAGGTCATGCTCTTCGACAATGACGGCACACCCGCAGGACAGTGGCCTGCACAGCAACTTATGCAGGACATGGCAAAGGCAGGTGTCGGCTACGGCACTTGCTCAACGGCTGCTACAACAGCGGCAAAGGTTGTTGCTATTACGGACTTCATTCTCTTGAAGAATGGACTCGTAACCGTATTCTTCAACAATGCCGTAAACGTAGTGAATGCTACTCTGAACGTAAATAACACTGGTGCAAAGGATATTTACGTCAATGGTGCTGCCTTGCAGCCCGGCGTTATACGCCCTCGCACAACCGTTATGCTCCAGTACGACGGCACACGTTTCAACGTGGTCAATATGTCGGGATTGGAGGAAAGCGACTCACCCGATGCACTTTGGGTAGACCTCGGACTGCCCTCTGGCTTGAAGTGGGCTACTCGTAACATTGATGTCACCAAGGCCAACGGCTTCGCCGATTCGCCTACGGGTTGGGGTTCGTATTTCTCTTGGGGAAATACCGAAGGCCATCCAGAGGGTTCAGGTTACGACTTCGGCTCTTCAAACGACGGTCCCTATGCCTCCACCCCAGGAGCCGCCCTTAACGGCAATATCGCTCCCTCGCAGGATGCCGCCCGTGCTAATTGTAAAGCGCCTTGGCGTATGCCTACTTCTGCTGAGTTCCAAGAGCTGTATGATAACTGTAACTGCGAATGGGTTTCGGATTATCAAGGCTCTGGTGTTGCAGGTCGCGTATTCACGTCAAAGATCAATGGTAAGGTTGTTTTCTTCCCCGCGTCCGGCGGCTACTATGGTTCGACGTTGTACGATCGTGGGTCGTACGGCAGCTATTGGGCGTCTACGTTGAGTTCCTCTACGAATGGTCGCTACTTGTGCTTCAATGCGTCTGATGTCTATCCGCAGTACAATCACAATCGGTTCCTCGGTTTTTCTGTGCGCCCGGTTCAGTAATTATTTACCCTCTCAACCCAACCACCCACGAAGTGAAGCAGCCGCCCACAAGCGGCTACGCGAAACGGAGAGGGGTGGTTGGATATAATAAAATCAATAATTTAATTCTCAAAAAAATTGGATATGAAACTAACAGAAATAATGCCCATTGAGGCTGACAGACAAGACTCCGAAAAATGGGGTAGGGTTTTCCTTCACAAAGAAGGTAAATTCATTCACGCCTACGAATGGAGTGCTTGGTTAATCAAGCAAATTGTCTGCACTGAGGAATTCCAGAAACAGCGTGGAGATCAGAAGATGCTTTCCGCAAACCGATACAAGATGAAGGATGGCGAATATGTTATGATAGGATTTCCAGTAGAAAGTCTGAGCAAATATATTCCCGACTATGACGTACTCGGCAACGAAGGCTCTGAATCTGAGAATTTCTACGTTGATGTCGATGCCAGTAGCCTCGGCTCTGATTTCGAGACCCTTGATTTGATGTTCCAGACATGGAAAGCAAGTTGTCCTGAAAAGGAGGGCAAAGACAAGAAAAAGAAAGACGAGCAACAGCAGCAGGCGCAGGCTTTGGGTCGCAGCGGACTATTCTCAATAGTGTCGCAGATAATCTCATATCCTGCTGAAGCTACGACTCCGATTCAAGACAAGGAGTTTATTAGCAAGATGAAAGCGCAGGCTGCTGCCTTACTATAAAATACAGACCTTTCGCAAGTCGAAAAGGCGTTCTTTGATTTGGTGCTGTTCAGAATAATTACATAGGTTACTCGTCCTACGAGGCTTCTGTCTCGCGGGAAAAATGAAAGAAGCAGATTGGCTTCGTGTCTGACGATTCTTTTCTGCATTCGTGTTAGGTAGTAACCGTATTTGTGGAGTTTTTAGTTGTTTTCTTCCCCGCGTCCGGCAACTACAATGGTACGACGTTGAACAATCGTGGGTCGAACGGCAACTATTGGGCATCTACGTTGAATTCCTCAACGAATGGTCGCAACTTGAACTTCAATGCGTCTGATGTCAATCCGCAGAACAACAACAATCGGTTCAACGGTTTTTCTGTGCGCCCGGTTCAGCAATTATTGCCAACAGCAGGGAAGAAAACAACTAAATAGAGGATAGTATGGAATATGTACTTACTAAAAAGGCTTTGATGTTAGATTTGTACGCAGCGTTTTTGTGTGCAAAGCAGCATAAGTCCAATAAGCCATACGTCAAGACCTTTGAGAAAAATCTGATGAAGAATCTCGAAAGCCTTGCAGACGATTTGTTGGCTCGTAGGTATCAGCCAGAACCCTCTTCTTGTTTCATCGTTGAACGTCCGATGAAGCGAGAGGTCTTTGCAGCACAATTCCGTGACAGAGTAGTGCATCACCTTTACTACAACTATACCCATGTGCTTTTTGAGCATACATTTATTGCCGACAGCTATTCCTGCATCCCCGGACGCGGTACGCATTATGGTATTGAGAGACTGAGACACCATATATTGAGCGAAAGCCGAAACTATCAGCGAAAGTGCTATGTTATGAGCCTTGATGTTCGAGGCTATTTCATGCACATCAAAAGAGTATTCCTTCTGGATATTGCCACAAAAACCATCGAGAAAATGCGCAGTCACAGAGTATGCGTAGATACCAAGCAGACTTGGGGCGAATATCTGGATATAGATTTCGTATTGTGGCTGACGAAGGAAATCATCATGCTTGATCCCACTAAGAAATGCCGTGTCGTAGGCAAAAAGGAGGATTGGGATGGCCTTGACAGAAACAAGAGCCTATTTTGGACGAATGAGGGTTGTGGTTTGCCAATCGGAAACCTCACAAGCCAGTTGTTCAGCAATGTCTATCTCAACGTCTATGACCAATTCGTTAAGAGAGTGCTGAAGTTCAAGCATTTCGGCAGATACGTTGATGACTCGTACATTGTCTGCCATGACAAAAAGAAGCTATTGGAGAGTGTGCCTAAGATTAGGGAATTCCTAAACGAAATACTTGAAGTAAATCTACACATGGGAAAGTTGCAGATTAGGGAGGTTGGTATCGGTGCTGAATTTCTCGGTGCTTTCATCAAGCCATTCAGAAGCTATATATCGAATGCCACCTTATACCGTACCAAGGTCAGCATGAGCAGACTGGATTTTGATGACGTGGAATCAACGTACCGTTCCATCAATTCCTTCCTCGGCACATTGGGGCATTACTCTTCATACAACATAAGGTGTAGCCTATTCTTGAATGAGAAGATGTTGAAGGTAGCACCGTTTGAGAGAGGATTATTGAAAATGGATAAACCCTTTTTATTAACAATTTAAAATAGTAATTATTATGAACAAGGTAAATGGTTTGAAGTCGGATTTCGCATACCTCAAAGAGGATGCAAGCCGCATTATCATCGGTTACAACTACAAAGAAGTTAGTAACGACATGGCAGAGTGGATTGAGGTCTACGTCTACAAAAAGCAGCGTTCACATCTTAGCTTCAGCGAGATCAAGAAAGCTATCATTGCCGACATTGATGCCTGCACTGATGAAAAGATTCTCAACGGCTATGAGTGGACTATCCTTCACGGCGACGATGAGGGTAAGACTGTCAAGGTCTGGCTCTCAAAGGAGAATCAGAACAACTTCAAGGCAAAGCACGATGCGGCCAAGGAGTACCCGAACCTCGTAAAGTTCCCGATGAAATACAAGATTTCTGAGGACAGCGACGAGAAGGCCATCTATGAGGTCTTCCAGTCTTTCGAGGAACTGGTTCAGTTCTATCTCGGCGGTCTGGCTTACATCGAGTCCTGCTATCAGGAAGGTTGGGAGGTCAAGGATAACATTGATTTCAGTGTTTACGAGACCCCTAATGGCGGTGAGGAATAATTGTAATATGTTGGATAAAGACCGAAAGTTATGATTATCCTATTACTAATATCCATCCTTTTGGTAGCCCTCTATACGGGGGCTGCCATTTGGACGCATAAGGAGTTGCCGGATAGCGTATCGTCTATGGTCTATTATCTGCCAAAGCAGGGAAAATGGTTATGGACGGTATGGATATGGGCGGCTACATATACGCTCACTCCCGCACTCTTTGAGATTATTCCAGAGAACTTTGGCGTGATAGCCCATGCCTTTGCAACAAGCGTATTGTTCGTCGGTGCTATGCCTCTCGTAAAAAACGAGAGCAACAAAGCCCACAATGTGCTTGGTATCTCGGCAGGAATATTCTCTCAGCTATGCGTTTTGCTCATTTGCCCTTGGTGCCTGGCACTATGGGGTGTGATGGGTATCTTGATGGCTGTTTGTGTTGGCATACTTGGTAAGAACTGCATCATACCCAAGTTCATTAACGGAAAAGGTGTGTTTATTGCAGAGGCTATTTGCTACATTACCATTGTCACCTCACTTCTTATTCACTCTTCAAAGATTATTTAAGTTATGGAAGCGAATCTTGGCCCCAGAGCCGTTGTATGGGGTGCTATTGGCACTGAACTGATGGGCGTGGTCTATGACTTGCGCTATATGATTCTCTGTTCCGTCGCATTAATCCTCGCTGATTTGTGGTGGGGATATTCCGAAAGCAGCATGAAATATGAAAAGGCGAAGGAAAAAGGTGACAAAGCCGGAATGGAAAAACATAAGTGGCATAAGTCGAGAGCAGGCAGGCGTACTACCAACAAGCTCGTAGACTACATGACCTATCTCGTTGTCGGTGCTTTGATAGGACTTGCGATCACTGAGCCTATGGATATTTGCAGCCATGTATGGACTGCTGCCCTTGGCCTTGGTATCGGTTGTGCGTGTGAGATAGCATCAATTATCGGACACATCGCCTACGTTAAAATGGAAGCCGAAATCAGCATGGTTGATGGTTGGAGATTATTCGTCAAGTTCCTTGGCCGAATTATCCGCATCAAAAGCGTTGAGATTGGCGATGCCGTAGAAAGCCTCGGAGAAAAATCCGATGAACCGCACCACAGACGGCACAGAGGAAATTCTGGTGAAAATAACACCATCCTCGATCACGACGATTTCTAAAGGTATTTGTGGGGAAGAAAATTTTGTCGAATTAATTAAAAGTAAATAGCGATATGAGAGACATTAAGAGAATTTTCGTACATTGCACGGCAAGCAGCATCAACGCATCCGTGCAATCTATTCTTGCGGAATTCCGCAAAAAGGGTTGGCATTATCCCGGTTATCACTATCTTATTGACAAAGACGGCAAGAGAACGCAGATTCTCCACGAAGACTATGTTAGTAACGGAGTGAAGGGCTATAATTCCACGTCCATCAATGTGGCATGGATTGGCGGCATTGACAAGCAGCACCCCAATGGCATCGACAACCGTACCGATGCACAAAAGGCTGAGCTGAGAAAACTCCTTATGGAGTTGCACCAAAGATACCCCAATGCCAAAATCATGGGTCATCGGGATATTTCTCCCGACAAAAACCATAACGGCATTGTCGATCCTTGGGAGCGCATCAAGGAATGCCCGTGTTTCAATGCCATTACGGAGTATGCAGACGTTCAAAACTCTTAGGATATGAAAAAGAAAGAATTCTATGTGATACTTTTTCTTGTGGTTGGTCTTGGCATTTCCCTATTCTTCAATTACAAGCAGTATAGGGATGCCAAAACTGAGCCAGTGGAGAAAGTAGAGACCACAACAGAAACTAAAACCGAAAATAAGGTTGATAGTTTCATTGCTCCGAAGCCAGTAAGTGAGGATAGTGTGAAAAAAATCAGCGTAAAAAAGCCGCATTCTCGCCCAAAATTGGAATTAATCTCAGAAAATGGGGTTAATTCCGATTCTATTCCCGATATAAATAATGACGGCGAAATCACTGAGACCGATTCCACCTATGAAATTCCAATTACGCAGAAGCGATATGAGGATAGTTGCTACGTGGCTTATGTAAGTGGTTATCATGCCAATCTGGATAGTATATTTGTGCGTCATAAGATCATAACCAACAACATAACAACTACCATTACGAAAAAGAAACGATGGACGTTTGGTTTTCAGGGCGGTTTATATCTGACTCCCGCAGGCGTTCAACCTGGTATTGGATTTGGCGTTGGATTTAATCTCTGATTTTCTTTTAAGGGAAATTAGTGGAAAAGAAAGGAAAATTTCTCATTTTCTCAATGGAATTTTGTTTATACGTTAGTTTTTGTAGTCAATGAAGGCGACCATCCGCGAGGACAGCCGCCTTTTCTTTTAGTGTAGATCGTATTTCTCTATTTCTTCCTGCGTCCAGTCTTTTCGAGGTTTTAGCGACATCGGATGCGGCTCTCTGAGGAATTTTATTTGGGGATTGCAAAGGCAGTTGGCACAACGTTCATCCCCGGGCTTCATGCTGCCATAGCTTTCTGCATACTTGCAGAGGAAGCAGTCTTCATCGGATTCTTTGAGTACGCTTATCTGGCGAATAATATTCTGCAAGCAAGCGTCGAGGTCTATGAAGTCAGAATATCTACTGTCCTCAGTTTCCACCGAATATCTGTCCGAAACTCTGAATCCTTGATTGCGTTTGTCATCTGCATCCTTTACGCCTTTGTCTTTGAGCTTACGGGAAATATTCAGTTGCTTAAACGCTTCTACATTCCAGAGGATTTCATGTAGAACTGCTTTTAGTTCTACCCATTCTCCGAAATCAACCAACTTGAACGTATTTTTCTTCTCTTTTTCTGGAACACGTTCTTTCCATGCTTTTTCAATCGCCTCAATAATATCGTCGATATTCTCAGGATTGTGGTAGGGGTGCATGGCATAAATAACTCCTGCCACTGCGTTGATAACGTCTTTATTGCTTATATACATACCTTATTATATTGATTTGAGTTTGATTATTTCTCTGCCATCATCATAGGTCGATGTACGACTTTCATCCTTCCTTGGCTTTAATGCCTTGGTAAGAATTTTGCCAAAATACATAACGTAAGGATTCTTATAGAACGATTCAAAACAGCCTCGTATTCTTTCCACCTCAATGATTTTATCATCGGCTTTGATTATGTCGCCGATTTTGAAACGAGCGTTTTCTTTCGCCCACTTATCACGAAGGGCTTGTTGCTGTTTTCTGAACTTCTCTCTGAGTTGTTGAGACTCGAAATTGTATGTTTTTTCCAGTCTTTCGAGTTCACTCTTTAAATCTGCATCAGTCATACCTTATTATATTATAGTTGTTTTACGAATTGGTCAATATTCTCAATCTCACTCTCAACCAGTTTATACATGAGGGCATTGAAGGTGTCGTTTTGGATAGATGCCTCTTTGACTTTGCTACCGAAATTTACCCTCACAATTACTTCAGCACTACTTGGGTGGGATTCCAGTAGTTTGCCTACCTCTGACAAGGTTCTGCGTTTTTTGGCGAACCTTTCAGCCGTTTCCAAATTCTCTACCTTCATACCTGCTACAATATTTGGTAGGCATGACCTACATAACTACCTTCATCGAGCAAGAAAGTGCCGATGTACTTTGTCTTGTTATGCAATTCCTCTGGAATGTCTTCACCAGTATGGAATACTCGAATTCTCTTGGTTTCTTTCTGGAGAATGTATTCATTTACTTCAACCCATACAAATGGATTGCCGCGTTGCACACCTACATAAAGGATTTTTCCTATGCCACTGACTTCTATCGTGGTCTCGCCGTAGGTTTTGATCTGAAATTTTAAAATTCGTCTTTTCATCGTTTTATAGTTTTTTGATTACGTCAATCGAGCGAATGCCGTTATAGCCTATGAGTCTGGAGTATGGATAATTCACCACTTTCTCATATTCGGGCTGTGGATCGAACACAATATTGAAATTGATGTCACAGAGTACGCTATGAAGGTGGTCGATGGGATGCTCATTCGGATTGGTGTATTTCGGTGAGTAAACACCTGCCATAAACAAGCCGTTGATTCCCATGTCTGGTGTCAGAGCGTTAAAAGTACAATGGTCAGCAGGCCACACATTTTCCCAGACATTCCATGTCGGATTTTCGAGGAATGCGATTTTTGGATTATACAATTCCTTTCCAGAATAATCGTAGCCGTGTTCGCGGAAGAATTTCTGAGCTTCAATAAGCCAGTCCTCTCCCATTTCCACGAAATGAGGAACGTCTTCGTAGTCTAAGTCGAGGATGCTTGCGATGACGCATTTATAGCAATCCCCGTGTCTTGGGTCATCTATTCTCTGATATACCTTTTTCATAATTCCATTAAAAAATTAGCGATTTTCTTACCCAGACCCTCGCAGGAAACAATTTTGCCGTGAATGAAGTCATAATAAACGGATTGTTTTTTCTGCTCTTCCTCGTACATATTCAGACAGTATTGAACCGAAGTTCTTGGCATAACCTTTACAACTACGCCATTCCATTGCAAACAGATAGTTTTGTTTGTTTCATTCGCTTCCTCAATTACTTTTGGAAGCACATCGTTGAGGTCTTCGTTTAATTCACCCCAATAAATAACACCTTTCTGCATCTTAATTTTTACTTTTTAATTTCACCCCATTTTAAATCTTCTGTATTGATATGTCTATGCCATACTCCCCAAAGGAACGTGAAATATCCTTTTGGAGTTTTAATGCAACTTCCATTCCTATATCTTCCTCTCAGATTCTTGCGATCACCAAGGAATGTGAATATCACTCCTTTTTCCTTCATAATTCTATGTTTTTTAGAATTCCACACAATTTCAGTGAGTGCTGAAGGATATGCACAAATGTACTACGGATATTGACTTTTTCTACCTTTGACCATTCTGTAACTTTTTCAACTTGAATTAGGAACGGATTGTCTTTCTGGTCAAGATGAACAGTGCATTTGTCGCAGCCATCATCTTTGTATTCTGTGTATTCATATCGTTTCAGATTACGTGACAGCATGAATCCATTTTTTCTAAGAATATCAGCATTCATGGGAATTGGCTTAATACTGCGAACGCTACAACCAATGTAGGCAATTCTCTTTCCGTCTTTGCAATATTCTATATTGAATGTCGTTGGCTTCACGGAACCTTCCATCGGGTTTATTCCTACAATGCGTCCATAGGTGTCTATGTATTCGCCACAAAAGTAGGTAACGAAATGAACCCAATCTCCGATCATAAAATCTCGCTCTGTCATACTACTTCTTTTTAGTGATGTTGTTTTCAATAAACTCCAGTAATACATTCACGATGTCTGTGAAGGAAACTTTTTCTTCCTTCGACAACTGACCGACAAACTCTCCGAATTTGAAGAGGATTTTGTCTCTTTGCTTTTCTTTAACCATATCCTTATAAAATTGTCCGTATAACCAATTATCTTCTGGCTTTGGCGTTAGAGTAGAGGGGAAAATGTGATTTGCAAAAATCTGAGACTCCCGTGAAGGTTGGTGCTCAATCAGCAATTCCTCCAGTTTTCTTGCGTCTTTTTTTCTCATGCGAAATGGGTGTTTAAGAAATCTGAAACTTATGCTTTCAATTTCTTGTTGAGTCAGCAATGGAAATTTTTGGTCTATTACGTTGGCTCTGACATACATCTTTGGTGCGCCAAACGCTTCATCCGCTGCTTTCAGGTTACGTTTCGCATACTCTTCGTCTATTCTCTCGAAATCTTCTTTACTAACCATACCCAAACCTTTATAATAAAATAGAAAGCCCAGGAGCCGCCGCAAACCAACCAGAACAACCAAGAAGAGAGAATAAAGATTGCGCAGGCAACGTAATCCCCGATGCCAGAGCAATAACTATTTTTACGCCATTTCCACATCATAAATATGTTCCAGAACATTCCCAGAACATAGACCGCAATGATATAAATAATAACTTCGTCCATAATATATAGTGTTATAATCCAAATATTTTATCAAGTGGCACGGGCTTGGGTACGTTAAATGTCAAAGATAATCCGTTCATCCTTATCATTTCTTTTTCGTAGAAATCAATCTTTTTCTGAGCATCTTCCCACATCTGTTTGTCGCAAGGCTCAACGGAATATTCCTGCATGATGTGATGACCGCCAACTTTAACGAGCTTTACGGTCTTGATTTTCATCGGGATTCCCCAAACCGCATCAATGCCGATTATCGAGCCTTTCAATTTTGGCAGGGCTTCCTTCTTGAATTTCTTCTTGTATTTTCTCCACTTCATTCTCTTTATATTTTATTGTCACGCCGTTGCTTTCAAGCAGGTTGGCATAATATTCGTTTTCTTGCTCCAAGTCCTTTATAATCTTTTTCAGACGTTCGACTTCCTTCTGATATTTCTCTCGCTCAAAAGAGGCAAAAGAAGTGGGATGGCAGGTGCATCTATCAATGTCGCCAGTAACGGCTACTGCCATACACCCGGGGATCAGAACCTTCCCCACACCTTCAACGTTTTCGTAATGACATCGCATAATCCATGATATAATCTAACGCTATCCATATATAGATAAGGAGAATCATAAGATTAAATATGGGGATAAACAGAACAAAAGCCCTGTTAATCCGCTTTGAGTAATACTTTTCCTTCCCCTTCTTTATAGTTCGATACAAATCTATTAAGTAGATGATCGCAACTATAAGTGTCGGGTAATAGTAGCCGTACATGAATATATTATACCAGTCTATCGTCATTGCTTCTATTCTTTTACTATTAAGTTATCTGGAATCAAATCTTCAATGTAAGCCCAATGTGTAGATTCCATGCCACACTCATGGGACATCGCCATCCACATTGCCTTTCCGTCGGTACACATTACGGTTCTTACTCCGTCACGCGGCTTCTCGTCAGCAGTATGCCATATCGTGTTAAGATAGTGTTTAACGCTACCCTCTGCAAATTCGGAAAGTATTAATCTGCCACAGCGCACATACTCCCTATAATGCTTATCTGCAAACTCTTCAAACGCCACATTCATATTTTTCCTCCATTGCTTTACGGAAATGATTCTCAAAGTCATTTGGCATATTAAAATTCTTTTTTAGCCATTCACACATCTTATCCATTAGCTGCTTTTGTTTTATCTCCAACAATTCGTCTTTACATTTCATTGCAGCATGACAAGATTCTATCTGGTCTTTCAGAATAAGAATTTCTTCTTGGTCACTTTTCTTAGTCACCAAGTGAGTAAGATTGAGTAGGTCATCAACGTATGCCCATTTTGAAGGATATACAGACAAATTCTGCGATGTATGAGAAATACCATAGACATCTTTTGCACTATCATAAAAACAGAGTGAGGGCAGGCAATTATCCTTTTGAACAGTTAAAACCCTACTTCCGTTCATAGGCTTTTCTTCAGTTGCATCATGCCACACTCTGCTTGCAGGCTCTTCCATAATACTTTCTTTAGCGATTTGTAGCAATTCGTAGGCATAACGCTTAATAACTTCAATACCTTTTCCTTGTCTGTAATTTACAGAAATCAAAGGTGTGTTATTACGAAATTCTATCGATTTGTTTTCAAATCGACTATAACCCTTCTCGTTGTATTTGAATCGAGGCTCTTTAAAAATTGGGTCATAAGTGATCAAGTCATCAAGATACGCCCACTTGTCATCGTCTGACATATAATTGATTATTGCATACGTTTCTGCTGTATCATCGGTAAGGCGTATTTCAGCACAAACAAATCGACGAGCACCACCGATATATTTGCCATAGTAGTTTTTGTCACCCCTTCTAACGAGAATTTCTTTACCTGCAAATGGTGATCTATCTTTTCCGTTATGCCAGACATCGCTTTCAGATTTTGGCATGGAGTTGATAGCTGAGAGTATATAGTTATCTTCGTCTATCAATGCCTGCAATCCCATTGCCAAATCAGGGTTGAATGATTTGACATTATTCTGGAGTTTACGATGATTTTCGATGATCGCCAGAATTTTCTCTTTTATTTGCTCTATCATACGCTATCTTTTTTATTGAACTTACATTCGATTTCACAGCCATCGCAAAGAACGGCTCTATCTTTGTCGGTGTAATGGTCTTTGGAATACATACATTCCTTTTTGTTTTCTTCTTTTGCCTTCATACCTTATTTTTTTATTCCTTTTTTAAATAGTAAAGCAAAGAAACCTCTGAGTTTAAGTTCATTGTTCTCGTTGGAAAGGATGGCGTTTTTCTCTGAAAGTTCCTCGCTGAGCTTCGTAAGTCTGTCGATTTCCTTTTGTGCATCAGCCAACACTTTGTCTTTGGAAACTATATTCAAAGTATTTTTCTCTCTGATATAATCGTAACCTTTAAACCATCCAGAGGGGTCTTTCTTTTCCCAACATTGTGTAATGTACTGAACAAAGAAGCCTCTATCTTTTGCATCAGCCTCCAGTTCCTCCATCAGCTTCTTTTTATCATTCTGGTCTTGAAGGAGTTCGTTATATTCTTCAAGTGGTAATGTTATTGTCTTCATACGCTATTTCTTTCTGCCTAACATTTTATCCATATAATTGCAAAGGTGTAGCCAAGGAAAAGCATAACGATGGAGCACGGCCATTGAATACTGGTGCTCAATTTCCAATATTGCCTTTCTGAATCCTGCACGGAAATCGCGCCTGCAATCATGTGAGTTAAAGAAAATCAGTTCCGAAATACTCAATTTGTTTCGTCTTTCATTCTCATACTCATTAGAGAGGTCTATCAACTCCTTACACGGAATTTTGTCGTTACTTGTGCGAGGATCATACCCGTCTTTGGCAATGGTTCTGATTTCGTCGAGAATATGCCACATTCTTTCGCAGGTATATTTTTCCCGATCTGACTCAGCATTCATCTTTATCAGATTCAATTCAAATACTGCGCCATTGCACCTTGCAATTATTTGCTGAATGATAATCGCCAAATCGTCTTTTTCCATATTATCCATTGTATTTGAATTCTAATTCGCCTCCAGTGAGAAAGCGCATGATATTCTGAAGCGAATGCACATACGCGCATTCTATCCTTACCCACTGCTTCTGAGTGAAGTCAGGCTTGAACTTGAAGGTACTATAACGCTTTTTCTTGTCATATTTCCAGTACAACCTCATGTCGCCGAAATAGTACATCAGTTTCCACGATCTTTCGTCGGACTCAATGAAGCCGATTTCTTTCAGATTATGCTCCATGATAGTTAGGGCGTTGATTCTGCCATTTGGAAACGCCTGTTCTCTTCCGATGACAGACGGCTCTCCAGTAGATGAATGCAGAACCCTAACCTTCACCACCTTTTCATAGATGGCGATGACCTCACAGAGCCATTCCCTGCCGTCTGGTTGGGCTACCCATACAATGCTGCCGATGCTAAGTTCTCTGACATTTCTCATACGACTACGCTTCTACCTTCATTATCCCAATAATGCACGGTCTCTAACTCAAAGCCAAGAGATTCTGGAATTTCAAGATATAACTCCTGCCCTCCAGTACGCTCGTAGAAATACTGCTGAACCTCGTTGAGATAGTAGAAGGTCTTAGCAGGTACTTCACTCTCTTTCTGATATTCAGAGACGTTTAGGACTTTGACGCGGAAATACCCCATTTCCATTTCATTCATCAGCATCCTATAATCGCCTCTGCCGATGCTATATCTCCTTAGACAGCGTTTGTGAATGTCACTATGTGTTTTGGCAACCAAGAAACCAAGGGCTTCCATCGCGTTCGTGTCTTGGAGTTTGATGGGATAGACGCAGGGGTAGTATCTGCGTTCATCGTTATTCTCCAGATAAACGAAGTCTTTGTCTGTGCCAGATACACGAAAGAACTTTTTTCTGTCTTCGGTTCTAACGATGTCGCCCGGATGCAGGCGACGAGGGGTAAAGATTAAGTCTGCCATAACAATTACTTATCTTTGTTGTAGTAATCCTCAGTACCATCTTCGTTGCCATGATACATATCTGGATTATCATAGACATTTCCGATGACTTCAACTGTTTCCTTGCAATCCCTTCTGTTTAAGTAGTAAACTTCACCATATTCTACATTCTCGTAGAATCCAAAGCAGGCGAATCGCTCCATCCAACGGCAAACCAACTGCTGATCCTCAGAATAACGATGCTTGATGACAATATCACCTTCATAGATTTCCTTTCCCTTCATGTCGGTATATCCAGTGAATTGACCAATGGTGTCTTGGTCAACGAAACTGCGTTTTCCTGCAAATGGATAAGCCGTCACTTCTGTATGAATATGTGGTTGGTCGCATAATGTATGCAAATCGCCACAAACCCATTCTTTTGTGGTGAGGTCTTTTGCTCTGAATTTAATCTTTCTCATAACTCAGCACTTATACATTCCCATGAATTCGTAGGTGATTATATCGTCATCGCCTCTGAATTCAAAACTATAACACTTATCTTCCCACTCAGGGCTTACAGAGAGTCCAAACAATCCAGTGTTGCCACCATTTCGCTTGTAATCATCCCAAAGAGCTTCTTTGACTTTCTCCAGAGTCAGATAGGTCTCTGGAAACATTGCCTTATACTCTTCGATTCTTTCATTCAGTTTTTCTTCACCGATGATCTTGATATTTATGCCATCAGAAGTTACCACCAAGGTCTGAACGATTTTGAACTTTATTTTTCCCAAATCGTCATTGATGAATTTCAGACTGCTTAATTTCTTGCGGTCTGTGATATTCATTTTCTGCCTGCTTTCTGAGGCGGTCTTATTCATGCGGGCGATTTCCTTGTTATTAAGGGCAATCACTTCATCAATCAATTCCAGTCTTTTATCCATATCATTGTTTTTTTAGAACAAATTTTTCGATGCACTTCTTTATCATAAAATCAACAGCCTCTTCAAAGGTGTCGAAACCGATGATATATTCTCTTACCAGAGTAGATTCCCAAATCCAACGTCCAGTATCGAGGTTGTAGATTATGCCGTAGTATTTGGGAATAACCATCTTATTGTCGAATATCTGAATGTTGGTGAATCTGATTTCTATATGGAAATGGTATTCCTCTCTTAGAAACCGCAATGCCATTTGCTGAGTACAGCAGGCATATTCGGTATTTAGGAGGTTGGAATTACGCTGCATCGCGCCATGATTCCAGAGATTGATAGTCCATTCCATATCTGGATCATCGGTCTCGGTATCGTAGAACCTGCTGCATGGCACATCGAATCCAATCTGCTTCAGCAGTTTTGCCGCTTCAAAGCTAACCATTTCATCCACTACCATAGTCAATCTTCTTTAATTGCTCGTTCCATTATATCTATTACTGAGTGCCAGACTTCGAGTTTTGATTTCTGCTCAATGCACCTGCTATAATCATCCGTGCGCTTTGCAGACTCAAAAACCGTTTCGTCAACGGACATTTTCTGCTGAAACACTGCTAACAAAGTCTTTTTATCCATATCTATGAATCAGTAAAGATATTGTAGTCGCTGCTGACACTGATAGCACCGATGATAGGGTTATCCATTCTTTTGCGAATGCTCTCCTTGATATACATCTTAGTGCCGTTCTGGTCGTAAATCGTAGCCAGACCTGCAACAAACTTCTGCAAGTCATCTTCTTTATAGTAGTCTTTGCCACACTTCGACATCAAGCCAATCTTATAGAGGTCGCAGAAAGCCAATGTCTCTTTGATCATAGCCATTGACTTATTGAACTGAATGATTGGCTCAATGGAGGCGAAGGTCTTAATGTGCCATTCGTCGTGAATAATCTTCATGGCTTTAATGCGCTCAATGTTTGGAGAGGCAAACGGCTCCTGGTCATCACGTCCAGTAAGGGTGAAGCCAACACACAACAAGCCAGTACGCCTACCATGCTCCAGTATGTTGTTCTGATACATGGTGTTATAAACCCAATCCGTCATCTTTGTCAGAATGGTTACTGGCACACCCTCACGCATAGCGATTTGGGCGCAACGCATAGTGGCATTGATGGTTTCAGGCAGGCATGGGTCTGTAATGAAACAGAAAAACACGCCTCCGTCTTTGATTAGCTGCTCCCGATCCTTCAGTAGTTCTTTGTTGAACTTGGAGATTGCAGCCTCTTCGTCTTTGAAGCAGGTACGCAGTTCTGGCTTACCATGGCCAAGGGTAGTACAACCCTGCCCCTTATCCAGATAGCAGTACAGACATTGATTACTGCATCTGCGATAAATGCTTACTGAGTGCTTGGCATATTCCATAGCAGCACCCTTTGGAAGTTTAAGTACAGTTCCCATCTTATTCTTGTTTTTTGAAAATCTTACCATGATTGCCATCGGTAAATATGTTGCAGAGAGCATCTTTGAACTTGTCACAGAACTTATCCAAATCACAATTACTGCAACTCTCAACGTCTGGCTCTACGAGATTGTATCTCACGCCATTCAGAATGATAGCATTCTCTTTGCCAGTATTCTCTTTCAGGCGTAAATTATCTTTCAGAACACTCTTCAACAAAGTCTTTGCAACTTCGTCTGTCACATCAACCGAACGAACACCGTCTTTCGATTCTATCATATTATAAAGCCTGCCATCTGTACCAAGGCAGAGTTTTCTTTTTTCGATTTTTCCCATCTGCAATTTCCTTACATAATCTTCGTATGCACACTTTCCTGCCAACCAACAACAAGAGCACATCGCCGGAATACCGCCATGATAAAGTTGGAAGTTTTTGGGATTAGGACATAGAATCGTTTCCATCATACGCCAATAATTGCCTTTATATCATCCTGCGTACAATTCTGCTGAAGGGCTTCGTGATAGAGGAAACGATGGTAGTCATCGCTGATTTTCCTTTGCTTCGTCTCTGGAATGTCATCGAGACTCTGATACACAACCTCTATGCCGTTGCCTTTGGCATAATCGTGTTCGGTACGTGCGCCCCAACTATCATACCAATTCTTCAGCATATAGATTTTGTCGCAGGTTTTGAGAATGGGGAGGTCAAAGAGAATGAAATCGCCCCAATCCTTACACTGGGCTTTCTTCTCTTCCTCCAAATCCCAAGGATTGACAACCTCATATCCCTCAGACTCAAACTTCCTCTGAGCTTCCAGAAATAGGCGACGCGATTCCTCTTCGTCGAGGTATCGCATTTTTCCACTTATATATACCTTCTTTTTCTCGTTCATTTTCAGTAGCGGAAGTTAGTGAATTGTATTACGGCGAAAATACGCATAGAGAATAACGGTCTTTCTCCTTTACGTCCTAATTTGAACGCAGGCAGGAACCAGTTCATATAGTCCTCAACTTCAAGACCGTCATTATGAGCAAGGGTTTCGAGGTCAACATATTTGCCGTCAACCATAGCCACCATGTAGAAGTCAGTGCCAGGAACCCGATATTTCTCTTCAACTTCTCTCGGAAATTTTGTCAGAGCAACCTTTAGCTGCTGCACACCGCAGACATCTGAGGGAATATCCCTTACCAGTTCCATCGTAGTGCCTTTGCCATAGGGTTTGCCACTCCACTGCCTCAGACTCAGTACGCCGCCAACCTCCTTCATTCTATCGAATTTCTTTTTCCAATAGTCGTAGTTGGCGCGGCAGGTATGGATTTTGCGGTATTCCAGTACCTTATCCCTGAAATCCGTCGGCTCACCCGCTTTGGGGTGAGTGCCGAAGAATTTCTTGCTGAGTGTCACAACCGCTGTGATCATTTGCCATTGAGTTTTGAGTCAACGACGTTTACGAGGCTTTCAACCGTAGTGAGATCATAAGTCTCTTGGTCGGAGATAGTGATCTTGAATTCTTTCTCCGCTTCCATTGTCAACTCCACGACATCAAGGCTATCCATGCCTAAATCCTCGCGGAATCTTGACTCAGATTTTACGTTCTCTGGTTTCTCACACATTCTGTCAACGATGACGTTGGCAATTTTCTGTTGAATTTCTGCTTTGTTCATAATTACCTTTGTTTTGAATTAAATAAATCGTATTGCTGTAACTTAGAAATTTTTTCGTATAAATCCCATATTCTCATGCAGCCCAAATGAGCAAGTTTTAGTTGCTCCTTATCCGTGAGTTTTCTTGCGGCTTTTCTCCTGCCTGCACTTGTGACGAATTCTATGTTTATCCACTCACATTCATTACCCTGCCAGTCATGGTTGTCGTAGATGATAAGTCCGGCATTGATTGGAACACCTTCTTTGATTCCAGTAATAATGTAAGGTCGAAACCTGTTGTCAGTTTTCTCAAAGATGTAAAGGGCATCCATGACTTTTTCCTTAATCGACTTTGGAACGCAGTAGTAGAAATAGCTGACTCTGGGATCGTCATGGTGGTGCTTTTTCTCAAAGTCTTTCTGGAAATCCTGCCATGACCTCTTAATCTCTACCTCAGTAAGATAGCCAGATTTTGACAAGCTCACAAAGTCAGCCTCATAATTGAGCAAACCCCAACTCACATTGGGAACAACGACGTTGCGCCTGAGATTGAACGTGTCGATGTGGGCGAGTCCGTTCATAATCTGCTCTATGGTAAGTGATGTGATGGCTTTGCTCATTGTGTCATTCTTATTGCATTCTCCAGTTCAATGCGGGCATTGCGGGGGCTGAGATTATAGACGCGGTTCTTTAACACTACCTTAGACTCTTTTTTCACCTTGTCAACGGACTTGATGACTACGCTTACGAATGAAGCCTTGGGGTTTTCGTTGTATGTGCGTCCTTTGAACGTGTCAAAGAACAAACCCTTTACTTCTTTGTCGCCAGTGGCTTCGATTATCTCAACCACCTGCACATCGCCACCTCTTTTGAAATAAACGATGTACTCCGTGCCGTAAGTCTTGATCCTCATAGCCTAAAAGTCTTTGGTTGTGTATTTCTGCGAGAGGACAATGGCGTAGCGGGTGTGGGATTTGTTCCAGACCCTCTTAGCAACCTTGATGAAATATGCTTTCTCAGGGTCGAATTCTATGCCGATGTATTTCTTCAGATAATCGCCTAATGCCTTGTGTTGAACAACCTTCGTGTCAGCACTATACATTCTGACATTGAAATCGAAGCCAACACCGAATACCAAAACCAGTTCATTGGTGATGCGGTCAACATTGATTGACATTGAATCGAAATTGTTGTCATCGCAAATCTTAGAGACCTCTGAATTGAAGACCATGCAATTACGGTTTTTCTTCGTGGTGAGGCGTACTTCGTTTTCGTCTGGCTGCTGCCAGTTGCTCTTTCTCGTGGCATTGGTCTTGACTTCTACCAAGTCCATCATACCCGACCAGTCGTTTTCTACAACTCTGGTTTCTTTGGGCTTGGGAGTAGGGGCTGATACTGAGGCAGTGGCTTTGGTCTGCGCTGCTGCCTTTTCCTCTTTCTTAATCTCACGCATTGCCTTGTCAATGCCAGGAACCGTGAAATCACTACGCTTGTCATCAAGAAGCAGTTTCCACTTCTGATCAAGGTCATTCCAATACTTTGCTCCGAATTGGGGGTTGTGGATTTTCTCATAATCCATCGACCATGCAATAGCGTGTTTAGCCGGAACGAGGTTCAGATACTCGTTTACGTCTTCGGGGTTATCTTCAAGGCGGTACTCTTTGTAGAATCCAAAGAACATCGTGCCTGCACCCCTGCTGTTGAGGAAGCTCCTAAACTTGGTAGTAGTCTTTTTATCCATAATACCTTTAATTAAATAAAAATGAGGTGAAAGGAATCCGTTGTATATTGTGGAACTCTACAACTTCATCCAATCCCCTCAATGTCTTTATTACTATTATCCGTGAGTTCCACCAAACGGACTATTTTCGATTCTGGGTGCAAATATAAGCATAATAATCGAGAATTATCTATTTTGATAGAAAACTTTAATAACTCTTAAAAGGGATAATGTAACTATCTGAGGTCTATTTACTTTGTAAATAGGCTCTGTATCAGTATGTTAAAGATTAGTTAAAGGCATTAGAGAAATATCTATTATATGGAATTAAATGCTTATATTTGCAGCGCAATCGTCGGGAAGCGATGCAATCCCAATGAGTATCATGGCTTCGGCACAAGATATTAGAGACCCTGCGAAAGACTTCCCGCTTTTGTGGGGTCTCGCTTTTATGCGTTATCCTACTTGTTGGCAGAGACGGCAACGAAACACCGCGACCAACATTTTACCAAGCGGGAAAGCACAAGGGAAATCGCAAGACCTAAGACTGGATGCGAGTGCGGCAGAGACAATTCTGAAAAGCCAGTCAGCAAGTGAGAGATTTATCCTCTTAACTGCCGAAGACGAAGCGACAAACACCGTCAGCATAATCTTCTGAGAGGCCACCATTGGAGTTATCCAGTGGGTAGGGCAAACCCTCTCTTCTCGCTTCCTCTCCCGTAGCATGAACAACGAAATCGAAAATAAAAAAAGAATAACGTAATAACGTGCGCGAGGAACGCGATTTTGCAAAACGAATAATTATTCAAAACGAAATAGGCTATGCAGATAAAAGACCTAACACCAAAGGAAATAATGGCAGTGAAGGAAAAAGCGACTGCCAGTGTCGGCATCAACAACCGTGCCTATTATGGCTCTGGATTCAATTTTGCCATCAAATTCGCAAAAATCGTCGAAAAATGCAAATGCAGGTGTCATAACTGCAAAAAACCGATTATTTTTCCTTGGGATATTGACAACAATGTCGATATGGAAAATCTCAAAGAATTCGGCATCGCCGTTTACGGTGGTGATATATGCGGAGAAATGGATTTCTGCAAGGAATGTTGGTCGAAACTCACTGACACCGACAAAAAGAGGCTGATACGCGAAAATTTTCCCAATAAATATTGATTATGCTGAAGATAGTCATTACACCACCGCTGCTGACAAGATATGACGTTACATATCCGTCGTGCGACTTGGATAATCCGGAATGGCTTCGTGCTATGGATAGACGGAACGCCGTCATCTATATCTGCCCCTATTATAATCAGGGCTATTTCCGTCAGAAGATTATTGCCCCTGTTCTCAATAGTGACGGACTGCCATACACAGGTTACATCAATGAAAGTCTATTGGATAGGGAATGGCAAAAAGACGGCATTGACTACATCATATCGTCGCTATATAACACAAAAGAGTATGCCGATGCCGTTCAGAGGCTCATTGAGTTTCAGAAGCGCGATATGCGATTTGGTGAGTTGCAGCCGCGAAACAACTGGAATTACATAATTAACGACAATCGAAATAATATGCTTAAAACTATCGACCAAAGAGTAAAAGAGATTATGTCTCAGAAGGAGGTCATAGGCGAATTCTCGCTTGACCTCTATTACAATGACTGCGATGACCTGAACCCCTATACGGCAAAGGTGCATAGTGTCATCAACCCCAATATTGATTTCCATGCCCGCGCCATTTGCTTTGACGCTGCACTCGACCAAGTAGAGGATTATTTGAAAACACTGCAATGATATGGCTATGCACGAATACGAAATCATAAGAAACAATGTATCTAAGATACTCGAAGAAAACTTCCCTGCCTTTAAGTATAAGGGTCACGGAAACAATATCGGTATCTGGGAGATAGAGGAATTCCAAAGTCTGACAAAGCCGTTCGGTGATAGTTTTTGGAGTGGCAGATTCCGTATCTGGGTATTTGTTCCAAATCAGCAGGGTCAGCAGATCAAGATTGAGGTGTTTCTTATCTCCGTATGTGAGTGGGAAACCGCCTTTGAGGGCTATATAAAGGATTTCAATGACATTCCAGAAATGTTAAGCTACCAGTTTGGACTTCCTAAAAAAGACGAAAAATAAGGCTATGAATACAAGAGAATTACGCATAGGCAATTACGTTAGCGTAGGAGGCAAAATCGTTAAGGTCAACGGCATTACCCAACACAAAATAGGCTATTGCTCTGAGCCCGGGCATGAGAGGTATGCCAGGAGCCGTGAGGTCGAACCAATTAAGATAAGCAGTGAAGATATGGAACTTATCGAAATGGACGAAGACAACAAGTTCGATTTCATCTATGATTCAGGCGTTGACAGCAACCTCGTTTGCTTCAGCACCGCCATATTCAAAATTGACTATCTCCACCAGTTACAGAATATGTATTTCATGTGCTATGGTGAAGAATTGCAGGTAAAGGCATGGCAGAATCAGAATAAATGACTACCTTTGCCGCATGGAATATGTCATTATAGCCGTTTTGTGGGTATTGGGCTGTGTTTTGCACTACCTTACCCGAAAATACGGAAAGCCATAAAGCTCGTCGCCCATGCAGGTGAAGGAGTAACGGAATCGTAGAAATGCGATTCTTGCAGAGCTTCTACTTCGTAGGAGTTTATCGAGGTTTCGGTTACTGAGCCAGTCAATCAGTGATCACGCTCATGTATAGGTACATTGAGTATCGGAGCGCGAATAACCGTGTCCTATCTGCGCTCTGCGAAAAGAGGGAATTGGATTGCTCCAGTTCCCTCTACCTTATTATATATTATAGTGCGTCATCAAGTTCGTCGAGGCAGTCATCAACGTGGATTTGTTGGAGTTTGGCATATAGTTCGGTCTGGCGTACCGATGAATGCCCCATAGTAACCTGCAACACCTTCAGCGGTACTTGATGCCCCAATGCTATCGTAGAAGCCCAAGTGACTCTCCCGCAATGACTGGATAGGGATTTTGGTATTTCCGCGAGTTGGCAGATAGTCTTTAACGACCTATTGTATATATGCTCGTCGATACGCGGCACTTCCATGCCATTGCGTTCCAGAACCGCCAACGCAGGTTTCAGCAGCGTAATCAAAAACGTCTCTCCAGTCTTCGTGCGCTTTGATGTGTAGCGGATTTTGCCGTTGTCTCTGTTGCAGAGAGCGAGGTCGAACTGCATGGCATCGCAGTAACTCATGCCCGTATATGACTGGAAAATAAACAAATCCCTTGCCCTTACCAATGCCTTATCCAATAGCTTTACGGCGCAGAACCTATCAAGTTCGTCGGCTGTGAGGAAATCGTGCTTGATGCTCATGTCGCGCTTGTAATGGAATTCGTCATAGGGGTTAGCGGCTACATATCCGAATTTCACCGCGTCATTGATAATGGCTCTGAGGCGTTTGTGGAGGTTTTCGGTGAAGTCAGCCTTTACGGCCTTGGAGTGAGCGACTTCATCCCATAGGATAACATTCTGCAACGTCACATCAGAGAATTTCTTTATCTTTCCCCATTCCACCAAGGCATTATACACTGTCATGTAGCCTTTTCTGGTTCCTGGGGATATGGGCTTATTCATCAGCCTCTCATAGAAGAAATCAATGAAACTGCCATTCCTTGCCTGCTCATTCTTGTTGAGCCTATCCTTCAATCCTTCTATGCTAAAACTGATTCCTGCCTTAACGCAGTCATGCGCATAGTCCAGTACGTTGGTCTTGATCTGGAGAATGATATTGTTCAGCGATATTGAGTTTTGATGCCTGATAACAAGGCTGTCGCGCTCGTTCCATTGGTTAGGCGTTATCTTAATGCCAGTAGGGAGGTAGAGCCTCTGCCTATCATAGTACACTTCAATGCTTACTGGAGCGAGGATATTGTTATCCCGCTTCAACTTACCGCCCTTTGACCTGCTAATTACGGTTTTGTTCTGGCGGTCATAGATGGCGCGAACATTCGGTGATTTTGTCTTTGCGCCAAAACATCTTTTTTTCTCAGAGTCCATAATTCCTATTTTTTAAGTTTCATTTTGTGATACCAAACCCGTTTTTGTGATACCGTCTTATTCAATTTGTGATACCGAATCAGATTTTGGTAGCACAAAACTGATAAAAACTGATATTTACTGATAACTTTTGATTCACGGGCGAAGACCGCTTCTACGCCCAAAACACTTGTGAAACCGTTATAAATAGGAACTTTTCTTTTAAAATGGGGAGGATTGGCTACCTCCCCTAAGTGATCCGTTTGGGATCACCTTTTGCCACTATTTATTAGGGTTTAACAATGTTTGGGTGCAAATTGAGTGCAAAATCAGAAAGTGCGCACAGCTCCTAATACTTTAAATACCTTGAATACATCTTCAATTCTAAAGTCCTGATAGTCGCCGTAGCGAGGTTCTTTGTTCTCTGGAACTAAGCGGATGCAATTCTCATTCTCTGAGCGCACAACCCACTTTATAGTTCTGAGACCTCCAGTTGTAATGATGCCGTAGATTTCACCATACACGATGTCCTCAACGCCTCTTTCCAAAGGCTGCAAGCAGATTTTGTCGCCGCTGTTGATTCTCGGTGACATGGAATCGCCGGTAATGTTACACCATAGATTACCTTTCTTATTATACGGCTGCAAGTTGATGTAGTATGTAGGCGTTGTTGTCTGGTCATTCCACATTTCATCGAAGCCGCCCAAGAAATCCACGTCGTAGTATGGCACTCCCCGGCTTGGGTCTTTGGCTATTGCAATGGCTTCAACGTCTTCCTCAGAGAAAAACATTTCGCCTATGCCATCCTCTACCCACTGCCAGTTAATCGTAGGGTCATTGAGATTTTCAGCCATAGACTTTAATAGTTTGTGGCTGACATTCCGCATTTCCATCGGCTTTTTCTCGCCCTTGACTCTGGTGTTGAAGTAGCCATTGGAAACACCACACGCTTTTTCAAAGTCCTTGGTTGTCATTCTGGGATGACGATCCAAGTACACCTCCTTTAACTGGAGCAAACGCATCAATGAAGATTCCCTCGGAACTTCATCTGCTTTTCCCTTAATCTGTACTAATTGCGAACCCATAACTTGTTGAATTTAAATTAATTAATATTGGAACTGTTACATTATATTGCTACATTATCAATCTAAATTTCCGTTTCAGAATGATAAAAGCAATTAAAAAAAATACATTTTTATTATCAATCTCTATCAAATTAGAGAAAAATCTATTATCTTTGCAACCGAATTCCAAACCAGTCGGAAAATCAGTAGAGAAAATCCTGCCATTTCACAATGTTAGAGATTTCTGCTGCAAAAGTACGAAAAAAAATTGGAATATCAATGAAATTATTGAGAAAATAATAGAGAATGATAGCCTTTGAGTGCATTTTTAACATTTGCAAACGGAATAGGTATCAATATTAAACTAAAAAGAATACGATTATGGAGAAACCAATGAACGGTCATCAGACCTGCGAATATCTGGGAGTGAGTTATCCAACTCTACTTCGCTATATTAAGCAAGGTCTTCCGTGTTCAAAGCCAGCGGGTCGGCTGTTCTTTTTCCAGAGCAAAATCGACGAATGGCTTCAGAGACAATAGCATTTACGCTATATCTGGCAACGGTGGTTTGCCATGCAGGGTTATCCTGCAAGACATGAGGTACGTGTTACCCGTTTCGGAATACTCAGACAGAACGTGTTTCTGCTGCTGATCCCAACTAAGGGAATGAGAAGAAGGACTTACTCAGGTGTTCCACTGACGTAGCCCATACGTCTGGCGAAAACTGACGGCATAGCCTAAGAAGTGAATAGCCTAAATGGGTTGGAGAGGTAAGTTGCTCTTCTAAAGCGGAGGTCACAGAGGGCTGAGGCATAAAAACGTAATGAAAGGCTAATATGGTTTGAAAGAACTTATTGCCTGTTCTTTGGAATAGGCATACTCTATATAAGCCTGCGCCTCATTAAGTTGTGGCGCGGGTTCTATGCGGACTTAGTTCAGTTGGTAGAACATCGGTCTCCAAAACCGAATGTCGGGGGTTCGATTCCTTCAGTTCGCGCCAACCACATAAGGATTTTTTGTGAACATAGGCAATTCTACTCCACCTGCCTGAGAAGGTCGGTGGCTTTCTATGATTTTTCTTTTCATGCCATATATATAAATTATGGGTATCATAATGGTGTGTAGTTCGGTATGTCCGAATATAAGCGATGGCTTTAGTACCTTTTTTCTCATACGAATCGAAAATATTGCATTATAAACCACCTAAGAACTTGGGGGTGGCTGAAATGTAGAATGCCGGAGCGAAAGAACGTGGTAGCGCATGATCACTGCACATTCATAGGCTTATGGTGTAATGGTAGCACAACAGGTTTTGGTTCTGTTAGTTGGGGTTCGAGTCCTCATAGGCTTGCATAATTCTTCTGACTTTCCATAAGCGAAGATGTCGGCGGCTACTCAGTATGTCCGCTATCAGTTTGCCACAGCAGCGTATGTACGGCCTTTGTTGTTTATAGGCTTTCCCTATTGGAATTTGCCCGGTTCCCCCGATTTGGGAAGGTTACGAGGACAGAGGTCGCTCCTTTCTTACGAGGCTACGAGACATTAGGGGTATCGGCATACCCTTGCAGTGGTGGTCGCCGACGCACACAGTGTATTAGACGTTGACACTAAAAAGAATAAACGTCAAAGCCAGTATGAGAGGACTGGCAAATCGCGGAATGGCGCAGTTGGTAGCGCGTTAGGCTCATATCCTAAAGGTCGCAGGTTCGAGTCCTGCTTCCGCAACTATTATTCTGGAGAGTTGGCTGAGTGGTCGAAAGCACCTCACTGCTAACGAGGCATACGGAAACGTATCGGAGGTTCAAATCCTTCACTCTCCGCAAGCACGTTGTTATGTTTCGCTACCGTAGAACGTGACAGAGCCTTGCAACGGAGATAGACGTGCAATCGGTGAAAGCCGAGGTGCTTGTTATCCTACTCGACTTTCGAGACGTTGTTGAGGCTTTTCCTTTGAAACTCTTTTTTGACGGCTTGGAATAAATTATTGTTATGCGCCCCATCGCAATACGGCGGTGGGGCGGTTGGTTATTTCGGTAGCGGGTTTTTCTGAATGTTGTGAGTCATAATGATATAAGATTTGTTTTAGTAGATTAGTTTTTAAGTAGTTTGTTTGCCTCCTTGCCCGCGATGGGTAGGGAGGTTTTTTTATCAGTTGAATCTATGAGTTACAAAGAGCAGATGCAGGAATGGCTGAAAAAGCATCCGAATGCCACCGTTGAAGAGGCATGGGTGGCAGGTTACAATACCTGTACCGATAATTGGTGTCACGGAAAAGTGGCGTTGTTTGAGAAGTGTAGGGAATTGCTGAAACAGATAATTGAATAAATACAATTAGGATATGGAAAAAACTTACATCGGGATTGACCCCGGAAGCATAGGCTTTATCACAGTCCTTTTCCCCAATGGCGATAAAGAATTCTATTCCATTGAGGAAAATGACGATCTCAGTCTTGGCAGAATCATCAAGGATATAAAAAAGAGGTCATGGGAGGTCGTTGCCTGCATGGAGCAAGTTCATGCCATATTTGGCAGCAGCGCAGGCTCTACGTTTAGTTTCGGAGAAATCTTCGGCACGTTGAAGGGATTGCTCATTGCCAACGAAATACCTTATATCCTTGTGCCTCCAAAGGATTGGCAGAAAGAGATATGGATTCATCAGGACGAAATATACGTCACTAAGAACCGCACAATGACCGACAAAGATACTGGTGTTAAATATCAGAAGAGTTATAAGGCGGTTGATCCAAAGCCAACATCTTTCAATGCAGCCAGACGCATTTTCCCAAGCGTTGACCTCAGAAAGAATGAAAGATGCAGAAAGCTCGACGATAACAAGTGTGACTCGCTACTTATCGCTGAGTATGCAAGAAGAAAGAATCTGTAATCCATATACTGATATTCATTCGTAAATAACTTGTTGAATAGTTATAATTTGGAACTGCGTTCTGCTTGGTTGTGAAATTAGGCAGAACATTTTTATTTTTTCTTCTATGATAGACGTACTGGAAATAATCAGAGAAATAACGGATAAGAAGCGAGAGGATAAGATTGAGCCAACCAATGCGACGTGGAGCGAGGTTTCCAAGGCCGTTGAGGAAAAGACGAAGCAGGAAATCAACCAACTAATCACCGACAAAAAGCTGATATTCCACAAAATGCTCAATTCCTTTAGTTTTGGCATTGCAGAAAACGACCAACAAAATCAAAATAATAATGGAGAATAATTTTGTAGCAGAGCCTATCATTATAGGACTCGACAACGAAACCTATCATCGTGGAGAGGGCTACGATCAGTATCTTTCATCCACTCAGATCAAAGATTTCCTCGTATCTCCTAAATACGCAAAGTATAAAAAGGAGCATCCAGAGGAATTTGTCATCAGCGATGATGCTCTTGAATTCGGCTCTATGTATCACGCATACATGGAAAGCCTCTTGAATTTTGGAAACGACTCTGAGTTTGCGAAACAATACCATTTGTTTGAAGCTCCAGTCAACGAGAAAACTGGAAAGCCCTATGGCAGAGATACACAGAAGTATATTTCTGCTTTAGAAACCGCGAAATCTGAGCACCCTGATTGGGAGTTTGTTTCAGAAGAGCGCGTTGGTCTCGTAAAGACTATGGTAACTGAGCTGCTTGAAAATTGCGGAGAAACCTCAAAGCAAGTCAAGACCATCTTGAAGCAGGGGCAGTCAGAGGTCAGCCATTTCGTAGAATATGAGGGATGCAAATTCAAGTTCCGTCCAGACGTTGAAACCAAGCGCAAAATCGTGGACTGGAAAACCGTGTCTCTGGAAAACCTTCACCCAGGAGCCATTGCCAAAACCATCACGAAGTTCGGCTATGGCATTTCCGCAGCATTCTACCAGTTCTTTGAACATGAGCAAAGCGGGGTGTGGAAAGATTTCTATTGGGTCTTCCAACAAAAGACACCTCCTTATGATGCTGTCATGGTAAGTGCCGAACAATGGGCTTACTCATACAACAAAGAGTATGACATGGTTAGCATGGGACCGAGTGCCTTGATATTCAAGAAACTGCTTGACCAATATATTGAGTGCAAGCGGACTGGAGAATATCGCGGTGCTGAAATCTTCATTGAGCCGGGATTCAGAGGTCATCGCATTATGAGCGTTGATGCTCCCAACTTCAATACGGAATTTAGGTTTTACAATAAAAACGAATAACAGTTATGGCAGAACAAAAGAAAAATGAAGCCCAGCAGCAGGACGCATTTGCAGGGCAGGGTCAAGGTGGCGATGGTCAGCAACAAGTAGCCAACGACGGCCAAGGGCAGGCGCAAGCTCAGCCCGCTAATGATGGTGGTGCAGGTACGCAAGGCAAAGCCGCTGCTGCCGCACCTGCCAGTGGTGAGGAAGGATTGGTAAAGATTTCGCAGGGTCTTCCACCTCAACTGAAGCCTTTGCAGAATTGCTTTACCGCACCATACAAGACTTTCCTCCAGAACGGAAAGAGCATACAAGACTTGCAGCGTGAGTGTAACTTCGCAGCACAAGCCATGTTAGCCAATCCCTATCTTATTACGTGTGCTCAGAAGTTCCCAGATGACTTCGTGAACGCATTGAAGAATGTAGTATTGACTGGAATGACGTTGAACCCAACGCTCAAACTGGCTTACCTCGTTCCTTATAAGGGTAAGGTTCAGATGCAGTCATCGTATATGGGTAAGAAGAGTTTCGCCATCAATACGGGTCTGGTGCTCGATATTGAGGCTTATCTTGTTTACAAAGGCGATACCTTTGAGATTGAGCAAGGTACAAACGCTCACATTATCCACAAGCCTAATCCTTGGGGTAAGCACGATCAGAAGGATATTCTTGGTGGTTACTATATTATCAAGTACCCCAATGGCACAACCCAATTCGATACCATGTCATTCGACGAGATTGATGGCATCCGCAGACGCAGCCCATCAGTAGGAAAAGACAAGCAATCGCCTTGGGACACGGATTTCACGGAAATGTGCAAGAAGACACTTATCAACCGTGCCTATAAGCAGATTCCGAAGCTCGAAATGTCTGAGAAAGCCCGTGCAGCGTTGGAAATCCTCAACCGTGTTGACAATATGGCTGCTGCTGATTCCAACTATGGTATCAAGAAAAAGAATGACGGCTTTGATGAAGCCGAAGAGGTTGAATAATCATGGAACTATCTGGTAAAGTTATAGCTGTACTCCCTGCGAAAAGCGGAGTATCTGCGAGGACTGGCAATAACTGGATGACGCAGCAATACGTCATCGAGATTCCCGGTCAGTACCCTAAGAAGATGGTCTTCGAGGTGTTTGGTGAAGACCGCATCAAGCAGTTCAATATCTTGGTCAATGCGGAAATCACCGTCCAGTTCGACATAGACGCAAGCGAATACAACGGCAAATGGTATAATGCTATTAGGGCTTATAACGTTGTTCATGGTCAGCCCACTCAACAAAGTGCCGCCCATGCCCCTGCCGCCGCACCTGCGCCTCAGAACCCACCTCAACAAGCGGCAGCACCCGCACCTGCCACAAGCCCATTCCCTCCTGCGCAAGAGCAAGGTGATGGAGAGGGTAGCGTGGATGACCTCCCTTTTGATCATGGGGCTTATGGGCGTTAAAGTCTGTAAGCCCCATCTTAAATCCTACAAATATGCAGCATAAAGTATGTTTTAAGTGCAATCGTGATTTGCCTTTGTCTGAGTTTTATGCTCACCCTCGAATGCCAGACGGACATCTGAATAAGTGTAAGGAATGTACCAAAAAAGATGTTCACAATCACTATGAGAAGATGTCTCAGAATGAGTCATATATGAATAAAGAACGGCTTCGAGGTCGTGAAAAGTATAGACGACTTGGGTATATCTCTAAACCAAGCAGAACGATGGCTTTGACTTCAAGCGGTAGTGCAAGGAATATCCATCGTGATTTAAGAGACATTGGTGTCAACTTAAAAGGGATGGAATGTCATCATTGGAATTACAACTTTCCGCGTTCCGTCTTTGTCCTATCACGAAGAGCGCATAAGAGATTGCACAAGCACTTGGAACTAAATACTTCTACTGGCATATTATCCACAAAGGATGGAGAGCAAATCTTGACAATAGAGCAGGCAAAGAATGTTTATAAAAATATTCTAAAGTCTGAAAATATCAATGAGGAACTTGAAATCTATGACTTATCCCAGGAGCCGTGTGATTAAGTTCGCACGGCTCTTCTATTTTCGGGGGTATTCTGGTTTTGATTGCTGACGGAAGGTAAGAAATCGTGCAGGCAGTTATGCCTTGAAATAGCAAAACAAATAAATGCAAAGGTTGTCAATATGACTCCCTGCGCTTCTCTGCGTGCAGCAGCGTAAGCGCACTCGCGTGTGACTTGCGAAGGAACATAAAGGTCACGGCTTATGGATTTCCTTGTTAGACAACAAACAAGGTGGTGGAACGCTCGCCCGATATGATGTCTGGTCAGCCCCAACGCACGTAACAAGTTTCTATAAGATGTCAGTAAGACAGCGGTTCGACTCCGCTTACCTCCACTAAGATTATAGATTATGGATATAACGATAACCAACGCCTTTCTGGAGCGATTCACACCGAATGAGCAGTTGGTTATGATTCAGTTATTGCTTAGTGCCGATGACTACGGCATTGTTGAATTCAGTGATAGAGTCATATCCAGAAACACCAATGTACCATATCAACAAGTAAGAACGATACATCAGAAGCTATTGCGTGAGAAAGTTCTAATCAACGCACAATCTAACGCAGCAACTAACGCAAAACAGAATTTTGTAACATTCAGTAAATGTGATAGTTACAGAGGTTTTAAGAGACGAACTAACGCACAATCTAACGCATTTGATAACGCACTTGAATCGTTTGAAGAGATATGGATATTGTACGGTAAAAAGGTAGGGCGCACCAAAGCATTGGTAAAGAAATGGTGTGAACTACCATTTGAAGATAGGCAGAAGATTTTTGAATTCGTTCCCGCTTATGTCGCTCTGACAGAGGAATCGTATAGAAAGCAATTCAGCACATTCCTCAATCAAAGGACATGGGAGAATGAGAAAATCTATACCCATAACATCGCAGTTCCGTTTGGCAGTTTCAATCCCAAGCTCGTAGAGGACAAAGATTTGTTTCCTCAGTTTGTAGAGCGATATAACATGAAGGTCAATGGTTCTGGAATCATCAAGGTAAATATTCCAGACGGATTGACGGAGAAACGCCGGATATTATTCAATATAGCATACTGTCTTCACTTCCACAAAATAAAGACGGTCATAGAAAATGCTATTAAGAATCCAAGACTGAACGGAAGTTCTGGATTTGCCGCAGATTTCGACTACATCTTTGAACCCGATAATTTCATCAGAATTTATGAGGGTCGCTAAAACATATCTATGCAAGAAGTAAAAATGACTTTGCATGACGAGCATTCAGAAATGCACGTCGTTGGAGCCTTACTAAGTAGCGATGAAATCTACTACTCAGTAGCCGACAGAATCAAGCCATATTTCTTCTACAACCCCAAAATAGCGAGAACTGTTAGGATCATAATAGACCTCCACAACAACGGAGAATCAGCAAATATCGTCACGGTATCAAATCATATACTTTCGCACCCAGACGTAAACAACCCTGAAATGTGGGAGATTGCCGAATGGTCAAGCACGGCAATTCTTTCCGCTTTTGCAGATGCCTTTGCCGTCGTTGAAGAAATGTATGTGAGGCGAAGGTATTTCGCCCTTGGTACGAAACTCATGGATTTTGGTACGAATCCAACATCTACATTTGAGGAAATCCAAAAAGAAATATCCTCTGTACTCGAAGAAGGTTCTGAGAAAAAGAAAAGAGTAAAGTCACTCCGCGATGCCAACAAAGAACTGAAGCAAAGAGTAATTGACAATTACGAAGGAACGTCTGATACGATGATTCCTACTGGCTTCAAGGAAATAGACGATAAAGGCGGTTTGCAGACTGGAGATTTCGATGTCATTGCAGCAGAATCTTCGCAAGGTAAAACCTCCCTGCTAACCTGCATGATGGTTAATGCCGCTGTTCATGGAGTGCCGTCAATGCTTTTCTCAATGGAAATGCAGTCATCCCAGATTGCCGCGAGAATAGCTGCTCCAAAAGCGAAAATCAGCAGCGGCGTTATTCAATACAAGAAATTGAGTGACTGGCAGATGAATGAGTTTTCACAAGCCATCAAGCAAACCGATGACCTGCCTATATATTTCGATGACGAATCTACGGTTAGTTTTGACAGCATCGTAGCCAGTATCAGAACCAACGTAAAAAGACTTGGGATTAAGCTCGTAGGAATTGACTACCTGCAAATCCTTACTGCTACTGGCAAAAATACAAATCAAGAGCAATTCCTTGGCTATGTTTGCAGAAGGTTGAAGAATCTGGCAAAGGAATTACAGATTTGCATCGTCGCCCTTTCTCAGTTAGCGAGAAATATCAATGACCCCAAGCCTACCGTCAGCAGAATCAGGGCATCGGGTCAGATATTGGAGGCTTGCGACTGCGCAATTATGATCTGGAGACCATCTGAATATGGCAAAGGCTATGACGAATACCCAAGTGTACCGACACAAGACACCGCTGAGCTGATATTTGGTAAAGGCAGAAACATCGGTACATTTACCTGCATCGTTGGTTTCGACAAAAACACCACAAATTTCTACAACTATGAGGGAGAGGTGAAAAAGGTCGGAGAAATCAAGATAACAAGTAAGAGCAAAAAAGAAGATGAAAAAAACGAGGCAGACCCATTGCCAACACCATCGCAAGGGGAATTGCCGTTTTAGTTGAATTTTATGGATAAGAAAGAAATACTCGAATACTTCAACAAGAAATTCGATACCGATCTCAGTCGGAGATTGCGCAAGTTCCGCGAGGAATATGACGAATTCCTTCACGCCTTTGCCTTTGAGGACAGAGAAAGCCAGGTTGACGAATTGGCTGATATGGTGGGTGTGCTCTTCCACATCGCAGGCATATACGGCTATGACTTTGACGAATTGTTGGCCATGGTGGTTGATAAGGTCAAAGGCAGAGAGAAAGACCCGAATTACAAGCGCAAGCATCCCCATGTCGAAAACAAGGGTTGTGAGTAACATTATAGGAATAATGTAGCCGATGGATATATATAATAAGGTATATAACGAAGACTGCCTTACTGGATTGAGGAAACTCCCCGACAACTGCATAGACTGTTGCGTTACTTCACCTCCCTACTTCGGACTCAGAGACTACAATGTTGAGGGTCAGATAGGACTGGAGCAATCGCCTGCTGAGTACGTTGCTAAACTTACTGAGGTGTTTGCAGAGGTATATAGGGTGTTGAAGCCGGAGGGTACGCTATGGCTGAATATCGCTGATAGTTACGCGGGTTCTGGAAAAGGAGCAGCTAACTATCCCGAAAACGCCAAAAAGTATAAGCAGTCGAGCAATCGCGGTACGGTAGGCAATCGAACTGGTTACAAATACGTTACCACTTGCAAAGACAAAGACCTTATCGGAGTGCCTTGGATGACCGCTTTTGCCCTTCGTGACAAGGTAGGCTTCTATCTTCGTAACGATATTATTTGGGAAAAGCCCAATGCCATGCCTGAGAGCGTGACGGATAGGCTTACCAAATGCCATGAATACATATTCCTCATGGCAAAGAGCAATAGGTATTACTTCGACCACGAAGCCATCCAAGAGCCTGCTGTCAGTTACGACGGACGCAAAGACCTTACGACCAAAGGCAGTGAAAAATACATTATTCCTATAATGCCACACCATAAGCGTGAGGATTTGGCGAGGCATGAGGGTAGGCGTTGGCAGTTTAAGAACTTGCAGGATAAGGGTCAGACACCCAACACCATGCACCTAAGACGTGCCGATGGACTGCCAGATAAGCAATATCCAATGCGCAACAAGCGCGATGTCTGGTCGGTGAATACCAAGCCCGATAAGGTTAGCCACTTCGCCGTATATCCAGAAGAGTTGATAAGACCTTGCATCCTCGCAGGCTGTCCGAAAGACGGCATCGTGCTTGATCCGTTCATGGGTAGCGGTACAACGGCTATGGTTGCAAGAAAGTATGGCAGGAACTTCTTAGGCTTTGAACTGAATCCCGATTACATAAAGATTATTGAGCAAAAGATTATCGTCTCACAAGACCTTTTCGTGTAGTGTGAGGCAGAAAGTAACATTACCATAGTAATGTAACGTTATGAAATATACGAAAGACAACCCCTTGAAAGTCTTCACTTCCTTTTCTGGCTACGATTCTCAGATGATGGGGCTTATCCGCGCAGGTGTGCCGTCGATACTCGTTGGATGGTCGGAAATTGATACCTTCGCCATACAAGCCCACAACGCAGTTTTCCCCGAATATGCCGACAAAAACTATGGCGATATATCGAAGATAAACTGGAATGAAGTGCCTGATTTTGACCTATTTACAATGAGTCCACCATGCCAAGACTTTTCGGCGGCAGGACTTGGTAAAAGTGGTGAGGAAGGTAGTGGCACAAGGAGTTCATTACTATGGGAATGTAGCCGTGCCATTGAAATCAAGCGTCCGCGATACATCTTATTCGAGAATGTCAAGGGCTTGCTGAGTGATAAGCACCGTAAGCACTTTATCCGTTGGCAGCTCAGATTGAGCCGATGGGGATATAGCAATTTCTCAAAGGTGCTAAACACAAAGGAGTTCGGTGTTCCTCAGAACCGAGAGCGCATATTCATGATCTCCATTCTGAAGAAAGACGGTGAGCCAGAGCCAGTGTTCAACTTCCCAAGGCCGTTTCCTCTGGAAAAGCGGTTGAAAGACGTGTTGGAAAAGAACGTTGACGAAAAGTATTACCTCAGTGACAAGATGCTTCAATACTTCATGCGTGTTGATGCCGATAAGTCTCACGGTCATAACTTCACGCCTAAGACTGGCGATGACGTTGCTTTTACCATCCGCACGGCTCCTGGCAATCGTGTTGATGACAACTTCGTTGTAGAAGGAAATACCCCCCCCAACTCTGGAGAGTAGATGACTTAGAGCCGATTAACACTACGAAGGATGGTTGTTCTGTAACCATTACTGCAAGCGAGAAATATGCGAGTGCAGTAAATATGATTAATACAGCACACTATCCCCATACTGGAGTAAAAGTTTATGGCAGATACATTGACCGGCGGCGTGAGGATGAAAGCGATCCTTGAAAGCGGGAGGGTTAATAAGGTTGGTCAGTGCATCGACCTCTATAACCAGAACGTCATTGATGATTGCTTCGTCGCCATAACCACAAGAGTAGATACGAGTAATTTGTATTGGGTAACGGTAGATGATATGAGAGTTGTAAAACCATTGAATCCAGACGATGAAGGTCTGTGCCGTACCCTCAAAGCCCAATATGCTAAGAACGGTTTCCAGAACTTCTTTCGTGACGGCAGCTATGCCGCAACTGGAGTGATAGAATTTGATGATGAAGAAATGAGTGAAGAGACGGCAAGGGTATTGCAGATAGGAAGCATACGCGAAGGTAGCGGTGATTTCAAGAATCAGCAGCCCGGACGTGTATATAGTGCTGAAGGAATCTGCCCCACCATTCTGAATACCGATGGTGGTGGTATGCAGCCCAAAATCATAGAGCCGCAGGTGCTTGCTCCCAAGCGCACGGAATTCGGTAAGAAAATCCGCAAAGCCTATGAAGCAGGCAAAGTGAAGTTACAGCGCAACGACGTAAGAACATTTGAGCCTCGCAACGACGGCATCAGCAACACCATTACAACCGCTGAGAAAGACAATATATTGGTAGAGCCTATGATTGTCGGCTATACCAGAGACCGCGTTACTGGCGAGGTTACGGATAGGCATTTGAACGATGTCGCCAACACCATTCATTGCAGCAGCGGTGGCGGTGGAAACACCGATCAGTTTGTTGCAGAACCCGGGTTCAGAATTAGGAAACTGACGGAGAGGGAATGCTTTAGGTTGCAGGGGGTGAGTGATGACGACATCGACAAAATACAGAATTTTAGGGATGAAAACGGCAAAGGTATCAGTCGAACCAGACAATACGCAATGGCAGGAAACAGCATTACCGTTGACGTTCTATCCAATATCTTCCGAAAACTATTCATAGAAACTGGCTGTGAAGACGGTCAACTTTCTCTGTTCTGAATTATTTACTTAAAAACCAATAATTATGAAAGATTTATTGTTTAGCGATTGGCGGCAGTGGCGAGTATGCTTCGTTGCCGGACTAAAGAAATGCTTATCTGGATTTCTCAAAATCCTTTATTGCATCGTGTTAGGAATAGCCAGTGTGCTTGTCTATGTCGGCAAACAGATAGAGGCTTTCTGTAAGAGAGAATTATGGGCTTCGCTGATTATCGGTACTCTGCTTGTATTGATGTGTGTGGGTTGGATGCTGACGTTCGCCAATGAACGAGCCGCAAGGGTTGGTGCAGAAATGCAGCGTGACAGCATCAGTTATGAGCTTATGAAGTACACGCAGTTCTATGAGGGAAAGAAATTCTTCCTAACCAACGACTCCAATCTCTATATCATCACCAACGACACCACGACAGTTTACGATGAAGATGACTAAGGATGGTCAGTATTACTACGCTCCGCATCGCCGACAATGGGGAGTGTGGCAATGCCATTACGCAGGCAACGGTGTTACATTCGGTGATTTCGTGAAGGATTTCCCGACGAAAGAGCAAGCCCGCGATTTTGTCTATGAAAAGAACGGTTGGAAAAAGAAAGAAAATAATGAAGCTAAAATACAAGAAAAGAAATAGCCCGCGTATGCAGTCGGCTATCAATAGGGTGCTGACAAGTGTGTATTCGGTGCTTTGTATTTCCTACCTTGGGAGATATAGAATCGTATATGAGCCGTATTCATCAAGAAACCTTGGTGTGAGCATTATCATGCTTGCTTATGGTGCTGATAAATACGATGTCCTAAACAAACTCTGCTGCCCCTACAAACGAGGGATAATGAGTTTTGTCCGTTGTGACATCAGGCATCGGTCACGGCTCCTGGATTTATTGTTGTTGTTATTGTTGCTGACTTACCTATGGCTTATGTCACAACCAATCATTTACGCGGTTGCTGAAACCGTTTTCCGAATGAACACAATTCACTTATAAGTTAAAATTAAAACATAAAATTTTATGGGAGTATTAAAAAGAAATGACTTCATCGTAGAGACAGACAAGAAAGGGCGATACGTCCGCACTATCCTGCCTCCGCAACGCTCATTGATTCCAGACTACAAAATAGTCAATGGAAAGAAGGTTTTTAACGGCTATAAGGTAGCCCCGAAAGGCTATTTTCAGCCGAGCCATGTTGACGGCACAAACAACGAGATCGCTGATTTCGGTAGGCTTTATGCCCGTCGCTTCAGACACAACAAATGTAAGAGACGTTATCATTAACCCACTTAAATTCAAAAAATTATGCCAGAATTAAATTTGAGAAATCGCAGTGGCTATTGGATTGAAACCAACATTGCGTACAACACCACTAACGAAAAGGGTGTTCAGAAAGAGATTAAGGAAAAGTATGTAGTTGAGGCTATTGATTTCGGTCAGGCAGAAGAGCGCATCCGCAAGGAAATGAACTGCGCCAACCGCCAGATCAAGATTCTCTCTCCTATGGTTCGTCCTAAGTATGGTGAGATTTGCTTTGCCGACAACACCGAGATCGACACTTGGTTCAAGGTGAAGGTAATCATCACCGAGGAAGTGGAGATACGCAGTCGCAAGGGCGGTGTCCGTACCAAGACCAAGGCTGTTAGCCATTTCCACCTCATTCAAGCCACAACCGACGAGGGCGCACGTCGAGCCATCAAGGAGGTTGTGTATAAGGATTCTACCGCTGATTGGGAGATTTCCGACATCAACAAGACCCGCATCCTTGGTGTACTGGAGCGCGAGAAGCATCTTGACAACTTAGCCGAGGAACGTGCTAAGAAAGAGCAAGCCGACGCAGACCTCAAAAAGTAACGAGGTAGGTGTTTTGTGGGGCGCAGGAGATTAAGTTTTCCTGCGCTTTCTAATTAAAAATAGTATGATATGAGTGGAGGCACATTTGAGTATTGGCAGAATCAGATTGAGTATGTCATTGAGAGTATCAAGGAAAAGATTCAGAAAAGCGGTAAGCCCATTCCCGAAAGGCTATGGGATTGGTATATGAGACAACATCCAGAGTCACGCTTTGGTACTGAATACTCTGAATCTGCATTGAGAAGGTTTGAGGAAGCCATATACGCATTGGAGAAAACATTCATCTACACACAACGAGTAGACTGGCTTGTTGCCTGCGATGACGGCGAGGACTCCTTTGAGGAAAGGCTGAAAGAAGAGTTGGAAGCTCTGGATAAACGCAGTTGCATTGGCGAGAACGGAATAAGGTATATTCCCGTTGATCGCAGTGTCAACCCCTTTGATGAAGACGAAGATTTATAGCATAACAATTAATTAATAACTAAAGGACTTATGAATAATTATCTGATTTGGGTCGTAGCTACGATTACTGGCGGTTATCGCGCTTATAAGCAGAAGCCAACCCGCGACACCACCAAGCAGCAGTGGCAAGGCGATTACGATGCAAAGGGTCAGGTTGCTCTTGCGCATCTGGAGGGATTAGGTCTCTCGCTACCATCGTTGACGTGGGAAAGCGAGCCTGTGCAACTTAACATTACGTTGTCATGGGAAAGCGAGACGAAATAGGTGAGCGCATCAAACGCGCCTACAACCATTATGACGAAAAGATTAAGCAGGAGGTTATCAATGCTTACGTCTATGGCAAGGAAGGTATTTACAAGTTGGGGAGGAAATACGGCATCAAGCCTCAGACCATCTATCTCTGGCTAATGCTTGCTAATAAGACGAAGAAATACGAGCCTCCGAAACCATTTAACTTTATGATTTCCATCAGCAGAGGTGGGAAGGTAAAGGATTTGAAGGAATGTGCTGACATTGAGACAGCAAATTCCATCCGCGACGAGTATATTCAGAAAGGATATGAGGTTGATATTTCCGAACTGAAATAACAATTTAGAAGGTAGGTATTTTTATGGAAAATTTTAGTAGTGGCCAGTATTTCTGTGAATGGTGGCCAACAGGCAGTATTTATAAAGAGCGCACAGATTACGGTATCATCTTTTACTAAGCAAAAGATATGAAGCAAAACATTAAGAAATTGCAGTTGCAGGATTTGTTCATCGGCGCATGGGTCGTTGAGGAAAACGCTTTTGGTCGCCAGAGCATCCCCATGTACGTTAGTTGTCTTTTTGAGGACGGTGACATCTACCTTGATTTCAATGGTAATGAGGCTGATCCTTGGGAGGCTAAGATTGAGGACATCAGAGGCATAAGAATTTCCTCTGAATCCATGCAGCATTTCCAGTTCAAGGAAATCGACCATAATGTCTTTGAGAAATCCTGCGAGGGTTTCAAGGTTGTAGTCAGTATTATCGACCATCAGCAGTATCGGCTCGTAAAAGCAACCATCAGACATGATGAAGGTGGTTTCCAGATCAACGAGAATATCATCTATATTCACCAACTCCAGAAATTCGTATTCGAGAACACAAGAAAGCCTCTGGTACTGGAGTACGAATAACCAACACCAAATAAAATATGAGTAGTCTTAGATTGTTTGTCACCCGTATCATCAAAGACGAGTGGCCTAATAAAGTCGTGGGGAATGACACCGTTCCCGATGGCATTGTCACCAATTTCGATTATGAAGAGATAATTATATGTGGCGGTGAGCCGTTCGCATTCAAGAAAAATCTCGAAAGGCTTTTGCAGGCTTTGTTTATGCTGAGAAAATCCACTGGCATTGAGCGCAAGGTCTTAGTCGAAACCAGTAAATGCGATTTTTGGGCTATTGACGATGTTATCAAACTCTGCGATGGAATTGTCTGTACCCCGAAGACAAAGGAAAACATGGTTTGGTTCAAGCAGCTAAACAACGAATTGCTGAAGCGGCAGAATATCGGCAAATTCGCGGGAAAAACCATGAAACTGAATATCCTGCCCTCAACGCGGGATTTCTTTCCAGAGAATCTTAGAGTTTGGGAGGTTCAATATCTACCCGATGACAATATAGAAACCGCTGTGGCAGGAGATTTTTGCCGCATCGCTGAGCTTTGGGAGAGTGATCAAGGTTGGTATGACCTGACAAGATGATAACATTTTACGGATAATGTTTCGTTGAAGTAGGCTTTGCATTTGAAGCCTTTTCGCGGCTCATATTCCTCAAAGTCAATGCTTCTGAATAGCCATGCCCTATTCGCCCATCGCTGTAAGTCCTTTTCATACCGC